GGACAAGAGTCAAAGTCTCTATAGAATTTAAAAACCCTCCGAACTTTTGAAAAAACCCCTTTATTTGTCTGTTTATAGGTTTTCATATTTATATTAATTTAATTATAATAAATAATATCAGAATGATAAATAAACCGTATCATATCAACTTTTGGCGAATATGTTATCAACTTTTGGCGAAATATATTAATTTTTTGTGAATATGTATCAACTTTTGGCAAATTTATGTAAGAAATTGTGAATTTATGTAAGAAATTGTGAATTATTTATGTTTATAAATGTGTTATCATTCTAATAAATATTAATATTAAACTATTTAAATTACGTAATAACTATATGGTGAGTCTATAGTATCATTTATATAGTCTATGAGCAACATATAGATAATAGTATAGAAAATAATAATTAATACATATATATATTACCATAAAAACCAATGAGTGTGAGCACTTATATGAGCGGGGGGGGGCGAAGCAAAAGTCAAAGTCCCTATAGAATTTAAAAACCCTCCGAACTTTTGAAAAAACCCCTTTATTTGTCTGTTTATAGGTTTACATACAGTATATTAATTTAATTATAATAATTGTTATCATAATAATATATAAATTTAAATAACCTAATAAATCCTATATAACTATAAATTACGCTACAAGCAAAGGAACAATGACCCCCTTTTTCCAATAGGGAGTTTGAAATCAACTGTTCAGGGAGATTTTGCCAAAATCGGGGATTTGAAAGTAGCTACAAATATATAGATACCTTGAAATATAATAAAATAAATTATAAAACAATACACTAATATGATAATATAAATATACATAAACATAATATAGAACCCATGAAAAATTATAAATTACGCTACAAGCAAAGGAACAATGACCCCCTTTTTTCCATAGGGACTTTGAATTCAACTGTTCAGGGAGATTTTGGCAAAATTGGTTTTTTATTTGTAGCTACAATTATATAGCTACCCTAGAATATACAAAAATAAATTATAAAACTATAAACAATAATGATAATGATATAATATTCATAATATTTAACTATTATTTGAATAACGATTAAAAAAATGAATAATGTTATTTATAAATTAACATTAATATAATACATTTTAATTAAATGTCTTTATCGAAAGTTATAGAGGATGCTAGGCATAATTGGATATTAAAAATTATTGAAAAAACATCAACAAAAAAAGAAATAAATTATATATGTTTAAATTCAAAGATTACATGGGAAATTATAAAAACATATCCAAACAAAGCATGGAATTGGGAACTATTAAGTAAAAATAAAAACATAACATGGGAAATTATAAAAACGAACTTAAATATGCCATGGGATTGGAAAATAATAAGTAAAAATTCAATTATAACATGGGATATAGTACGAGAATATCCGAATATGCCATGGAATTGGGAGAGTTTAACCAATAATACTAATATAACATGTAAAATTATTCAAGAGAATCATGATAAAGCATGGGATTGGTATTCATTAAGTTATGATAAAAAACTTACATGGGAGATTGTTAAAGAACATCTAGAAAAGCCATGGTGTTGGATGCATTTAAGTTGTAATAAACAAATTACATTAAATAATATTTGTGAAAATTTAGATTTGCCTTGGTGTTGGGATAGTATTAGTAACGATGATAGAATAACTTGGGATTTTGTTCAAAATAATTTAAATTTACCCTTAATTCATAATAAATTACATTTAAATAAAAATGTCACATGGGATATAGTAAAGGAAAATCTAAATTTTGATTGGGGTTGGAATACTTTAATTATAAATCCAAATATTACATGGGATATTATACAAGCTAACTCAGATAAGCCATGGGATTTAAGCTTATTTAGTAAAAATCCAAATATAACATGGGATATTGTATATAATAATCCAAATGTACAGTGGAATTGGTGGTCTTTATCTAGAAATTTAAATATACCTAAAAGTGATATATTTAATTTGGTTTTTACAAAAAACCTAGATAAACATTATGATTGGGCATTTTTAAGTCGTAGTAAAAGTGTTACATTTGAAATTGTTAAGCAACATCTTGATAAGCCATGGTATTGGTATAATATAAGTTGTAATAAAAATATAACATGGGGAATCGTTCAAGCAAATAGAGATATGCCCTGGGTATGGGAAAGCTTAAGTTTTAATTCAAATATTACATGGGATATAGTAAAAGATAATATTAATGAACCATGGGATTGGCAAAATATGAAAATAAATCCAAATATAACAATTGATATGATTGATACTATTTGTCCATTAAATGGAGTTAAACCATTACAACTTTCATTTGTTAATTTTAATAATAAATTAAATTTGCCAATTAATGAAATAGTAACTATTACTAAAAAATATTTTGCTGCTAAGAAAATTCAATCTGCATTCAAAGAGGCTTATTATAATCCAAATTTAAAAATATGTCGTAAACGATTACGCAGTGAATTTGAAAAAATAAAAAAAGATTTTTAAAAAATTGAATATTTTAAATTCCATTTTATTAAGTATTAAGTAATAAGTATATAATAAAGGGTATGCGTAAGGTACATAGTTCGCCATGCTTACTTACATCTTCATTTGCATCACCTAGTCCAACAATTTCAGTACCATATAGTCCTCAAAGTCATATTTCAAAATCAAGTTCATGTTCATCTTTTGTAAATCAACACATGTTACATGATATCCCTTTAGAAGAAAATCCTGTCGCAATAGTATCATCATCAATATCACAATATGTAACATGTATAGAAACAAATGGTTTTCCAGAAGATGTATTTAAAACAGGTACAACAGATAAAAAATTAAATTTAGTAGCATGTTTATTATCACCAGATGATGCGAAAGATGAGTTTCGCAATTTAAAACCACGACCAATTGAAGCAGAAATAGAATCTGAAATTAATTCTATAGAAGAAGTATCGGATCACTTTAACAGATTATTAATCGGTATAAGAAAACAAAGAAGATCTACACGAACCTAATAATGTAAATTTAAAGTTAATTATATATTTTTATATTTTGAAAAATCACTATATAAAATAATTAAACGAAAATAAAAAATGAAAGATTTTTAAAAGAAATTATTTATAAAAGGAATAAAATATTTTTAAAAGACCCCCTGTCCTATCCTAAATAATAATCAATTATGTTTCAAGTTTCTAGAGCATCCGCTCGTACATGTTTGGCAGATGTAGTAACGATTACTATATATGAAAAATTGGAAACAAAAGAAAGATTTTGGGTTGTTCTAAATGATGTATTTCATCCTCCTATACCATCTCAATTAGTATTTATTGAGCCAAATGTACCAATGGTTGTTCGTCAACTATACAGTGTTATGATGGCACGCGGCGCACATCAAACAACAGTAATCGGACAAAATCTAATTGATTGTTTAAAAATGGGAGAGGGAGGACACGGTGATAGTGAATCTGAAGACTTTATTAATGATTTAATTGAAGAATATGATCCAAATCGTGAGTATTATCAAGATTTTGGTCCTCATTTGACAAGAGATCACAATGATATTTATTTACTATCTTCTTATGATAGTGATTATATTAATACATTAAGTGAAGAGCTTATCGTAACCTCTATTGAAGAATTATCCGCAGCTTGGAAACACTACGAATGGATATTTAATATGGTATTATATCCAAAAAATAGACCACTCGCAATGGCATGTACATACGCAATGCGTTGGCGAAAGCGTATTAGTACAAAGCAACGACTTCGTGTGATTAAACGTAATGATATTATTAAACAAGATTTGATGGCGGCAGCATGGCATCCAAATCGTATGATGAATTGGTGCTTAGATAATGAAGAACACAATGAATTGTCTAAGAATGGCTGGAAGTAAACTTTACTTGAGTGACTCATTACATTTTTAAAAATCAAGAAATCATTTACATTTTATATTTTTAAAAAATGATATTTAACTAATACATCATTTTTATGAATTAATATAATGCTATCAAAAATAATACAGGATGCCAAACGAGAATGGATTATAAATGTAATAAATCACCCACCGAATCAATGGTTATGGAGCTATTATGCGAATTCAAACTCGAATATAACCTGGGATATTATTCAAGCGTGTCCAAATAGACCATGGAATTGGATGGTTCTTACGAATCATAACCCGAATATTACTTGGGATATTATTCGTGAAAATCTAAATAAACCATGGGATTGGAGTAGTTTATGTTTTAATAAAAAAATTATAAATTGGGATATCGTTCAATCTAATCCTGATATACAATGGGATTGGCGTACATTAGGAGCAAATGAAAGTATATCATGGGAGACTATTTTAGAAAACCCAGATAAGCCATGGGATTGGTCATGCTTAAGTTATAAAGATGATGATATTCGATGGGACATTATTGAAAGATATTCTAATAAGCCATGGGATTGGAGACATTTAAGTTCGAATCCAGATCTTACTATTGACATCGTTAAAAGGTATATAGATAAGCCATGGAACTGGGAAGAATTAACAAAACATAAAAACATGACTTGGGAAATCATTCAAACAAATAGAGACTTGCCATGGACAGAAAGAGAGTTGAGCATAAATCCAAATATTACTATGGAAATTGTCGAGACACATCCTGAAATACAATGGGTAATGCAATATCTTAGCTTTAATAAAGGTATATCTATTGATGATATATTATTACACCCTGATAGGTTATGGTATTGGCAAATAGTAATAAATAACCATGACATACCATGGGAGATTATTCAGGATAACCCAAATATTCCATGGGATTGGAATATGCTTAGTGCGAAAAATCCACAAATAAAAAAGGTATCTCTTGGTGATATTTTAAAAGAAAACCCAGATAAGCCATGGTGCTGGACACGTCTAAGCTATAATATGGGAGTTACATTTAATGATGTTATTACATTTTTAGAAAAGCCATGGAATTGGTATCATTTGAGTAAGAATCCTAATATTACATGGGACATTATACAATCAAACCCTAATTTACCTTGGAATTGGGACAGTGTAAGTAGCAATAATAATATTACATGGGATATTATTAAGTCAAATCCAAATTTACCGTGGAACTTTCGATATTTTTGTTATAATCCGAACATAACTTCAAATATTATTGAAGAAAACCCTGATAATCCATGGGATATTTACAATACACCCGCATATTATAATATTCGTCTTACTTTACCTATGCCGAACATTATACAAATAGCTCAACAATATTTTGCCGCATGTAGAATTCAAAGAGCCTTTAAAGAGGCTTATTATAATCCAAATTATAAAATATGTCGTAATCGATTACAACGTGAATTTAAAGATATGATTGATGATAAGCTTTAATTTAACGTTAATTATTCATTTGTGTTACAAAGGTATTAAGCAACTTTTCACCCGTACCATTTGCTCTTGCTTTTGCTTTCACCTCAATCGTGGAAATGAGGTATTTTTTAATCCATTTACTTGCGATTGATAATAATTCAGATGCTCTTTCTAGATTTATGTTTCCTGTTGTGGATACTAATACATTTGGAACGTCAGTAGCCTCATCCTCTTGTACAAGTGAACGATAGGGAAGCTTAGAGTAAGATCCTTGCTTATTGAAAGCATCGTCAATTACTATCTTTTTTCCAATTAGCTTACCACACATTGAAATTTGAAGTTTTGTTCCGGCGGTAGGTTTTATTGTAATATCAAGGAAAACACGTCCATCAAGTGATCCAATATGGATAAATAATGTTTAAATTATCGTTAAATATAAAAAATTGAATAATTTATTTTTCAAAAATTATAAACAATAATGTCAATGTCACGGTCGCAGCCGCTCCAGAATGAGATTGATAATGCTAAAAAGGAATGGATTTTAAGTAAATTAGAAAATACTTTAATACCTTGGAATTGGCGAACTTTAAGTAAAAGTAGTATGATTACATGGGATATTTTGAAACAACATCTAAATAAACCATGGTCTTGGATACAATTAAGTTGTAATAAAAATATAACATGGGAAATAATTCAATCAAATCCACAATTGCCATGGGAATGGCTTGGAATAAGTTTTAATTCAAATATAACATGGGATATTATTAAAAATAATCCAGATAAGCCATGGAATTGGTGGTATATTAGTTTAAATTCAAATATAACATGGGATATTGTTCAATCAAATCCAGACATGCCATGGGAATTTGCTGCTTTAAGTAGAAATGAAAATATAACATTTGATATTATTAAAAATAATAAAAATAAACCTTGGGATTGGTTTACTATCTCTGATAATAAAAATATTACATGGGATATTATAAAAAATACAATTAATATTCCTTGGTGTTGGATGGTACTGAGTGATAAAAAGTGTATAACATGGGATATTATTCAAGAAAATCCAAATAAGTCATGGGACTGGTTATATATAAGTAGAAATCCAAATATAACATGGGATATTATCAATACAAATCCAGATAAGCCATGGGATTGGTATTATATAAGTAAATGTCCAATTATTACATGGGAAATCATTCAATCAAATCCAGATAAGCCATGGAATTGGAGTGCTATAAGTAAAAATCCTAATATAACATGGGACATTATCACTTCGAATCCAGATAAGACATGGAATTGGAGTACTTTAAGTGAAAATCCAAATATAACATGGGAAATTGTTCAAGCAAATCCAGATAAGGAGTGGAATAGTAAAATATTGAATCTAGATTATTTGTTAAAGTTACCCTATAACAATATTGAAATGATAATTCGAAAGTTTATAGCAATAAATAAAATTCAAAAAGTTTTCAAAGAAGTTTATTATAATCCAGAATATAAAATTTGTAAAAATCGTTTACATCGCGAGTTTAATAATATGTTTAATAATTTAATGTGCGTATAGTTAATTAATTATTTAATTCATATCACAATAGCATTAAATTTATAATTTTTATACTTTTTTCTAAAAAATTGAAAATGTTTATCTATTTAAACTATAATCTACAAATACTAATATTAAAAAAATATGTCGACTCAATACCAACTGTATACCGATGGAGGCTGCGATCCGAATCCGGGTCATTGTGCTGCGGGTGCGATCATTGTAGATGAAAGCGAGACTGTTATGTATATGCTTTCAGAATATATTGGAATGGGAACAAATAATCTAGGTGAACTGACAGCGATTCTTCACGGACTTCAACGGGCAGTTACTCTTGATATTAAGCATCTGGATGTATATTCGGATTCAGAGCTATGTGTTCATCTATGCTCAAAAAAGAAAACAACAAAAAAAGAGCATTTGCTAGCAATTCTAGTTCCAATTCTAGAGATTATTGAATCGAATGTTTTTGATCACCTAGAATTTAATTGGATAAAAGGACATTCTAATGTAAAATGGAATGAATGTGCCGATCGCCTTTGTACTAATGCGTTGAATCTATATAAATCTACATTTCTTACAAATGATACCATTCCACGATCAGAAGAATCATCTACCGAGGATGTATTGTTTATGAACTGCCCTTTTAATGAGAAAGAACAAGTAAAACAACTCGGGGCGAGATGGAATAAGGAAGAGAAGAAATGGTATGCGCCCAATACCTCTGAAAATCGTAAAAATTTCGCAAAATGGTTGAAATAAATATCAAAAATTCTTTGATATAAGTAATGGATTTTAAAGACTATGATCAAGTTTATCAAGACATCCTCAATGAACGGGGACGGATCGATATTTCAAACGAGGGGAAAGAAAAAGACGCACTTGTAAAAAAAATTAATGATTTTTTAAATTTGTACCCAAAGAGCATTCCAAAAGATAAGGATCCAAATGCGTATTTTTATCAATTATCTCTCAAAGAACTCTACCGTCGCTTTTTACAGACCATGATTGATATCATTCAAGATATTTCGGAAGTTATTTCAAAACGTAAATATATTAGTGGGGCAACATATCGTAGAGATTTATTTTTAGTTTTTACAAAGAAAGACCGTCGTTTATATGTTGGTTTATGGTTAATATTTTTTTCATTTGTGTTATATTTTATTGATTCGGCTGCTTAAAATAATATAATTATTATTTTTTCTTTTTCTGTTTTCTTTTTAATTTTAATTTTAATTTTTTCAACGCATTATTGTATTATAATAAACATATAATCTTTTCTTATTACAAGGTTGTATCTCCATTCAAATGATACAGATACAAGATATTAAAGTAGAACTATTTTTCTTTATCTTTTTATTCGCTATTATATTTTATCAAATTCAACAAAGTGATGTAAAAACTCTTATGAGTATGCTTTTATTAACAATTTGGGGTGCGGCTGCGTGGTATTATTTACAATATAAACAACAACAGGTTAGTAAAGAACAAATATCAAAAGAGAGTCTTTTAGATGCTGAAAATAAAGATCAGCAAAAACATCCAGAAATATTCAGTCAAAATTATGCGATTAAAGGCGCGCCTAAAAAGGGTTTAATTTATTTAAAAGAAAATAAGGTTCTTACAGATCTTGCTCAGGATTTAATTTTTGTAAAAACATTTGATCGTCAGAAATATCAAGATCTAATAACTTATTTAAACCACTATCAAAAGGTGTATATGTATATTTTGGCAGAACGTTATCCTTGCAAAAGTTACGTGCCGACTTTTTTAGATACCCGTGAAAATATTTTAGAGATTTTATATCAATTGTATGTTGTGGTTCCAGGGCAATTTAAACATATTTATGGTTTTGATCCGTATACAGTAATTGAAAAAAATATTCATACATTTTTAAAATTATCGCGTACTATGATTGAAGTACTGGAGAATTTTTGTCGAACAGATTTAAAAGAATATTATTTCCCTACTACTCAGCCAATGGCAATGGATGTTTCTCGTCAAAAAGAAAAACAACATATATTACCTTAAATATAATTTAATTATAGTGTTTAATAGTAGAAATATGTATAAGTCTGGAGGTCTTAAAAAATCCATTAAAGCTTCTCGTAAAATGAAGAAAGGTGGTGCGAATGATATTCAAGGAATAGATGTAGATTCTTTACCACAAAATATACAACAACAAGCTGTAAAATTAAATGGTTTAATCATTGAATATAATAATGTTAAAGATGATTCTCAAAAAAACGTTACAGCATTACTTAATATTGCTAATCAAATTGTTGGAATTTTAAAAATATTAGCGCCATTAAAACCAGGTATTTTTGGTATATTTTCGAGAAAACAAACAACAGCAGCAGCGCCACCAGCACCAGCACCAGCAACACCACTAGCAACAGCAGCAGACCAACAAGCAGAGGAAGAAGAAGCAGCAAGAGTAGCAGAAGCAGCCAGAGCAGCAGCACCAGCGCCACCAGCACTAGCACCAGTAGTACCACAACAACAACAACAACAACAACAACAACAACAACAAGCGCCAGCAGCAGCACCAGCACCAGCACCAGCGCCACCAGTAGCAACAGCAGCAGACCAACAAGCAGAGGAAGAAGAAGAGGAAGAAGAGGCAACCAAATTACCACAACAAATACAGGTAACACCACCAACAGAAGAAGAAGCTCCATCACCTTTAGCCGCACCGCCTTTAACAGAAGAACAAAAAGCTGAGGCAGCGCGACAAAATGCTATTACAGTAGGTGGTCGTAAAAAGAAGGCTACCCGCAAAGTAAAACGCGGTGGTGCCATTGATATGTCCAAGCTATACAATGTATCTGGATTGATCGTAGATTCTAAAGACCCTGTTGCCATGGCTGCTCAAGTCAGTCAAGACAATACCCCGATGCCCTTCTCTTCCTCCGGACAAGGTATCACTTACAGTGCCGGAATTCCCGAACAATTCATGCGCGATCTTAACCCAACCTTAGGAATGGCAGGTGGCAAGAAACGCACCACTGGATCTGCCAAGACCCAGGATAAGCAACGCGCTGGTTCTGCCAAGTCCAAGACCCAGGATAAGCAACGCGCTGGATCTGCGAAGACCCAAGACAAAAAACGCAAAGACTCTGCCAAAACTAAATCCAAGAAATGAAACTATTTAAAGCATAATGCCGTTTAAATAGTAATGATGGCTCCTAAAAATCAATATATGCTATGGACAGATTCAGACTTAGAATCTTTAAATATTTTATATCAAAATGGTTTTTCAGATGAGGAAATTGCGCGCATACTTCTACGCACTCCTCGAGCAATTAAACACGCAGTTAATAATCTTTTGATTCAAGAAACATTTCATCACGGTACCCGAGAAACCGCGAAAAAATATGGCATGTCCGAAGACGATATGTACACAGATATCGTTCCTGACAAATATTATCCCTATCAATCTCCTCAAATGTCCTATTGTCCAATCATTACTATAATCTTTGGTTTTACTATGTTAACTATGATCACACTCTATGGCAGTTATGATCAAATCATGTAAAATTTCTTTTTTTACCCTTCTAATATTAGAGTTGTCGTATGAGCAGTTATATTGCGAAAGACACATTATATCCAAGATTGTTTATTTTGGCATGTAATGTGGATGCCTTAGTGGTACAAAGTACATTACCAGAAACTAAATTGGTATTATTAAATAATCTTGCTGCTTCAAATGACAGTATTTATCCCCAACTTGCCATTTCTTCATCGAATGAATATTTAAAATTTTATAAAAATTCCAATGTTCTTGCTTATTACGAAGAACGCTATAACCGTGCAAGCCATGTAGTGGATCGTTCCATTGCGAATGAATACCTTTTTCAATCTGGACTGACCGAAACCAATTATGCTGGCATCGGTTATTGTAATGAAACCATTAATTTCTATGTACCGGCAACAAACGTTCCTGCCGTATCTATTCTATATAATAGTGGACATCGTTTAGGTATTGGAACACATATTCCAACCGAAGCCCTTCATGTCCAGGGAAATATTCTCACCAGTGGTACATTAACCGCCTCAAATTTAGTTATATTGGGAGATTCCGTTATTCTAGATACGATAACATGTAATACTGAACAGCTATATATTACCAATTTAGGATCGGGTCCTGCTCTTAAAGTGACTCAAGAAGGTCCTCAACCGGTTGCCGAATTTTATGACGATCAAACATTAACCTTGATTGTAGCAGACGGTGGTACAGTTGGTATTCGCACAGATTATCCGCGTCAAACACTTGATGTTAATGGAACCGCTATGTTTTCAAGTAATGTCGGTATTGGAACAACTCATCCTCGTGAAATTCTTGACGTCATTGGACAGTCCATTTTTTCTTCAAATGTCGGTATTGGAACCACAATCCCTCGAGATGCCCTGGATGTATTTGGAAATTTTCGCGTAAGTGGATCATTTTACCAAAATAATACTGAAGTAGTTTTTACAAATTTAATAGATGGTTGGCAATTTAATCCATCTAATAGCAATGTCTATTACCTGAATGGAAATGTGGGCATTGGAACATCTTCTGCCGTGGAAAAATTACATGTGATTGGAAATACTTATTTAGAGGGTAACCTTACATTATCTTCGTCAAATATTATTACAGCAAGCTATCTAAACGGTACAGCATCCAATGTAGGTTATAAAATTCAACCCGTTGATTATTTATTAGGAAATTCATATGATGGTTCAGCCAGTGAAACATGGACTATTAATGCCTCGACCACCAGTACCTATAACAATCTCGTAGCCCGTGATGCCCAATCAAATATTTACCTTGGTGGAATCGGTATTGGTACAACAGCAGTGCGACAAGCAACAACCCTTGATATTATAGGTAGTACAATTGTGTCAGGTAACTTAGGTATTGGTACGACAAATCCCAATGGACATATATTTAGTATTTATGCTTCGAACGGCGCATCCCATTTCTCAATCGATCAACAAGGCAACTTGGGAATTGGTACGACTTTATCTGAAACATCCCTAAGTATTCGTCCAACCCTTTATGAACCTAAAATAACCCTATGGAATTCAAATGCGCCTACAAATTCCCATTACGGTTTTGGTGTTTCTTCAAATCAATTAAATTATCATTCTATTGCGAATCACGTTTTTTATAAAGATGGGCGAAATGGGGATGGTATTGAATATTTCCGTATTCAATCTGATGGAAACTTGGGAATTGGAACATCTATCGCACGCCAAACAGTAGATATTATAGGAAGCCTTATCTTAACATGTAACCTTGGTATTGGAACTGTCCTTCCAAAAGAAGCCTTAGATGTTTATGGAAATATTACGACCAATAACTGTAACATTTATGTAGGTTTTGGTACTATCTATGCTTCTAATTTCGCAGGTACAGTTACCCAAGTAGGAAACTCTTTAACCACAAATGGTTACTTGGTTGGGGAATCGTTTAATGGTTCTTCTCCTCAGACATGGTCAATCAACGCCAGTTCTAATAGTAGCTATAATAATTTGGTTGCAAGAGATTCTCTATCAAATATTTATATAGGTGGTGTCGGTATTGGTACGACCGTTGCGAGGGCAAATATAGATGTTATTGGAAATATAGTTGCCATTGGAAATATAGGTATCGGAACAACCCTCCCAACCCAGTCCTTACATATAAAACATACGGATTCGATTGGAATTTATTTGGATAACGCTACAACTGGAATAGACTTTACAACCACACAGCTAAAGGTTCAACAGGGTGAATATATCTTTTATTCTAAACCAGCATCTGTTTTGACTGAATATATGCGCCTAGATGCTGCTGGAAATCTGGGTATTGGAACAACCGCACCTAGAGAAAAATTAGATATTATCGGAAATGCAAAACTAAGTGGTCAATTTCAATCAACTGTACAACTTCCATTGGCACCCTTTGTGATAACAAGTACCTCTCTGGTTAGTAATTTAAATATTGAATTATTTAATGATCAGCCAAGTGCGTTTTATCGTAATATTAGCAATGTGAATGCGGGTATTTTGATGCCCTTATATGGTGGTACTGGATGTAATTTATTGCCCGCCTCTAAAATATTGGTTGGATCATCCACCTCTCCGGTCACAACACCGTGGGAACTTCATTGGGATTCGACAAATCAGCGCCTAGGTATTGCGACAGATCAACCTCAACAGCGTTTAGACGTCAGAGGTTCCATTGTATCTTCTGGAAATGTGGGTATTGGAACCGTTGTACCTCTTTATTCCCTTGACATTATCGGAAACATGCGCGCCACTCAGCCCATTATTTCTACATTGGCAACCGGCGCAGCTCCTTTTACTATTTCAAGTACAACCCTTGTGACAAACCTAAACGTGGAACTATTGGGTGGGTACAATAGCGATTTTTACAGGAATATGGACAATGCAATTTCAGGAACGTTAATCGTGCCTCGTGGTGGTACGGGATGTAATTTATTGCCCTCTTATAAACTTTTAGTGGGTAATGGAGGGGATCCGATCACAACCCCATGGGAACTTCATTGGCAAAATGGTAACCTAGGTATTGGAACAAACCAGCCTTTATCACCTCTACATGTTCAACAAAAGATCCAGTCAGATACCTATGAATCAACCGCTTCTTCAACGCCTCCTTTTAAAATCCAAAGCAGCCAATTCGTAAGCAATCTAAACGTTCATTACTTAAATGGTAGAGATGGAAATTATTATACCAATGTATCAAATATTCAAACAGGTATTCTTAATACTGTTTATGGTGGTACTGGGTCTAATTTATTAACAACGAATAAGCTACTCGTGGGTCAAGGAGCAAATGGTGTAATAAGTCCCACTGAATTACACTGGGGTGGTAACTATTTAGATATCACCGGTAAATTAACTATTTCTAGCAATGTAGGTATCAATACCGTTCATCCAAAATCAGAGTTAGAGGTTTCGGGTAATATTTTAACGACGACACTGGGTGTTGGAAATACAACCTTGTTTTCAACGTTTGATGCTTATGGTAATTTAGGTATAGGAACAGTTTTAACTCCTTATCAGTTTCAAGTATATTCAACAGATACAGTCCTAGCGGTTCAACAGGGCAAGTTAGGTGTTTTTAAAGGAGCGGCAGCGGCACCTGCGGCTGATATAGAAGTTCGCAATAGTTCGGCAACGGATTATACAGGTATTTTGGTACACAATAATGGAAATGTAAATCCCGGAGCTTCTATTCGAATTATTGGTACCCGTTATGACCAGGCATGTAATGTAGCGTATACAGCGAATTTAGGTCTTCAACGTTATAATAATAATGGATATTTACAGGCAAATATTCCTCTTGGATTAATCCATTTTGGTGGTAATCATACATCAAGTTCTACAGCAAACCGCGCTTATTCAGCTTATATTGGTGCTATTTCAGAACAGCCCTTTTTAACATCTTCGAATGTTGCGACAGCGTTAATTTTTAAAACAGGATCAAATGCTTATCAATACGAAGATACATCCGTTTTACCGGAAGAAAAGATGCGTCTCGACAGTCATGGAAATTTAGGTATTGGAACACAGCAACCAGCATATAAATTAGATGTTCAAGGAAGTTTTCAAGCAGGAGAGGGAATACCCAATGGTTTACCAACAGCATATAGTGGAGGACCCTATCATCGTCAACGAAGCTGGGATACATCAAATATTACACATACGATATCCTTTCCTGAATATTGTATGACAACGAATAGTTGTGGAACACTACATATTCAAGTTAAATCAATTTCAGCGCCTTATAAATTAGGAAATATATCGGCGTCATTCTTAGTGTCTCATGATGAACCGATTGATTTATTTAATGTATTTTACCATCAAAATAATAATCTCGTTAACTTAAACGTGACGGCAAGTAATCAAGATATAGTTGTAACAACTGACGGAGAATGCGCAATTGCTTGGACGACTATTGGTGCGTGTTAAGTTAAAATTTCATTCATAAAAATATCTATAGATCATAGAAGGAAGTTATCACAAATGTCATTGATACAAAAACTCATTAACAGGGACGAACTTCAAACACAAGCCCTTCTAGATCCGGTAAGTAAATTTCGCGTGTCAACACCTCAGACATTGATTGATACAGATTTTGAATATAGTTTACAACCAACCAAATGGGAATCGATTGAAATGATAAACAATATCCCCGTTTTTTTTACAAGAGATGGAGATGAACAAATTGAGTTGGTAGATGTTCAAATCACAGAGGCAAGTTATAATATAGTAATAACGAGTCGATTTAACCATAATTTTGTAGTAGGAACGCCGTTTATTATTAGTGGTTTATTATCAGCAAGTGCGGAGGGAACATTCGTCGTAAATAATATTATTAGTCTAACTCAATTTTCTTACCGTGCGAAACGTATTCAAACGGAAACAAAAACAATTTTTGATAGTTATACATCCTATTTATATTCAGCTAAATTCTTTCAATCGACACAATATACGTATGATAATTTAATTGCGATTGAGACATCCGGATTAGCACGTGATGATGATTCAACCATTGATATTAGTTACTCGGATTTTACAAATACCGAAAAATCGACCATTAAAGTAATCACAAAAAGTCCTTCTGGATTTTTAAAAGATAGTTTTTTAATTCTTTCAAATAGTTTTGGAATAAAATCCGTAGATTTTGATGCGAGTACGGTAGATATTTATCCAACAATTATTACAAGTTATACGATTGATACAGCATCCAATAATCCAAGTGGTTCTGGATATTTATCTCGTGTGATGAATCCTTATAATTTTGAATCCAAACAAACCTACTACGTTGGTTTAGAAGATGTAAATATTTCAAATAACTCAATAACAGCATCGAATCATGGATTAAGAAATGATAATTTTGTTATGTACGTTAGTCCTTTAAGTGATAAAGCGATTGGAGGATTATCCAATTATTGCCTTTATAAAGTTGCCAATCCTACAACACATACATTTCAATTACAAAACGTAGAACCTTATCAACGTTCAGGATTTCAGTATAGATTATTTGGTTTAAATATTGGAACTATAGTACGCTCAGGTTCGTCTCCCAACTTTATTTATAATCCATCCGGTAATCCATATACATATGCAAATAATACAGCAAGTTTACTACGTTATACAGGTTTTGGAGGTTCAACATATATTACGTCAATGCCAATTACAAGTAGTACTTCTCTTGGCGGAACTTTTTTTAATAATGCTTCACCTGGTCGCTCTTTAGAAATGTTTGGTTACTATTATGCCCGTACAACTTCATTGTATTCTTTTAAATTAATAGCAACAAATGCGTTTGGATATATGTGGTTTGGATCTAATGCGACAATTGAATATAATTCTGTAAATACAGCTTATCGGGGTGGTGCTGTCGGTTTTGGAACAAATTACCCAACTACAGGTTATCCAACAACCTCTCCTGAAGTAAGCATTCAATTACAACAAGGTCAATATTTACCAATTCGTTTACATTTTTCAAGTATAAAAACAGCAAGTGTTGATCTTCGTTTACAAATTAAAGATCCTCTTGTAGCTGGTTATCCCTCAACCTTTACAAATTTTTCAACATCCCTTCATCCCGTTTATACTTATACTCCCCGTTTAAATACAGCGGGTACAGTTCAAGAATCAAGTGGAGGTTATTGGTATCAATTTACAAATCTAACGTTAGGTGAAGGTGCAACAAGTAATTATGGTATTCATTCGTTCCATAAATCATTCCCGATAAATTATATCAATAAATACCCAACAAATAGTATTAATGTTATGTATCGTCAATTAGACAGTCAAGGTACATCAGCTGTTGTATTGAAGAAAGATTTATCAGTTACTTTGTTTTCAAGAGATTATCTTCGGGGTGAAGGAATTGGATTAAATGGACCAAATTTAACATATAATAATTATGGTGATACATGTATGTTATCAACTTATAATAAAGCCGCAATTAACTATCGTTTATCAGCTACCTATATTCCACCAAATTCAACATCGACCACATTAAATATTAATTTATCAGGAAATCCTGTAACTAACTATTTATATGATCTCAATTTAGGTTTGGTCAATTGGATTGTACCAACTGCTGAATTATCTCTTCGAGATAGTTTTTATTATAAAAATCATGGAATCGCAGCCAATAATTTAATAAGAATTACAAGCGCGACAGGTGAAGGTATGCCAGGTGGAATATCTTTATTAACTGATTATTATGCAGAAGTTCTTGGAACAGATTATTTCCGTTTAAAACCTACTATTGGAAGTCCAGCTGTGGATATTACAAATTTTAAAAATAGCTCTTTAACATTAACTCGTATTACATCAAATGCGAACGCTTATTCTATTTACGCACCTGGTCATGATTTAATTGAAGGAACATATGTAAAATATACTAAAAATAAAACTACAAATACATTATTAACTGGATTAACAGATAATGGATTTTATTATATTCGCACGCCTACTTCTACACGTTTCAAACTATCTTTATCAAAAGGTGGTGCTATTCAATCAATCACAAATAATCCCTCTTTACCAGAAGCACATAGTATTATTAGTCAGGACCGTGCGACTGATGGAAATTATCGCATTGATACAATCGATGGAAATTATGGGATGGTATTACAAGGATTAACGGGTATTCCAAGAATTCCCTTTACATTTTTACCAAATAAAGTATTGGATCTTGAAAAGCAAGCATTTAAGTTAGTTTCTCATGATTTAGTGACAGGTGCTCGATTAATTTATAAAAAACCCACCGATTATGATGAAATAAATGGATTAACTGACAATCAAAGTTATTTTATAATACGTCTCGATGCGGATTATTTCCGTTTATCAAAAGTTACAATTGATGACACGATCGTAACAGCAGATGGATATATCGCTCTTTACAATCAAATAAATAGCAATAATTATATAGAATTTAGTACATATCCCCTCAATACTTATTCATGTAATCATACATTTCAAATAATAACTATTGGCGGTCAAACAAAAACAAATAATGTTTTAACATTAACTCATAGTTGTAATATTGTTCGTTGTGATTCGGTTGATTTCTTTTCCACTACCCGTTTGGGTGATTTCTTAAATATTCATTACAATGAACGTCAAACATCTTATACTATTCGTACATCACCCAATGATGGTGTTCAAGTGGGAGCAGATTTACCAAGTACCAATGTTATCATATTTAATGCTAACCATAATTTAATAAGCGGTAACAGTGTAGTATATAAACAAGGAACCAATTATATTCGTGGATTATCAAATGATAATATTTATTATGTGAATAGTAATGCACTAAATACGATATCCCTTTATTATTCGTCAAACGCAGCATTACAGCAAAGTATTGATAGTACTTATTATACAGGTGGTATAGATGGTCGTATTCAATTAGGAATGACTGGAATTGCTACAAGTACTGTAGGTAATTTCATTCGTTATCAAGAAGGGCTCATACAACAATATCAAATTAAAGATATTAATAATAAAAATTATGTAACTTTAGAAAATAATATTTCATTACCATCTTATCTAGGTATTGGTACAACTGCTTCTGGAAATGCGTTACTATTATCAACCGGATTATACCCTCGTTCAGATTCTTATATTGAACATCGTGCTTACAATGGTGGTGTAGAAATTGTACCCTCACTAAATCCAGATAGTGTAATTATTCGTCAAACACGTAGATATTTCCGTTATCAGTCGGGTAAAGGTATTCAATTATCTAAAGCTGTAAACTTTAGCGCACCTGTTGAAATTATTTCAATGGTTCGTGGAGATCCTCCAGCTACATTAGGAGGTGAAGATGGATCTTATGTTACAGTAACTACCCGCAAACCACATCGTTTAGCCAAAGGTGTTCAAATCGAAATTCGTGGAGTTGATATAGGAGATAATGATCCTGACAATGATATATGGAATCAAACATATGTGGTTTATGAAATTGATTCGGAAAGTCCAACTATATTCTATTTTGCATTAACGACATTACCACGTACGACAGAAGCAGGTGGATTTCCAAATTATATAGTATCTCGAACAAAATGGGGCAGTTATTTAAGAGCCGGTTTAATGGATGATCAAAATGGAATATTCTTTGAATTTGATGGGGAAAAATTATATTGTTGCCGACGTAATAGTGTAACACAGATCCCAGGTACTGTAAATTGCGTATTTAATAGTCAATTGATTACGGGTGTAAATACTCGTTTTACTACCCAGATAGCCCAAGCAGGTTCTAAACCAGAATTGGGACGTGATCGCATCGTCATTCGCGGAGTAACTTATAAAATCATTCTTGTTCAAAATGATGAAACTCTTTATATTCAACCTCCTTATCGTGGAATTACAGGTTCTAGTTTAATCATGTCTTTGACTCAGGATACAAAGACTCCTCAAGAAGAATGGAGTATTGATGCTTGTGATGGTAATGGACCGACAGGGTTTAATTTAGATATAAATAAAATACAGATGGTTTACATTGATTATAGTTGGTATGGAGCGGGTAAAGTTCGTTATGGATTTAAGACACTCACCGGTGAAGTGCGATATGTTCATGATTTTATACATAACAATCAATTTACACTGGCTTATTTACGTTCAGGTAATTTACCAGCACGTTACGAAGTAGGAACATTAGAAGAACCTATCTTTGCCCCGGCATTACTTCATTGGGGTACCTCAGTGATTATGGATGGAGGTTTTGATGATGATGCCGCCTATATATTTACAGCAGCAGGAAAACAAATTATCTATTTTAATCGTGATACAACCGATTACAACTTAGCAGCTTCTGGACGTGTATTTACAGTAACTTACGCTGGAGCAACAACTACGCATTTTGATGGGACTTTAAATAGAGATGTAATAAGTTATATTGTAACTTTGGCTGGAGCCAATTTAGCAACAGTCATATTCAATGAATTACGTTACTTTGTTCCTGGAACAGAAATTTGGGATCAAACCGCATTGACTTTCTTTGGATCTCAAAATAGAATTACAGCCTATGCTGAATTAATTGATGGAGTTTATTACATGTATGTAGCAAATGCCCCTAGTTTTATAGGAACTAGAAGTTCAGGAACCCTTCGTCTAGGATCTAAACTATCCGATCCTATCCCTCGTAATATTCCTTTAATTAGTATTCGTTTAGCTCCATCGGTGGATAATGGAAAAGGTGCTCAACTTGGTCAACGTGAAATTATAAATCGTATGCAATTGGATATGTTTTCAGTAGGTGTTTTATCCACTCATGATTGTGAAATTAAAATTATATTAAATGGTGTACCATTTTCTAAAAATTATGATCGTATTACATCACCCTCATTAGCTCAAGCGATTTATCATGAAAAATTCGCAAGTATTTCAGGCGGATTAGCGATTTATAGTTTCCGTATAACAGGTGGATCAATTGATACCACATTAGGTGCTACAAAACCTAGACGTCTTGCGGCAAATACAAGTATTCAATTAGATCAAATATCTAGTTTAGGTAATTCAATTATAGCGGGTAATGGTATTTTCCCTGATGGACCTGACTTAGTGACAGTAGTAGCTACACCATTAGATACGAATTATGTAGGTGCGGATCGTCCATTTTCAATTACATCACGTATTTCATGGAAAGAAGCCCAAGCTTAAATTATTTGTATTTAAACCCATCCAGATTCATTTTTCTTAGATTATCTTAAGGTTAAATGTCTATATCTATTGGACGTAATCGTGTTTTTAATCAGGTGGATAATCCACTGTTGATTCATACAAGTTTTTCCAATACGCTACTTTTAAATTCTGACACAAGTAATGTCATCATTGTCATGGATAATTATGAACTAGGACAACGTAAATCATCCAATGGATCTGTATCTTTATCTTTTGATTTAAATCATAAAAATGAAAAATTAAGCAGTTTTACACCAACACTTGCCTCATTCTTAATTGATGCTCTTTTTACTTCAAATGTTACTATTGAAAAATCACTTATTATTCAACAAAATATTTCATCTTCTGTTTTAAATACATGTAATCTTGAATTAACTACATTAATAGGCGATCCTGTAACAATTTCATCGAACAATCAATTACTATTAAACATTCGCGACGATAATACTCTTTATTACGCTGGTAAAATAGGTGTAGGCGTATATGAACCCAATTATCAGTTTGAAGTTTCAGATAGTTTATATGTTCATTCGAATATTAAAACAGATACATTAAGTTTAAATCAAATTCAGTTTGGTTCAAATGGATCTACAACCCGTATAGAAATAAATAGTAATTTAATTTTATTAGACGCAGATACCGTTCAGATTAATAATCCAGTTTTAACAGGTGAGATTTTATTCGAAGATATTTCAATTATAAATGCAGATATTGATCGTGTTTTTGCCTCAAACGTATATGTTTATAATAAATATTTAGATCAATCGGGTATTTATATTAGTCAATTAAATAGCATAGATCCTCCTTACTTTGCGGATACTCTAAATGGTAATCCAATTACAGTCGACTCTTATTTCTACAATGTAGATGCTACATTACGTACATTTCAAGTGGATACATTTGGACGTATCAGTTCTGGTAAGACAACCGCTTCTTTCGGGGTTCCCGATTATGGATTTTCTTATTATATTCAGCAAGCGCGTGAAGATTATCATAGTGGATTTATGAATCTAGAAACATATAAACCATTTGAACAAACGATTATTAATTCAAAGGGATATTTAAGTATTGGATCAAATGTCGCTAATCATCCCTTACATATCACAAATCCATTTACAGGATTTGAAGCAAACTATGTTCCAAATACATCATTAATAGGTTTATACCAAAACACATCTAATAATGGTGCTTTCATGAGATGCTTTGATTGTAATATGAATTATCTTCTAACTCTTTCTTCCAATGGAAATATATTATTTGGTCAACATCATCAATACGATCCAGTAAGTTATAAATTAGAGAATTCTTATAAAACATTTTTAGATTATTTACATGTAAATAAAATATATTCAGAAGAAAATATTGACTGCACTAAGAGTACCTTTAGTAATATTCAACAGCTCTATACATGTAATATAGATGTAGCGTATGGTGTATTATCAAATGTACATGCTTATTCAATGAGTATTGATTCTTTACGTACAAATGCTTTTGAATGTATTGATGATTTAAATGATTATGAAGAATTTCGTATTCATTCACCACGTTTCTTATTTTATGGATCAAATATGGTCATGAATCCAAATCGCTATTTCTTTCAATATGAACAGCCCTCTCTTCCAGATGATAATTTACGTATTTACGCAAATGGTGGTCCAACACGTAATGTAAATGTTATTCATACAATCGCAAATAACAATTATTCTACAATTCGAATGACTAATTGTAATACTGCTATAAATTCCGTAGCTCGAATTGAATTAATCGCGAATGAAAATAGTTATACTTTTGGTGTAATTAATAAAAGTACAATTGAAGGAGCTCTTTCTGAAGCATTTATTACAAATAACCCCAGTTTAGTTACTGATAATAGACAATTAAATATAACATCAACCGGATGTAGAATTGGTGGACAAACTGGTGTTCATTTACAACAAACGGGTAAAATAACGATCAATAATACAATAGATACGACAACCAATCTTAATGTAAAGGGTAATGTAGCCGTATATACTGATACACCAACACCATTATTTTCAATGGTTATTGATAAAACAAATCCATATGTAGGAATTAATACAAGTGTTCCTTACTATAATTTACATGTAAATGGAACGATGTTTGTAAATTCAAATAATATTACCAGTTTATATGTTACAAATACTGGTAATGTAGGAATTGGTACAAATACTGTAAGAGATGGTCTTGATGTAATTGTTCCAGCAACATTTCGCCATATTGTAAACTGTACAAGTAATGTAATTATCGGTGGACGTTTAGATACTTTAGGAAATGTAGCAAGTACATCTGATTCTCGTCTAAAAGAAGATTTAATTGTTATTCCCGATTCTTTAAATAAAATAGATCAATTAACTGGATATACTTATTACCGTAAAGATATTCAACAATATGAAACAGGTTTAATAGCTCAAGATGTTCAAAAGGTTTTACCAGAAGCAGTACATTCCCATGAAAGTGGTTATTATACATTATCTTATGGAAATATGGCAGGTTTATTTGTTGAAGCAATAAAAGCCTTGAAAAAAGAAAATGAAGAACTTCGAGAATCAATTAAACATCTATTAAATCCACAATAAAATCGATCAGTCCATTCTTTCATAAAATAAAGCATAGGCATAAGGATTTTCTTGAAAAACATTTTCAATAGGTTGGATACGTATATCATCGTATTCACTCCATTCATTTTTACTATTTTTACAAATAGCATTGTAATGACCTCCATTTAAAGATCCAAAATGTTGGGCGACACTTTTTAATTCATATCGAGATTTCTGAGGATAACCCATTTCAAAGCCATCTGGTGTATTAAATATTGGTGGATATTTAATAGGTGTATGAATTTTACGGGTATCATCAAATCGTTTTAAAATTAATACCCATAATTTAGGTAATTTCCAAAAACGTAATACTTTTTCATTCTCAGAATGTTTACATTTATCACATTTCCATCCCTCAACGGAATCTATTTTAAATAGATTATGAAAACATTCTTCGAGTGATACATTATTATCCCGTGGAAAATCTAAATAAGTAAACTGGAATGGTTCTAAATTATGATAAAATTCGTGACAGTTTTTACATTCGATCTGTTGAACTTGGATTCCTTGAATTAAATCAAGTAAAGGAGAGTTTGATTCATGTGTATGTTTTTTCCATTCAATAGTGGTTTTTTTATAAAGATAATTTAAAATTTCATTTTCATAATGGTGTTGATTTTGTATTGATGATATAAAGGATGCGCTATGAGATTCCTCTAATAAATTTTGAATAAGCAACATCCAAACCTCTGTAAAATCAAGCTGTTCCCTTCCAACTTGATAGTAATCACCCAGAACTTCTTGTAGTGCTTTTAAAAAGCGTGATGGACTTAAATGATTATGATCAATCCATAATTGTTTCCATATGAGTGTTAATTCTTCACCAATACTAAATATTCGATTTGTTTTTTTATGAAATATAGAGGTAGTTAATAACATATTTCTAAATTCAACGCAGTGACCAAGGCATTGAATTAATGTATTAATACTACATGTATTTCCTAGATTCGCCAAACCACGTGATGTTTCGGCAAGTTGTAATGACATTTTATTCCCTAACGCTTTATAAATTAAACACGTGGTTTTTTTAAATCTATAATTTAAGGTAGAGGTTTTCTAATGGATAAAGTTATTCAGCCAAAAGAATGGGTATTGCCCAATCGTGTTTATTTTAATAAATGGATTTATCAAACATTTCATCCATCGAAATATATCGAGGAAAAGAAAGAAAGAGGAATTACACCAGATCCATCACAAAAACTTATTCGCGATTTTTTAAATTACGACAGTCCATATCGCGGTCTTTTAGTATATCATGGTCTTGGTAGTGGAAAAAGTTATAGTTCTATTCTTGCTACTGAAAGTTTTGTACGACATCGATCCAATGTAGTAATTATGACGCCAGCTTCTTTAGAAAATAATTATCGTAAAGAATTAAAAAAATATTCATCAACTGGTAGTCTTTTACGAAAAAAATGGACAAAAGTAAGAATCCAAACAAATGATGAAATTGATATATTAAAACGTATGTTTGGAATTACTAAGGATTTCGTTGAAAAGCAAAACCGTGTTCTATGGTTACCAGCTGTTCCAAAAGAATTTGGTGTGGATCGTATTTTATCTCAACCCACATTGATCCGCGCCCTTTCTGAAGAAGACAAGAAGAATGTACAAGCAGTTTATGATTATTTAATTGATAAACGTTATACATTTTTACATTACAATGGACTGACTAATAAAAAGTTAGATGAACTAGAACAGAAAAATGATTTTGGAAAAGATTTATTTGATGATGCGATTGTTGTTATAGACGAGGTTCATTTATTCATTAGTCGTGTCGTAAATGGCGGCAAAATAGCTCGCCGTATTTATAACATGTTAATTTCTAAACCAAATGTTAAATTGGTGCTACTATCAGGAACCCCTGCCATCAATCATCCATTTGAATTATGTTCGACACTCAATTTATTACGTGGACCTTTAATTGAATATACTTTAAATATGTTAAAAGATGCTCCTTATCCAACATTAGAGGAAATTGAAAACGCATTTGATAAGGAAAAATTACTCCCTTTTATTGATGAAATTCGCTTAGATGAGGGAAATCATCAAATTAAGTTAACGTTAGTACCCTCTGGATTTGTCAAAAAGGCGCGTAACAGCATTGAAGTTGTTCAAGGTCCGAAACGATATGATTCCAGTGAATGGATGTCTCGTGCGATCAATAAGGTAAAGCAACATCTTAAAATAAGTGCCAAGTTCAAGACCGAAGATCTAAATGCTCTTCCAGATAAACGTGAAGATTTCATGAATCAATTTTTAGAATACCCAACCACGACAGATGACGATAATGAATTAGCACGGGTTCCAACGGTTAAAAAGGATAAATTACAATTATTTATGAGACGTATTTCTGGAATAGTATCTTATTATCGGATTGCGGATGAAAGTTTATTCCCTACCCAACTCCCAATGCATTATGAGAAATCTGAAATGTCTAGTCAACAATTCATTTATTATATTGAGAAGCGTATGGAGGAAATAAAGAAAGATGAGATCCAAAAGAAAAAACAGCGAGGACGTCAAGAAAATGACCCCTTTAAAACAAATTCATCTTATCGTGCCTTCACTCGTATGGCGTGTAATTATGTATTCCCAGATAAAATTAGTCGTCCATTACCCTCTGAGATAAATGCCCGTCTTCTAAAACGCGAATTAGATATAAATGAAGATGACGAAATTGATAACATTCCAGGAGAAGTTGCTGAAAAGCCAACAGTTATGAAAGAGTATGAACGTGAGCTTGCGGAAGCATTAAAGGCAATCGAAGATCAAGGAGATCGCTACTTACAAGGTAAAGGTCTCGAAGAATCAAGTCCTAAAATGGCGAAACTAGTTGAATTACTTACAGAAAAACCATCTAAATCTCTTTTATATTCCCAGTTTCGTACAGTTGAAGGTCTTCGTATTTTCCGTATGGTTTTGGAACAGGCAGGATGGAAAGAAATAGATTTCAAATCTAAGTCTGGAGGCGATTGGGAGATTCTAGACGGTGAAGAAGTATTACGTCCCGAATATGATGGCAAGAGATACCTTGTATTCGGTGATAAACAAAAGACTGAAATGTTAATTAGTTTATTCAATGCCGATCTTAACTATTTACCTCCCACGATTCAAAAACAATTAGCGGATGCCCGCCGTACAGAGAATTTACGTGGCAAATTGGCGTCTTTATTAATGATTACCCAGTCTGGTGCGGAAGGTTTAAATTTACGCAATGTAAGAAACGTATATATATTAGAGCCCTTCTGGAATCAAGTACGTATTGAACAGGTAATTGGACGTGCGATTCGTAAGGGAAGTCATTTGGAATTACCATCTGAAGAACGCAATGTTCAAGTAACGATGTTTTTAGCAACATTTACGAAAAAACAAGCAAAGGCGAATAAGACCATTGTATTTAAAGACGATTCAAAGACAACCGATGAAAATATTCGCGAATTGGCATTACGTAAAGATCAAGTGGTTCAAGAATTCTTAACGCTACTTAAATCAAATGCGATGGATTGTGTATTTAATTCCGCGATGAATAAACCAATTGAACACGGATACACATGTTTCTCTTACCCAATCAATCGTTCTCCAAAAGATACAATATATATACCCAGTATTACTGAAGATATGACAAACACTCGTATGTTTGGTATAAAAGAAAAAGCCAAAAAAATAAAAGGCAAATCTGTAATGATTAACAATATCAAATACGTTATTTTAAATGACGATTTGTCTACATTATATGATTATAATGCTTATAAGTCTGCTGGCGTTCTTGTAGAAGCCATGTAACCACTGCGCTTAATTTTTAACTGTTTTTTCAATGACTTGATGTAAAAGTCCGACCATTACTTCCCAAGAATAATGTTGTAATACTTCTTGACGTCCGCGCTGTCCATGTTTGGTAACTAATTTAGGGTTCATGTAGTATTTCCATATGGCATCCGCTACATCTTTTGGATCACTTACCTCCGCATAGCCACCAATACCGTCTCTAACTTTATCAACATAGTAAAACCATTTAGGTTCAACAAGAATCGAATTTTCAGAATGTAAAAACTCTTTAAATCCACCAATATTCGCCACCACTTGAGGGCAACCAACTGCGAGATGTTCAAATTGACAGAGACCGAACCCTTCACCTTCGCATGTATTTAATCCAATATCACATGAATTATACATAATATTGATATCTCTATCGGACATTTGTTGGGGTTTCGCAATGGTTGTAATGTATTCACGGGCTTTTTCAACATTTAAGTTACGTTTTTTAACTTCTAAATCGAATAATTCTAATAGATCCCAGAATCCATTAAAGGCAGTGCCAACCATCAGTTGAATAGGGCGATGTTTTTTGTCAGGTTGTTTTTGTACCATTTCCATATGGCGTTGAACGATATCTGCGTATGCCATAATTGTATGATCCCAACGTTTTCTAGGTTGATTACGATTCAAGTTTAGAATCATAAAAGCATCTTCGGGTAAATTATAAAACATGCGGGCGATTTTGCGAGGGATTGGGAAATACAATTTGGGATCAAAACCATGTGGGAAATAGTAAATCGGAATTTCAGGTTTTACACCTACACTTCGTGCGACGTCTTTCCAGTAAGGCGTAAAGGCAATGACCGCATCAAAATGTTGATTAATAATTTGTAAATAATCTTGACGTTGATAGGGATACACTTGATCCATATAACTGACCAATTTAAAACGACGACGTTCCTCTTCGGTTAATTTTTCAACAATTGTTTTTACGAGAGAACTGGTAACCACTGAATCGTTAAAGATAATAACAATATCTTGAGGATGCTCTTTTAAATAATCCGCAATTTCTACTTCACCAAATCCATTACGTTTAGGGTTTTCCGTAGCAAAAGCATCATGTAGTTTAACATTGGGTGGAATATCATTACGAGTGCTTGTAGTTGCTTGACGGAAATTTTGGAAGCCATAAATTGTTAGATCGATATTATCTTTGAGACCAAGGTATTTCGCAATATAATAAACGACACGACTATAACCATTTGATTGACCTACAGGGTAAGTACCACAAAATAGAACACGAATCTTCTTTTTATCCTTATCTTTATTTTCATCGTCAGAGTCTTCAACGACTACAACTGGAATCTTTGTGCGCACAGGTGTTTGTACAAGATTTGGATTAATTTGTAGCGTTAATTGAGATGCTTGTTTCGTAATTTCTGTATCTTTTTCAGTAGTTACATTGTTACCAGCGCTTGCTAATTCGGATACAGTAGGTGGTACCATATTTGCCCCAGTAATTGACATCTCAGATGAACGCTGACCAAAGGATTGTCCTTTTCCTAAAAATCCTAAGAGACTCATATAAAGTAATCAAATGATAAGTTTTTTAAATCAAAACAACAAAAAATAAAAAGAAATGAAATAACCTCTCACCCACACACCCACATCCATAAATTCATTAAACAATCGCTTGTCCATAGTAAAGTAAAGCTTCTTTTGCGGATAGATTTTCAGCTTCTTTCTTAGAGTGACCACGAGCTGTACCAAGTGACAATCCAGATTTATCTTTTACACAATAAATAAATACTTTTTGATTATTAACATTTTCAAAAGACACTTCAAAGAACCGAGGAGAATCCTGATACGTATGCTGCATATATTGAACAAGCATATCTTTATAATTCGTTTTAATTTGAATGAGTTCGGCAAAATCAAGATATTTTTCGAGAATTGTAATAATCCATGTTTCAGCAACATGATATCCCATACCAGAAAGAGGGAAGAATGTCGATTTAACACCTGGAAATTCAATGGAACAATTTTCATCATTATTATAATCAGTGTAAATAGCTCCAATAAATGCTTCAAATACGTCTTCCATAATTTTATAATTATTACGCCCATGAAGTTCTTCAACTTGTTTTGAAATAACAACAAATTTAGGATATCCAATTTTATCACCTAGAAATCCTAGCATTTTGCCGTTTACAATTTTAGTGCGCAACTTTGATAAGAATCCCTCTGCTTGATCTGGATAACGTTCATGTAAATAAGTAGCACATACCATTCCGAGAATGGCATCACCAATAAATTCCAATCTTTCATACGACATTTCTTGTAAAGGAAGGCAATTCGATGGACATCTTTCATTACCAGAATGAAAGTCATCATTTTTCATTGTACAATAAGAACGATGAACAAATGCGTTTCTATAAAGATTAATATTTTTAATAGGCATAGCGATCAGACCATGATTATCAAATAAAGATCTAATATCTGATTCTTGAATTAGTATATTAGAAGGATTATAAGGTAATTCATTTTCTTGAATCTCTTGAGTTTTATTATGAAGATTATTTAGACGAATCATTATACAAGATTGGTCGTATATAAAAAAAGTAGATAGTACTTAATTATATATTTAAGTGAATCATTTTTTTAAGTAAATTAAAAATTTTCGTAAAATAACTATATTTTAATTTAAAAATATAAATTTAAAAAATATAATGAAACTAAAAGAATTACCAGAACGTATTTCTGATATTACTGAAATATATTCAAAATTGATATCACTTGGAATACACAAACGTTTTGATGGAATGAATATATTTTATGAACACATAAATTTATTTGTAAAAGAAGGTCAATCCGCTTCTGGAAAAATAAAATTACCTGAAATTGATCGCATATTATATTATCAACTAATTACAAAAAGTATGAATCCAAGTATTGTTTGGTTGAAATATGTGGGGAAAAAATTACATTAATTTTATTTATTTTGAAAAAGATTTAATAATACAATATTTTTTACGTGGAGGAGAGTTATTTACAAATAAAGCATGAATATATTCATCTAGCTTACGCTTTCGAGGAAGAATATGAGACTTATTTAGATAAAGAGACTCCATTATATATTTTTAGTTAAATTTAAACATTTCAATTTTTTATTTTCAATCAAACTAATAAAGAAGATGTCTAGTACAAAAACATCTACAAAACAAATAAAATTTTTATATGAAGGAAATTATAGTTGTGTTTACTATCCACCACCAAAATGTGATACTAAAATAGATCATATTAAACATGTAAATAAACCAATGGTTGGAAAAATTATAAGACCCATTGATAGTTTAAATGAATGGGATCGAGCAAAAGAATTATATAAAATAGATCCTAAACAAAAATACTTTATCTATCCATATGAATTATGTGAAATATTACCAACCGTCAATTCTCATAAGTGTCCACTAATTCAAAAAAATCAAAAAATAAATATGTTATCCATACCCTATGTAAATAATAATATATTGAATTATTTTATCAAAAAGAAAAAGGTATTATTAAAGAATTTTATTCCTAAATTATATCATTTATTAGAAGGACTTGCTAAATTACATAAATTTGGATTAATACATCAAGATATTAAAGTTAATAATATTCTTGAAAAAGATCAAGAATTTTTTTATATAGATTTTGGAATTTCTATGAAAAAGAAAGATATTTTTAATGTTGAAAAAAATGCTGCTTACTTAAATGCGGATTATATGATTCACCCTCCAGAATATCGCTATTTTTCACATTATTACTATATATCAAAAAAAATAGAACAAATTGATATGTTTGTAGATAATGAATGGTATATGTTACATTATATAATTGGTGAGAATAAATTAAGAAATATTGATTTATATAAAAACTTTTACTCCTATGATGAATATAAAATAAAATTTTCAAAAATGTTCAGTGTATTAAAAAATAAAACAAAATTACAGATTTCTAAAATATTTACAGATCAAGTTACTAAAGTAGATATATATAGTTTAGGTATGGTATTATTACATATTAGTCCTTATTTACAAATGGACTCCTCAAGTATTTTAGCTAAAAGTTATATTATGTTAATAACAAATATGATAAATCCTAATATTTTTGAAAGATATGATACCCTTGAATGTTTAAATTATGTTAAACAGCTTGTGGAATTATTGTGAATTAATCATACTAGGATTTTGACTTAATAGATCCCAATTCCATGGTTTTTCAGGATAGGCTTGAACAATCTCCCATGTAATATTTGGAAGAGAACTAATCTCTGACCAGTTCCATGGTTTATCTGGAAGCTCTTGAACGATATCCCATGACATGTTTGGGTTGGAACTATACATGAAATAATCCCAGTTCTTATTAAGGTTCGATCTTATGATATTAGGTGTAATATGTTTATTTTGACTTAGGATCCACCAATTCCATGGTTTATCCAAATTTTCCTCAATAATTTCCCATGTAATATCACTCATATAACTAATATAATTCCAATCCCATTTTTTATTTGGATTCTCTTGAACATTTTTCCATGTTATTTTTTTATCAGATTCAAATCGAGTCAAATCCCATTGTTTATCAGGATTTGATTTTACAATATCATGTGTAATATTTGGATTAAAAGTCAAACTATTCCAGTCCCATAGAATTAATACTGAATTTAGATTAGATTTAACAATATCCCATGTAATACATTTATGTTCACTTACCTCATACCAGTTCCATGGTTTGTCTAGGTTCGCTTGAATAAAGTTCCATGTAATATTTGGATTACAACCCATACTCGACCAATCCCAAGGCATTTTAGGGTTTTCTTTAATTATTTCACATGTAATGTTTGGATTACAACTTAGCTGTGACCAATCCCATGGCTTGTTGGGATTCGCTTTAATAATATCCCATGTAATATTTTTATTTTCACTCAAATAATACCAATTCCATGGAAGCTCTGGTGTTGCTTTTACAATTTCCCATGTAATATTAGGATTTTTCCCAAGTGTTTTATAATCCCAAGGAATAGATGATTTACGAATGTGTTGAATGATCCATAAATCTTCCTCTCCAAGTGGAGTCATTTTTTCATCATCGTCGATAGTTACTTTATCTGTGCGCGCCGATGTGGTTGTGACAGTGGTAGTGGTAGTGGTATTGGGGATGTTATAAACGTCTTTCTTTTTAATGAATTTAATACATGATTTAATTTTGAATTGATTTGTTTTTTTCCCCAATACCAATGATTTCGCTTTTAATTCAAATGGAAATATTGAAGATGAACCACATCTAATGCTTTTAAACCACTTCATAATAATAATAGTAATAATAGTAATAGTATTAATGTTTAAATTATAAACGGACATATCATTTTTTATTGTAATAATTTTTTAATCTTTTTTCCAAAAAAATAATCCGCCAATAAATAAAAATATAAATAGTTTTAATGGATCATCTAAATTATTCATGATAGCAATCGCAATAACTAAATATCGTGTATTCAAAATAACATCATTTAATTTAATAAAACGTCGATTCACTCGTAAAATATTTTGATCTGTGCTTTTTAATAATCGTGGATAGGATGTTAATTTTTGTACGTCTGTTTTGATACGATAATTAATAAAGTCTCTATCCATAAGAATGTTATTTGAAAAAGGGGCAAGAGATGTTATATAATTAAAATTAGGATCTAATAGTGTACATGTTCCATCTAATAATGAAAACACACGAAAGAGGCATAGAAAGTTAGGATCTATTTTAACTTTTATATTTGTGTTGTAGCTAATATCTTTATTTAATATTGCGTTTTTAAGTTCATCAAAATTAAGACTCTCTAAGTATGAAAAGAAATAATTAAAAAATACTTTTAATTCAAGCACATCTAATTCATCTTCAAGCTGAATAATATTTAATTGTAATAATATATCTAAAAACTCATCAATATCTTTTTGATAAATCGCAAATACTAAATTATTTATTTTTTCGCGAAATGAACTATTTAATTCAACTACATTTCCAAAATCATATAATACAATACGACCATCATTATGGATACCTATATTACCAGGATGAGGGTCGCAATGAACTTTACCTAAATAAATAATTTGATATAAAAATACTTCAATTAATTGTTTTGCTATATCCGTTGTATTAATTTGAAGTTTATTTAATTTTTCGATTTCAGTAATTTTAATTGATTCAACATATTCCATAACCAATACACGTGGGGTTGATTGTGCTAAGGGTTTTGGAATATAAATATTTTTATCTTTTAATCGATTACGAAAGAATAACATATATTTAGCTTCATTTAGATAGTTTAATTCTCCTTCTAAAAACTGCTTATACTGTTCTAAAATAATATCAAAATCTTTTGCTTGTTGAAATCCGAAAGATGCGAAAAATTTATTTATAGATATTAATGATTGTAAATCTGTTTTAATTTCATTTTCAATATTGGGTTTTTGGATTTTAAGTGCGATTAATTGATTTGTTTTTTTTAAAGTACCTTTATAAACTTGTCCAATTGAAGCTGACGCAATTGGTATTGGTTCAATATCTGTAAATAAAATATTATAATTTGGTATTTCTTGTTCTAATACATCTTTCATATAAATATAATCAATCGGTTCTATCTGATCTTGTAATTCTGATAAACTGCTAGTGATCTCTTTTCCAAATATATCTACACGGGTAGACATAAATTGTCCAATTTTAATAAATGCGGGTCCTAATTCGATCAGTTCATCCCGCATCCATATACCCAAATTATTACGATCTTTTTGAAAATTATACCTTATTTGAAATTCAGTTCCAAATTTCCAAATTTTCAATGTAGATTTATGTGATTTTTTCGTATTTTGATTAATATTCTTATTAAAGAGATGCATTTCGATATAAGATATATCTATTTATATACATTATCATTAAAAAAATTAATTAAATAATTAAATAATTAAATAATAATATCCTTAATAAATAAAAGAATGCGTTTATCTATTGTAAATTCAGCATCTAAACCTACAGATAAATGCCGTCCTAAAGTAAATGAATTTATAAATAAAATGGATTCACGTCGTAAAATTGTTGAACAATCTCGCTGTTCTCGTTTAGAGCGTATACATAAAGATGTAAATGATATTTATGAACGTGAAAAAGAATATACCAAACAAATGATTGAACAAATTGTTCCAGTTAAAATTGTATGGGATGAAGACGGATTAGATCGTTTAATGAAATTAATACCATTTCGATTTGAGAAAGTAGAAAAAGAAAAGGTTCATGAACCTGAAGTTGTTGAAGAAGATGAACAAGAACTTGAAGAATCTATTTAATTTTAATCTAATTTTAATTTATTTTTATTTTTAAACCCTTTAAATAAAATTATTGGTATAATCTTAATATTTTTGGAATAACTTTATGACGTTCTACATCTTCATCTAAAAATTCAATAATTTGAATTTCAGGTATTTCTTTGTCACTACTTTTTAAGCGATTTAAAAAGTCAGTTAATCCATTTTTTTCAAACCCACGGTCGTGTTGTTTTTGATCTCCTGTAATAATCATTTTACTATTATTACCAATACGTGTTAATAACATTAACATTTGATTGGGTGTCATATTTTGAGATTCATCAGCAATAATCCATGCGTTTTCAAACGTGCGACCACGCATGTAAGCTAAAGGAGATACTTCAATAATTTGTTGTTGAATCATTTTTTGAATTTTCATAGGAGAATAATATTGTTGAAATACATCCATCATTGGTCTGAGCCAAGGTTCCATTTTTTCTTCTAAACTACCTGGTAAAAAACCATGTTGTTCTTCCACGGAAACGGCTGGTCGTGTAATTACTAATTTACTAATTTCATTTGATTGTAATTTGCGAATACCAATATGACAAGGTAACATTGTTTTTCCAGTGCCAGCCGGACCAACGGCTAAAATAATATCCGTTTTCTCATTTTCTAATTCGTTCAAATATATTTGTTGGCGAGGATTTTTTGCTTTAACCACAACAGGTTTGAAAACTTTTTCCATATAGGAATCATCAAACGAAGATCCATATGACGAAGGGGAGCGGGCAGCGTCCAGAGAGAAATCTAAATCATCATATTCTAAATACTTATTACTACGATTTTTGGATTTTCCCATCCTTACTAAGACATTAGATTTAGATTTAGATTTGTTTATAGGACTCACAAATTTACGAGAGGGTTTTGAATATGCTAAATAACTACCATTTTTAAGGGAAGCTAACAACATAATCTTCCTATATAGATGTCATTTAAAAATATAGGTTTAATTTAATATATAATAAATAATTTATATGTCTTTACCACGAATTATAGGACTATTAGGTCGGTCACGTTCTGGAAAAGATACAGCCGCTGAATATATTTGTCAACAGATACCCTATTATCAGATTGTTCGTCTTTCATATCCCCTAAAACGTGCTGTATGTTGTCTTTATGATTATACAATGGATCAAGTGGAATCTTCTTCAAAAGAAGCCATTGATACACGATGGGGGAAAACTCCTAGAGAAACAATTCAATCACTTACTGATTATATGATGTCCTATATGGGCAAGGATTTCTTTAGTCGTACACTATTCGGGGCATATGATCGCCATCAAGAATATTCTAATTATATTATCATCCCAGATATACGTTACCCACATGATATCCTTGAAATTCAAAAACGCGGTGGAATTGTTATTAAAATTGAACGACAAAACTCGAGTGTGAAACATTCATTTGAAGACCATATCGATAATCTTCAAGGGACTATTACCCTACAAAATGATCAAGGCGTTGATGAGCTTCATAAAAAAATAAAACAACTGCTAAATGATCTTCCACTTCCTAAAAATCAACAATTAATCGAAGCGTAGACAGCATTGGGATTGAAAAAACATATTTGAAATGGATTTACATTGTCCTCTTGATTGCTTTGGTATAATATTTTTATTATTATCATGGTTACTATTATCATGGTTATTATTATCATGATTATTTATTAATTTATCACTTTCTTTATCATCTTTTTTTTTACTATTTTGATATTCATTCATGTGCTTTTCAATTTCTTTTTGATGAGTTTGAATATATTCTAAAATATGATTCTGAAAAATCCATTTGAAGAAATTAAGTTGACCAATTGTGGTTTCAATAAAAGTAATTGGTTTATGTTCTAAAATAAATGAAATTCTTTCATGACGGCGAAAAGGATCAAAATAGAGTTTTGTATATGATTTTAATTGAGCTCTATATTCTAAATATAAATGAAACTTACGTAAATGCGGACCAACTTTTAATATACTTTCATGAATCTTGTTATTTTCTTCATCAATCCAATATAAAATATTTTTATATTTAGAATAATGTGTAATAAACCAATCAATTACGCGAAGAGATACCTTATATTTTCCTTGAATAATATTGTTTAAATCTACACGATATTCAGGGTATTTATCATAATAAACAGTTAATGAATTTAATAACAATTCACTTCCTTTAGATATCATTATATGAAAATGCGTTTGAAATCTTTAAATCTGGACGCGTTCATTTTATTTTTTATTCTTTAGTTTTAAAACTTTGCGTTTGCCACCAGCTTGAGGTGGAGAGGGAGGAGTTTGAATAGGGGCAACTGGGGCAACTGGCGCAATTGGAGCAACTTGAACAGGTGCTGTATATTGTTCAACAACCGGAGGAGGTGCTTGAACGTACATTACTTGTGGAGAACAACGTCCAGCACGGAATATTAAATAAAATATTAAATAGATTAAACCAAATAAAAATGCGAATATAGCAAATACGATTTTAAGACCAGTTCCCATACCCGCCGCAGAATTACAAGACCATGATAAATAAGCAGCTGTTAAACTAATTAATGTACTAACAATAAGACTCATAATCCATGTAGTTGATTTTTGAGAACCTGTTTCAGTTTCAGTCTTTGTATCTGTTACTGTTACGGTTTTTTCCTCAAATAATTCTTTTTGTTTTACAAATGATTCATAAATGTAATTTCCTATAAAAGCGTCCATATACTTTATACTAAGAAAAAATGAAGCAACCTCAGTATTTTTCGTTTTCGTTTATAAAAATGTTAAATAAGTATTCAATACTATTAAACACTCTTTAGCGATTATGGAAAATACCATTAAAATTTATAAATCATCTATTTGTTCAATCAATGATATCAAAATAAAAGAAGGACATTTTTTTGATTTTACATCAAACTGGACGCTAGTTGATTTAAATAAATATCCAGCTCCAATTAATACTATTGAAATATATGATAAAGAAACAAAACATCCTTTAGCATTACTAAAAAGAGGTGGTATTCCATTGGATTTATGTGAACTTGCGGTTACATCTTTTTTAGATATTGCTAAAAATCAGGCTTCAACGAGAAGAGGCATGGCAGCTGGTCATATAAAAGAATATATTAGTACAAAATATAATAAAACAGCACCGGTTCATACATCTGTTTTAGGTTACTTTGATAGTGCAAATGGTAAAAAACCATGTCGTTTAACAAAACTATCTCAAGGGGATTATCAGAATAGTTTTCCATTTATTCAATCAATTGATAAATGTTTTAAAGAAATGTGTCCAGAAGCGTATCAAAAACAATATGATGCTGTTTCAACTACAGCCTATCAAATAGAAAACACAGCATATAGTACAATAACGATAAATTATAATTTTAGAACAGCACTACATGTAGATAAAGGGGATTATAAAGATGGTTTTGGAAACTTAGTGATATGTTCTAAAAATATAGAAGGAGGATATCTTCTATTTCCACGTTATGAAGTCGCCATTCAAATAAATACAGGGGATTTTTTAGCTATGAATGTTCATGAATACCATTGTAATAGTCCAATTAATTATAAAAATAATAATGAAACAAATTTGTCTTATAGATTAGCAATTATTACTTATTTTCGTCACTCTTTAAGAAACTGTAAACCATCGGTGCTTCCTGAAAATTATAATACCGAAATGGTAATACGAGATATATTTAAATGTATTAATCAAGAACTTCCAGTAAAACAAATTATTTCCGAAAATGGATGGTGGATTCGAGAAACAGATCGTTTTCGTTTAACTTACAAAGGTCGTAAATACTTTCTAGAAGATAAAATTATGAATAAAAAAATAAGTTCTTTAAAAGATTCATATGTCTACGCGAAAAGTTTATAGAGCACCGCCAATCTCGAGGGGTTTGCGGTTAATATCAGGCTCAATGGTAGCAATGTTCCAAGGAGAAACAGGTTGTTGAGGGTTTGATGGTTCACTGCGAAGTTGGTAGTTAGCGTTGCGTAGAGATTGACCTTGAGTGTTAACACCTACATGGTAACCAGCGGTTAAGAAGTTTTGGTCGCTGACATCACCTTGTCCCATAGGGTTCATTTGAGCCCAGCGACTGTTGGCGGCATCTTTTGGAAGTAATTCTTCGGCGGATAAACGATCGCGGGGGAAGCAAGAAGGGGCAGGTACAGAGGCACCACTGGCACTGGCGGCGGTTACTGGGTTGAAGACTTCATTTCCTTGGGGATCACTTACACCCATTCCACCGAAAGGTCCACCGGCAGATTCTGGGGATGCTGGGCTATTTTGTGCGACACTAGGAGCTTTGGGGAATGCGGGAACACCTTCGGAGATATCATATCCTTGGAAACGTTCGGCATTTACCTTTTTAGCGGATTGATTATAGGATATAAATAAAAATCCTAGGAGTACAACAACTAGTAAAATGGATAGGGGGACAATTACTTTGTTTTTCATTGAATCTTATACTATTACTAAAAGATAAAATATTTTAGAAAATTTAAAATTAAATTCATTCTCTACCTATTTGGACAATTATAGAACGGAAAATATCTATTTCCGAATCCCAGTCATTTAAATTTTCGATTGTTTGAATTTTATTAAAATGATCTATTAATTGATCCTTTATCTTTTCCTTTTCCTTAATCATATTTTGATATTCCTGAATTTTTGAATCAATTTGATTAATTTTTTCTTCGTATTGCTTTTCCCAATATTTTTCTATTGATAAACGCTCTTCAAGATCTATTTCAATCTCTTGTCCGTTATCTTCAAACTCATTAAATCCAGTTAATGTCCATCTTAAGTTAAATTTTTTCTGATAAATAAAAAGCCCGTCACATTTTATACTACATTTCACGGCAACTGGCATTGAATATTTACGATCATTAAACCATTTTGAAAAATCCGCAATTTTGGTATTAGGGGTTCTTAAATTTGAATAATAAACACATAATTCATTTTGATAAATAGAACTTTTAAATAATTGTTCTATTTTTTCATGCGATAAATCATTTTTAAACCATTTTGAATTGTTTTCACTCAGTTTATTAATTATATCTGCCTCAATATGATGTAATTCATTATAATTATATTCATTTGGTGATATTTTTAAAATCAAAGCATACCCTTGCTGATGCGATAACTTATGTACTTGTACTAAATTTACTTTAAAAAAAGATAAAGAAAGGGGTTTTTTATTATCAGTAACTTTAATATGAAAATAATTTGAATGTTTTATAGGTGCTTGTAGTTCCATCTTCGTATATATTCTTAGAAGGGATTTCTCCTCTAAATAATAACGCGGATTAATGATGGATTCTAAAATTATTCATTTATTTTTAAATGTTATTTTAAAGGAACTTAAACAAAAAGAATTTAAAACGGAAATCTTAAAACCCGTGTTAAAAAATATTTTATGGTATTTATTACCTTATATATTATTCGTCATATGTATTAATATGTTCTTTATGATTATAGCTTTATCAATCGTCCTTTATTTTACAAAACGGTGAAAAAAAATGTTTTAATAGAATAACAAATAATATCATGAACACAGAAGGAGGAAAAAAACGTGTACTCAAAAACCGCAAAGGAGGCGATGCTGATGGTGGTGCTATTGAATTAGGTTCTATTTTAGCACCTGCTGTACTTTATGGATTACGTCGTGCGTTAGATTCCAACAAAAGTAAAGGACGCAAGGTTCGTGGAGGAAACTCTGACGAATTATTAATGGAAACCCAAGAAACTGGTATGGATGAATACACAGCTCCTCAAGAAGGTGGTAAACGCCGTAAACGCCGCGGAGGTGCTACAAATGCTGTATTCGTAAGCCAACCTTCCCCCCTTGAAGGTGGTGTTGAAGAAGTACTATCTACGCAATTACCCGCTGCTGGTGCCGTACCCGTTTTAGAAGGTGGCAAGAAACGCAAAGCCAAGAAAGACACCAAACGTGGTGGTGACAAGGACAAATCCGACGATGATCAAGAAGGTGGCAAAAAACGCAAAGCCAAGAAAGACACCAAACGTGGTGGTAGCATCTTCTCTAGCCAACCTGCGCCCATTGAAGCCGATGTTGTTCGTCCCTTACCCGGTCAATTACCTTTATTACCAGCTGACGGTGGTGATTTAATCGTACCTAAAGAAGCTGGTCCAGTTGCCGCTGAAGGTGCTGGTGGTGTCCTAGAAGGTGGCAAACGCAAAGCCAAGAAAGCCGTCAAACGTGGTGGTGACAAAGACAAATCTGACGACGACCAAGAAGGTGGCAAACGCAAAGCCAAGAAAGCTGTCAAACGTGGTGGTGACAAAGATAAATCGGATGACGACCAAGAAGGTGGCAAACGCAAAGCCAAAAAAGACGCCAAACGTGGTGGTGACAAAGACAAATCGGATGATGACCAAGAAGGTGGCAAACGCAAAGCCAAGAAAGCCGTCAAACGTGGAGGTGCTGATGAGACCATGATGGAGCAATACGCATCCGTTGATCAAGAAGGTGGCAAACGTAAAGATAAGAAAGACGACAAACGTGGAGGTGCCATTGACTTATTCACTCAACAACTTAAAGAGGTCACTGATCAATTAAATAAGTTAATGAAAAAATAAATAAGTTATACACTCGCGCCTATTTTACAATAGCTTTTACATAATCGATTTTCTTTAATATGTGAATCGATTAATTTAAATTTATTAAATAACTTATGAGCATTTTGATGATATATTTTTTTTAAAGCAATTTCATTCATAGGATGTTGTCTAATATACTCTATAATACCCACATAATCCTCTAGGAAATTAGGTAATAATTCATCTAAATGTTCCCATATAAATTGGTGCGCATTTAATAAATCAGGACTAGCTTTATATTTACCAGGATGTGTATGGATTGAACATTGAATAAACGTCCATATACCGATATCACGTGTATGGGTCATACGTTTAATTTTCTGTTTCCAATAACCAATCATATCATCCTCTTTTTCACGTGTCTGATTTACCTTATTATGAAACTGAATTAACCAAGAAACCATTTCTTTTTTATTATTTGGAAATGGTAAACTTTTTAAATGCTCTTGATAATTGTTTCTACATACTGAACAGGGTAATAAGTATTGGACGTTTATAAAAAATGTCTTTAACGTATTATATGAAGCTTGCGATTTAAAAGTTAATACATGAAGAAATGTCCAAGTTGGCGCACCCCATTCTTTTGGATCCATGACTCTCTAATATTTAACTTTAAGATATTTTTGATAACTCCATTGAAGTGATTCTGAAAGATCAATATTACCTTCCGCATTTTTTTCTTTTTTAGCAATATACCAAATGCGATCCATTACCTGTTCATCTGATTCAAATGGTGCCTTTGGGATACGGTAAAAAATCCCTTTTGTTTTAAGAATACAGAAATTCATTTAGTTATATAATAACCTTATGCGATTAATCTTAACTCATTTTTTTACTTTTACAATGCAATGGTGTTTCGTTCAAAACATTTTAATAAACAATTAGAACAAGTTGATGTATTTTTTAAAGATACAGATACATGTCCTATTTTATTTAATATTGAAAATCAAAAAAACTCTAATCATTGCTATGTATCAAACAGTATATGGGAAGATATTAATATAAATGAATGGATCGAAAATATTAGTCCTTACAAGAATACTCATCATTTTCTAGAATCGTATTTAAAAACACCCATTAATAATTCATCCGAACTTAAAAAACGACAAGCTTCCTTACGCTACTTTCAAAAAACCAATTTACCATGTATTTGGAATAGTTCAGAAGAGTTATCATCCAATTGGAATTGGGTATTGTCTTTAGATTCTGAATTAAAAAATTATTTAATGGACACACTTTACCCGCGCTCTTGGCCTATGAAGGGGTTATGTTATCATACAACATTATTAAGTGGCTATCAAATATATAGATCCTATATCTCACCAATTACGCAAAGTATATACCCTATTAGTGTATTATTCGGTCCTTATATTTATCTTCGTAAAAAGTTAAAATGGAATTTAAGTTTAAAAGCCTATTTAACATTCATTGGTCAAGGACTTCAATGGATTTATAAAAATACACACCTAGAATTTAAAAATCTAGCGATGATTCTTGTTTATGTAGCTATTTATATTTATAGTTTTATATTAGCAATCGATTTAAGTAATCAATTAAGAAAATATCGCCAGCGTATTCTATCTCGTATGAAGCAATTAACTCAAACTATTCAAAAATTTCAACAAATATTAAAAAATATTCCAAATGATTTCTGGGAATCTTATGTTCCAAGTCTTAAACGTGATAAACTTATGAAACCATGGAAAGGTTCATCTTATATGTTTTATCGTTTATGGAAGTATCCAGCTGAAAGAGATCGCTTAAAAGATATTTATACGGCTATGACGATATATGACGGGTTACAATCTTTATCTAAATTATATAAAAAACAAAATAATGATTGGTGTTTTCCAACATATAATTATAAACAGCCAACGAACTATTTTTCAATGAAACACCCCTTATTACTAAATGCGGTATCAAATCCAATTTGTATGAAAAAAAATTTAATTATGACGGGTCCAAACGCTGGTGGAAAAACAACCTATGTTAAATCGTTTTTATGGAATATTCTTCTAAGTCAAACATTTGGCATTTCCCGTTCAAATAAAGGTAATATTAAACCCTATGAGGCTATTTTACATCATGATAGAATAAAAGATTTAATCGGAAGTCAATCTCTATTTGAAGCTGAAATGACAAAAGCAAAAGAGGTTTTAGAAATATCTAAGAAATACCCATATTCTATTTATTTTATGGATGAACCGTTTCATTCAACGCCACCAATAGATGGTGCTGCTATGTTAAAAGCGATGATGGTTTATCTTTCAACAAATACTTCATGTAAAATGATATTAACTACGCATTATTTTAGTGTTCAAGATTTAGAACAAGATTATCCGTCGTTATTTAAAAATATTTCGGTGGAGGGGGAAAGAATCGATAATAAATACCATTTCACGTATCGTATTAAATCCGGATTTTCAAAACAATCGATTGGTATTGAACTTCTAGAAACACGTGAATTTCCACCAATGTTAATCCAAACTGCGATTAAAATGAAAAACAAAATATATGACATACATATAAATGTTTAAAGATCCTCAATTTATCATAACACTTCAAATGGCACTTATCGGTATTATTTTAATTGCCGGATTTTATTTAATATGGAAAGCAGTAACACGTATTGAAGAGAAAGTTGATGTACTATTATTAGATAAACAATCTCAACAATTATTCGGTTGTTATTCTGATTCTAAAGACAAAATGATTCAACAAGATGGTGAATCAAACTACGTATATTCTTCTACAGACGCAATAAAACGAAATGCGGATGATGAAGGAAATGAATTAATGAAGGCTATATTTGATAATCATAATTATGAAAACGATGATGAAGAGGATGATGATCAAACTCCCAATGGAGGATTTGTGTTTTTCTCAGCACCACTTCAAATGCCGACCTCTGAAACAAACGATGAAATAATTAATAAAAGCGATGATATTAATATTGAAGAAATAAAACCAGATATTACAGCTAGATCTGATGTAACAATTTCAAATGTAGGATATTCAAAAACAAAATTAAAAAGCATGACATTAGATAAATTAAAAGATTTATGTGAAGAAAGACAGTTATCCGCAGAAGGTACAAAAAATGAATTAGTTGAACGTTTATTAAAGGTCTAAAATAAATATATCTTTTCTAAGTAATAAAGAAGAATATGTCTTGCGAAAGTTGTGATGTCAAAACTGATCCCAAAGTTATGTGCCCTACTCGTATGTCAGATGGAAGAGCCTTCACCGATTATCGTCCCCGCTGCATTGTAAATGCGGAACTCATGGCATCTGTTGCTGGACAAAAGATGGTTCAAAGTTCTTATGAATCCCGTATGTATTTACAAACTCAAGCCGATAAAGTAATGGAACAAGAACGCCAAAAAGCGGTAGACCGTTTAATCCCATGCGCACCTTGCGCTCGTCCATTCAGCGACCCTGGAACCATGTTACCTGAACGTTATGTCGTTCGTTGCGATGGTGTAACATGCTCTCGCACTGAATCAAACCCAGCCGGTGTAGGTGATGGACGTAACTACGCTTAATTTTTTATATATAATTTTTTCTTTTCTTTACCAACAATAATATAACGACCTCCTTTTTTACCAATATGTACTGTATATTTTTTACCATTATAGTGATGTTTTAATTTTTGTTTTCCACCTTCTACATTTTCTTTTGAACGTTTCTTTTCAGTAATAGGTTTTTTATCCAAAAGATGTGATATGGTACGTGTTCTGCGTACAATATTTTGAGAAGATTCTTTCAATATTTTTTTTGTAGGAGATCTCTTTAAATTATCTTCAATATCGCTTTCATATCCTGTTTTAATTTTACTGAGAGTTAGATCATTTTGAGGGATTCTGTACTTAAATAATAATTCTTTTATACCCGATGTCGAGTATAATTTAGATTTATTGTATGCTAACGCTGAATTCATTTACAATGATATAATATAAAAAATAATTAAATCGCCCAAGACTAATATTATAACTAATATGATTTCCAAATAATAAATATTATACTTATTTTGGTTATTTATATTGTACTATCATATTCTGTTTGTAAGTAACCTTGTTCATTCGTTCTATTCCAATCTTTAATAAAAGCATCCTTGCGTTCGCCAATAACCATCCATGAAATTACATCTATACTTGACGTATTTTCACATGAAATATGCAATATATTACCCGTCAAAGTACCAAGAAGACGTTCGAATGATGTTGTATTTTGAAGGAAAAAATCTGGGTTACATACTAAAGCTATAAATGTACCTTCAGTCATAGCACATTCTGGCATGGCTGTACAATCACGATCAATGTTAACGTATGCTTGACCATCATTTAATGTAACACGCCCACGATAAATAAGATCACAACGTGGTCCTTCTATAAAGCTATGAACTAAATGAGTATTGCTTTTTGTGGGATGTGATATATCAAAAGTACCAGCTGATTTTGATAATCCACCACACGCGAACGCTTCATATCCTGTCCCGGGATTATTGTATACTCCTATTCTACCTGATGCTTCTAATCTTAGTTGTGACGCAACGCGTCCTCGCCAATGAAACGCTAATGAAGGTGATGAATTCATAGTTCCTGTACCTGCTGCTTCTAAGTTAAGTTCACATAGTTGAAGAGATGTTTGCATCCAACCTGTTCCGCTTTGTAATGAATAAAATCTGACAGGACCATCTGTATGATTATTATTGTCATATATAGATTTTGTACTTATAATTCCTGATCCAGATGTTTTTATATCTCCATTTACATCTAATTTCACTGTTGGATTATTTGTTCCGATGCCAACATTACCATTTTTTAGAATGTTCATTAAAGTGGCGCCGCCCGCATCTGATGCCGTGGTGCGTAATAGAAAGTTTGTATTTGCCGTTATACTTTGTGGTGCGGTAGGGTAATCAGAAGGTGTGACCACAGCCGTTGAAATGCGCATCTCGCTAATATAGACTCGATTGTATTGTGTAGAATATGATCCAATAATAACAGGGTAAGCCTCTGCCAAAAGTGTCGCACTGGAAGTAGAATAACTTGTACCTGAAGATGTAAGACTTTGTAATGTTCCATTTATGTATAATTTTAATGTTTTTGCGGAATTATCATGTGTAACAGCAATGTGATACCATGTATTAATTGATAATGTATTTGTTGTTTCAACGAGTTGATTGACACTACTTGAGTTTTTCCAACCAAACGCCAATTTGCTATTGTTATTCATTCCAAATCCCCAACTAAACTTGGCACCTCCATAGTCGCAAATTGCCATTAAATATGGAAATGATGTAGCATTCGCACTTATAGGTGTCTGTGTATAATAAACAAATGAATCCAACGTCCAGCTTGAAGTGAAATTGATTTGACCATTATATACATTATTATTAAGAAGTGCACCAAAATTTCCAATAAGAACAGAAAACGCATTGCCACCAGGTGAGAAGTTTGTAGGTATTATTGATGTTAAGGATGAAGATGTTATTGCTGTTGTTCCTGTTTCATCAACATAAGCTAAACCACAATTGGTTATGTTCATTAAAGTATTTGGACTACCCCTATATCCTGTAACAGGTGTATTTACAGCCAGAGCACTTGCGGTTGTTTCCGCAATTTGAAATGAGGAAGATGGTGACGATGTTCCAAATGAAAGACGATTATTACCAAAATTAACCAACAAAGAAGAATTAACTTTTGTTTTTAATAAAAGCTTAGTATTCAAAACTTGAGCAATCGGTGCTGTAGGAGTTGCGCTTGGAACAATAGCAGAGCCTTGTACGATTCTTAGATTACTTACATAGCAGCCAAGTGATTGAGAATTCCATTGACCAATCACAAGATTGTATACCCCTGTCACAAGAGAAGTTCCTTGGACTGTATGCGTCGTTGCGCCTGCAATGTTGCCAGCATTTGATTGAAGTGTTTGAAGCGTTCCGTTTATGTAGAAAGTTAACGCGTTCGTAGATTTAACATATACCATTGCTATGTGATACCATGTTGAAAGGTTTAGCGTTGCGTCTGTCTTAATAAGAACAGTTCCTGAATTATGAGTATATCTTAGACTGAGCGTTCTATTAGCAGGCCAAGGTCCAAAACTCCAAACAAAATTTTGTGATAAAGGATCATGATATCCAATAAATGTAGGGCATTCACCATTATATTGACCAAATGTATTGACATAAATGAATGATTCTAGTGTAAAGTCACTCGCAAATATTTGATTTATTGCTGCGGCGCTGCCGTAAGGCACATATAGATACTGATCAATTATGCTAGATTGACTTTTATATGGTATGTATATACTATGCTCGTTATTTGCTTGCGTAAAAACATCTCCAATTACATATGGTGTTATTGATATCGTGTTACGATTAGTGTCATCATAAATTACAAAATCGTATCCATTTGTTTGAAGTTGTGGCTGGGAATTCAATAAAGGGGTACTTGTGTTTATTGAAACTCCTCCTCCATAAACATTCACAGCATAACCCGGGCGACGAACTGTGCTTGTTCCAATTACAATATTGCTGCCGGTTATATAATCACTTACAAATGATGTCGCCTTCACTGTCCCAACAACATCAAGTGCTTGAGAAGGCGAAACACTACCAATACCCAAGCGATCATTTTGAGTATCCCAGTGCAAGTTTGTAGGTTGCAAAACCGCAGCTGTCCCATTGCCTACGAGAAGTTTCTTGGATGCCAGTGTATTTGCTCCCGTTCCACCATTTGCGACTGGTACAGTTCCTGATAAGGACGCAGCCGGCAAAGATGTCAAAGACGCGCCGCTCCCGCTGAATGTCGTTGCTCGAGCGGTTCCGACAATATGTAATTTTTCTAAGGGAGCATTGGTTCCGATACCTACATTTCCCCCGTTGACAATCGTCAAAGATAGTCCGCTTTCACTGTCATAGAATTCTGCTACACTATTGGCTCCTGATTGTGTCACTTTAAGTGCTGGACCCGTTCCTGCATTTTGGATCACCATTTGTTCCGTATTACTTGTGATTGTATCAAGACGAACAAAATCTCCAATGACACTTATGTTGGAACACACAATATTTCCAGAAGCATAGATGTTTCCTCGTACGTCTAATTTTTGGGTGGGAATGGCTGTTCCCATGCCTACATTCCCATTGTCTTCAATCATCAAAGCGTTTCCTGCGATGGTAATATTACTTGCATATAAGGTACCTAAAGCTGTAATATGCTGCGCAGTAAAATCTAAAGGGGTATCATTCACTTTCGATGAAATTTTCATCCCACCTGTAGCATTGTTACGAGAAATACGAGTTCCACCAAGATCAATGGTGTTGCCCGATAAATACAAATCCCGCCAACGATAATTACTAGATCCTAGATCGTATACGTTACACGAAAAAGGTAGGATATCACCAGTGATATTTAAATCCCCATATATATTTACATTCGATTTACCAATATTCATTACTTCAATCGGTTGATATTGTGTTAATTCAAGAGGTTCGGATATATTCGATGATTCGCGAAATGTATAAAATTGATGAACGGTTGCCTTATATTTCTGTTGAATAGGTATTTGTGACTTTAAAGACATTCCACTTTATTGATTGATATAGAAATTTTTCATTCAAGTGAATTTAATAACAAAGATATATTTATCGCCACCGCTAATAAATATGGAGGGAACCCCTGAACAAAACTTTATAATAATGCTAAAGGAACGAATGGATTATCTTGAAGATCAATTATTAAAATTAGAAAATACGATTCTTCAATTAAAATCAACACGTTATCATCATATTAAAGTTAAAACAAATACAAAAACAATTCCAGAAGTATTAAATTATATATTCTTAAATCGTATAAAAATAAATCCGGCATTTTCTGCGTGGTATTGGTCAAAACAGAATGATACGCTACATATAAACCTTATTCTAAGTACACATGAAGAAATCCGCGAAGATATCATGAAAGAATATTTAAATGATCCAATGATATCTTATAATCCTATATCAGACTTATATACATTTATTCAATATTTTCAAACATATTTCCATGATGAAGATGAAGCAGATGAAGTTTATCCGTATGAATATTGGCATTGTCGCTACGGCTGCTTATTTGATAAGATTCAATCCGAAATGACGGATGAGCCGTTTATAAGTAGCGTAAATTATAGTCCCTGTAAAGAACTTCAACAAAAATTACGGCAATGGATATTTGACAAATGTAATTGGATAGATATATTGCGAATATTTTATTGATATAATATAAGATAAGTTAAGTCATGTTTCATTTAGAAAATGAACATATAGAACTTCATGTTGTTCGCAAGGGTGAAAATGGTTTATTAATTTCAGGAGAAGTAAAAAAGGCTTCTAGATACACTGAACGTGTTATTATGGCTGCAAACCCAATTGATCGTATGATGAATTACTCTGGATCTGGTTTGGCATTTACAAATCCTGAAATTGCTTTTGATAATAGTCCAAATTATTTTGAAGTTTCTGAAAATGGAAATATTAAAGCCACATTTGTATATCCTAACAGTTACTATACACAAGATTCTCTTACTCGTATTATTCCAAGCATTTTTGTCATTTTAAAAAAGAACGGTGAAGCGCCTATTTACTATCAATTAAAATTAGAAGATGAATTACCTCTTAAAACATCTACAACCTATCGTCCAGAGCATGATGATAAAAAATCGATGTTTTATTCACAAAAAGAATTAGTTATGGGTATTCCACCTTCTCAGGAATGGATTTTACGTAATAGCGGTGATTATAAGATTAAACATGGTATTGCTTAGTCATTTTAATTTATTGTTTTATAGTTTATAGTTTATAGTTTTAATTTTTCTTGAAATTCTTTTTGTTCAGTAATACATGAAGATTTATCATAGGTATCTGGCATATAAGCATGGTAATGACCGTCATCACCTTTAAAGGCTTCGCGTTGAAGACGTTTTGAATATTCAAAAGACGCCTTGCTAATCTGTTCAGGTGGAGAAAAGATCATTGCAACAAGTGACTGTAAGGGAGCATCTCCCCATCGGAAATAAAAGATAGATCCATTCATATCAATTTCTTTTAGGATTTTTTGTACGTTTTCTTGAAACCAGAAGCTGGGTTTTGTCATGAAAAAGTTATTGTAATACATAATAGGCATCCATAGAGATTCAGTTTCTTTAATTTCGGGAAGAGGGCTTTGAGTTAGCGAGAGAATCGTGCGGAATGGATGAAATTGTACAGCACGCATTGGAATTTTTTGTTCGATAAAGAGTTCTTTAAGCATCTCTTTTTTCTCTGGGAAATGCTTATCAAAGAAATCTTTCATTCCATAGCAACACATACCACAGTCAACGTGAAGGAAGTTTGAGGCATAGTTTAAATCTTTATCACTCATCCATTTAAATAAGTCATGTTTAATAGGTTCTTCAATGAGAGAATCATCGTCTAAACGCATTACATAATCGTAAGCTTTTACATATTTAGGGAATTCCATCAACCACCATCTGCACATTAGGCGGTATTTTACATTACGCCAATAGGGGGTTGGGTGAGGTTTAATATCTAAGCAACGCTGAAGCTTAATCGCATCAATATGAGCAGGCAATTTAAAATCATTAGGGTCTAATGCTTGGAAAGATACAAGGTCACGGCAACTAGATCGAATGCTCATAATAATATCTTGTTGGGCGTCATTATCATAGTCTCCTTCATGGAAGATAATAACAGGGTATTTATAAGTAGCGTTAAAATTTTTGAATAAGAAATAAAGGGATGTTTTAAGATAAGTACGGCGAACCTCTGTGTTTTGTGTTAAATAACAAATTGCTGCGTTCATTTCTATTTTTCTATTAAGGATTTGCCCTTAAGTAAATAATAAATGTTATGGATTTATCATTTTCTTCAATATACATTTATTAAATATATATACGATCAAATATCATTAAATTCGATTCAACCTTATGTTGAAAATGTTAATAAATCCAAGCAATATATATGGTTTATTTTACATCATTCGTTCATATATTTACATACATATATTAGCTATAGCTATAGTGCTAGTTATTTAAATAACTCTACCGAATTATTACATTCAAATATTGTTCATCCATATGTAACATCCTTATATGAATTAGAAAAAGCTATATATTTATATGATACAATTGTTGTAATTTACCAACGTGATTTAGTGTTTATACTTCATCATGCTATTACATTAATGGCTTTAATTAATTCTGAAAAAAATAATTTAATGAATGTTGGAACATATGTATTATTTATAATGAATTCTACATCGATTAATTTATATATCGCACGTTTACTAAGACAACTCAAAGATACACGATTTATTATTGTAGGTGATACAGTATTTTTAAGTTTATTTGTTTATTTTAGAATATGGAGATTATCTTTATTATTTATTACAAATTTAATAAATTTAAATATATATTTTAAACCATATGTGCTATTATTATTTATATGGTTATTACAATTTATATGGTTTATTAAATTAAGTAAAATATATTATATAAATCACATTGAAAATACGATACCATCATCGCTATATTTTATAAAACCCTCATTAAAATCACCATTAAAAATATTTATAGATATTCAAAAACTAAAAATGTTATTAACACTTAAAAACAAAAACTAAAATAAAATAAATATAATTTTTTGAATGGTTTTTTATTGTTTTTGTAAATCTATGAAATCCTCTAGAAGACGTTTATGCATATTAGGATTTGTTGGATTCCAATAATGTAGAATGTAAGCCTTTTTAATTCGGTTTGCCATAATTTTACGGATGGTATAATGTAAATGATAATGTTTCTTAATAATATTTACGCTATTGAGTTCGTTCGTAGTCCGCAGTTTTTTTGTGTAATTTTCAATAACATCTTCAATATATAAACCCGATGAAACAGTTGAAAAAGCGTTATTGAAAATGCTAAGACCCCATATTTCATTATTTTCGTTTAAAAAAACTTCATCAACAATACCCAGTTCGCATAAAATTTCCCATTTTCCATTTTTTTGATTTCGTGGATTAAGAAAGGGTAATTGATAACAACTTATCCAAACTAAATCACCTTTATTAAACGACATTACCGTATGTTCAGGAGCATTATTAACACGAATGATCTTCATTATGTGATTGTCATGGTATAATAATCATACCACTAAATCAAATTTATATTTTTATACAAATATAAAATAAAAAAATTGTAAAACTAAAAATATTTATAAATAAATTTATGTAAAATAATTATCAATTTTGTTTTTTAAATTTTTTGAATTAGATTCAACCTTATCTAATATAGGATTTATTACATTAACTCCTTTTAAATATTCTGGTTTTTTAACCATAAATTTTTCTTCCTCTTCTGTTTTAACAGTTTCAGAATCAGATGTTAGACCATCTTGGTCAGTGGTTGTAGGTTCACCTTTATCTACACTGCTAAATATGTTATTAACTTTTAATAAAGTACATTTTTGTAAATCATCTGAAGATACTACTTTGTAACCGTCCATATTAACCATCCATTTTTGAACATCTTTATCTTCTTTATCCTTAGCATATTTAGATTCAATGATTTTACATTTTTCAAGTTGACTACTTATATCTGAAATTGTAAGTGATTGAGATTCAATTAATTTATTAATTTCATTTATTTGATTATCAGAAAGTTGTTTGAGTTGTTCAACCATTGAAGAAATACCTGAAGTTTGAAGTTCAAAATAATCTATGAGTTTTTTATGCATTTCTAGATTAATAGTGTTTTTAAAGTACATGAATGAATATAAAATAGCATCCCACTTCTGTGTGCTATTAATTTCAATTCTAGAGTTTCCTAGAATAAATACAGGTGGAGTTGTAATTGCGGATGAACTAAATTGGGCTTCACCGATAAATACGTATAGTTTAGGGGCGGGTTTTTCATTTTTATTATAAGTTACAGTCATTAAAACTTTATTTCCTCCAGCTTTTAATGCTAATTTCGCAATTGGTATAACATAGCGATCTTCGATTGATCCAAAAATGGTAACTAAATTGACTTTTGTGGCATCTGTTGCGTGAGGTTCTAATAATATTTTAATGTAATTTGGAGATTCAACGAATACTTTGAATAACTCAATAGGGTTTGAATTATCAAATACAAAGTCATTATTTTTTACAAGAAAACTCATGGTAAATGAATCCATTGATAAATTACTAATATTTAGTTGATCAGATGGAGGTCCAACTAATTGTTTATTTAATAAAGGTAATCCATTTGGAGGACGAATAGATACAGGAAGCGCTGTAGAGGATATAATGTTAAAAGGATCGGTATTTGATATATGATTATACCATTTGTTTGATTCTGCTTGGTATGCTTTTTGTTTTACATCATACGATGTGAAGTCGCTGAAAGAAGATAAATAAAACATTAAATTTTCATAATTAGGTATTTTGGAATTTTGTTCTATATAGGTGAATGTATTTTTATCCGATTGGTTGATAACACCTGAAAGAAGAGACTTTAATGAAGTAACTAAATTTACAGCTGTATCACTTGTAGTTTTTTCACCTTCACTATTGACAATAGGTGCCTCATTATTTTGAGGTGTTCCCACAAATCCTTCAACATAGAATTTAGTATAATAAATATAGCCTATTGAAAATGCTAAAAAACCTATTAACAACGATAAAAGATATTTTCTAGACATCTTTTCTCTCTAATGAACAGAGACATTTTTTCCGCAAATGATTCCGTGTACTTTTTTGCCATCCTCTCCATTACAGATTTTACATTTCTGTGATGAGGAATGGAAACAATTACAAACTATTTATAATGAACACTATACAAAAGTTATTTTATATATACATACGCAAACAAAACATATAGGAGCTCTAAAACTATATCAAAAATCCAAAATGAATGAAAGGGAAATAAAAAGAAAAGAATATGATTTCCAACGAGAAATTAAAATACACCTAATAATGGATGGTATAGATAATATATTACCTTTATGGTTTTGGTTTAAAACCGAAAATGAATGGGGATTAATGACGAAATATATGAATCATAGTTTTTTATTAAATCGTATATACAGTTATAAATCAGAAGAATGTATGATTTATAGTGTTATTTATCCATTACTTAAAAGTGTTGAATATTTACACGGAAATAATATTATTCATCGTGATATTAAACCTGAAAATATTTTTATTCATCATGATAAAATATATTTAGGCGATTTTGGTTATTCATATATTTTATCAGAACAAAACTCATTATGTACCAGCTTAGCAGGAACATTAAATTATATGGCACCTGAACTATTAGTAAATTATATTGATAAAAATTATGCGTTAGCATATAAATATGAAGTCGATATATGGTCTATTGGAATCATTGTATATGAATTATTATTTCATACAAAACCATTTGGCTGGAGTGATTTTAAGCATTTTTCGAGGTCAGATCCAACTCGTCCAAAATTTATTCTAAAATGTTTAAAAACACCCATAACATATCCATATTCTACTACATATAATAAAGAAGCTTTACATTTTGTAGAAGCCTGTTTACAGAAAAATCCAACTAATAGAGCAACCATTGATGAATTATTGAAACATCCATGGATTCAAAATTACTTAAAAAATAAAAAGCTAAATCATCTAAAGCATAAATGTCTTCAAGAAATAAAGACGACGACAATAAATCGGAACTCTCAATCAGTAGTAGTGATGATAGCGGATACTCCAAAAGTGAAAACATCAAAGCAATGGTGTTGGAAGAGCCCATGTACTATATTCTAGGTCAATATCTTGAAACAGAAGATGGTAAAAATATTACTACAATTTTACAAGAGCTTGTACATGAAATTCGTTCTGTAAAGGAACTTCTTCTTACGAAGAAAGAGTCTTCTTAGAAACTCTCTTTTTCTTTGGCGCAGGAGTGGATGTCTTTTTTGTGCTTGATGTTGATTTTGTTTTTGTATTTACATTTGTCTTTGTTTTTGTATTTACACTGATCTTTGTTTTTACATAAGTTGATGGAGGTCTTTCAACAAGATATTTTTTTAATGTTAGATAGTCTATTTTATTTATATATACATTGTCCCATTCATCTTTTGGAAGATAATAATTCTTTTTTTCATGAACAAGATACAAACCATAACGTCCCATTTCAATGTTAATATCTTGATACACTTTTGGAAAATTAATTAGAAACTGAATATCTTGTTCGCTAACATCCTCAATCTCAATTTCTTTCCACTCGATGAATGGTGTTATGGATATAAACTTTTTAGTTTCTGCTATTAATATAGCTGGACCATAACGTGTTTTAACGATATCAGCTTTATTAAATGATTTTAGAATATTTGAATCAGATGGTTTTAATTCTTTTTTAGTATTTGTATTTGTTTCTGTATTTGATGATTGAGATTCTTTTACATGCTGTTGATGTTCTTTTTGAGCGTCATTAAGAGAATGTTCAAAGTCTTTGTAAAATAAATCCATAATATTTGTTTTGGTATCATCGTTTCGACTAATTTTATCTAAATTTTCTTCCATTTGTGATGTGAATGTTCGATCGAGCAATGAGGGCAATATATGAATTAAATAATCAACCACTCGTTCTCCAATAGATGTTGGAATAAAACGATCCTTTTCATTGCCTCCTAGCTTAATAGTGTCTTCGCGAGTTATTAAGTGTTTGCTTTTATTTTCTATTAAATAATTATTTACTGGAATGATAGAGGATGGTTGAGATCCTTTAGTAATATACCCTTTAGAAAATAGCTTATCTAGAATGGTAGAATAAGTGGACGGACGCCCAATACCTTCTTTTTCCATCCATTTAATCAAGCTTGGTTCATTATAAAGACAATGAGGTCGTGTTACATCGGCTTCCCCATTGGCTTTAATAAATTGTATGGGTAGATTTAATTGACTACTGAGATGATCCCATTTATCAATTTCGACACTTTCTATTTTTTGTAAAGGTTGCCATATTTCAAGATATCCCAATACTTCTACAAATGTTACTTTTCCTCTAAAATCATAACCCTTAAAGTCATCCAAATTATTGGTCATTTTAAAATGGTAATTTACATATTCTGCTGAGGGCATTTGTGAAGCTACGGATTTACGCCAAATTAGATCATAAATTTTACGATGTCCTGGTGTAAAATCAGTTTCATCTAAATGTTGAACTGTTACATCAAAATTGGATGGACGAATACATTCATGAGCTTCTTGGGCATTGGCGACTTTACTTTTGAAAGAACGTTCTGTTACATAGTTGTCACCAAAAGCATCTTGTAAATAAGTATGGATTTCTTGTTTAGCGCCATCCGATAAATTTACAGAATCCGTTCGCATATAGGTAATAAATCCTTTTTCATATAACTGTTGGGCATAACTCATCGTTTGTTTTGCTGGAATTTTATATTTTTCATAGGCTTCCTGTTGTAAAGCAGACGTTGTATAAGGAGCGGAAGGGTTTGTTTTTGATTTCTTTTTCTCAAAAACGAGCTGCCATTCAGTCGGTTGAATAAGAGCTGTCAATAATTTTTTCACAGATTCATCTTCGGTAAATTCTACCTTTTTCTTTGATTTTGAATCATACAGAGACGTATTCATGGGTGTTTCAAAAAGTTCAAAGTCACTTTCGATTGTCCAAAAAGGATCTGGTTCATGCGATTGATAATCTTTAAACCTTTGAACAATTTCTCCAAGGGCGACACTCTGTACTCTTCCGGCGGACAATGAACTGGTCGCAAATCGTTTCCATAGAAGAGGAGATACTTTATAGCCAACAATTCGATCAAGCGCTCTACGAGATTCCTGAGCTGCTATTAAATGAATATCCAAATCTCGTGGATTTAACAAAGCCTCTTCGATTGCCCGAGGTGTAATTTCGTGAAATGTAATCCGTTTGTATTTTTTAGGTTTCAAATGATTTTTTAAATGCCATGCGATTGCTTCTCCTTCACGATCTGGATCCGCTGCGAGATAAACCATTTTAGCATCCTTAACGAGACCTTTTAGTTGTTGAATAACCTTCTTCTTTTGTTCAATGGGTGTATAATCGAGAATCCATGTATCTGTATTAACTCCTAGTGTTTTTTGAGGCAAATCAATGATATGACCAAGGGAAGCAACAACTTTAAATTCTCCTAAATTTTTCGCAATATCACTTTGATTTAAATATTTTTGAATTGTTTTACTTTTTGATGCTGATTCTACAATTACAAGGTTATAAGCCATATATCTTGTTAATAAAAATAAGGTATTCTTAAGATCAATTTTTACTGTATTCACTGTGTTCACTATATTCGTTCACTGTATTAATGTATTACACTGTATTTATAAATCTAGATTCATTGATATTTTAGGAATGACGCGACGAATACTTTTGTTCTCTTTCGTAGGTCGATCGCTTTCAAAAATAGTTTTAAATAATTCTTCGCCTGTAAGATGTTTAAATTCAAGCAATTTTTCTTTTACCTCATTTAATTTTACTGGAATTTTCACTGTACGAACGGTATGACGAATACGTCCTTGATTTGTATTAAGATTATCATATCCATATGTATCCATAAATTTTTGAATACCACTTGAAAGCGCTTTTTGATGTACTTTACGTTCACGAATTGCGACTTCTAGTTTACGAATTTGATCATCCATTTTCATCCATTCAGAAACTTTCGCACGAAAATCAGCAAGGTCTTCTTCGGAAGGGGTTTCTATTTCATCCAATGCTTCTTCAACAACATCGTGTTCAATAAGATCCATTTATATACACTTTATGTGAAAATAACTTTAAATCGTTGTACGCATTCATATTTTTCATTCATATTTTTTTATATAAGCTTCAATATCTTGTTCAGTACGCATACCATCATACTCAGATATAATTTTACCACCTTTAATCATTTGTATTGTAGGATAACCACGAATATTTTTGTACTTTTTAGGGACGTATTCCATATTAGAGTATTCAATTTGTGCGACTTGAACCTTTTTATTTTTGCCTAATTTTTCAGCTATTTTATTCCAAGTGGGCTTTAATACTTGACAATGAGGACACCAATCCGCATAAAATAAAACGATCATGGGCTTATCTTTCCCAACGCATTCTTTAAATTTATCTTTATTTTTCTCATTTACTTTAATAAGCTTCATTTTTGTTCTATTTTGAGAAAACATAAAAGTTCTGAAAGAAAAACCGAGAATTAAAATAGAGAATGTCAAGTATTCAATGGAATGATTTAACCTGTACACAACAATCCAGTTCCATGTCATGTATGGCAATGCGCGATTTAGCACTTAAAGAATTTGATGAAAATCAAACACAATTAAATTATTTACTAGACGATCCTTCGTGCGAAAGATATCAAAGTATGTTTGATAAGGGTCAAATGAATGGATCTGTATTAAGTCGCAACTTATGTTTTACCCATGATCCTACTTTAAAAGAAGGTACCTATCAACAACAATATATTGATCAATTTAAACCACATTACGATGAATGGACACGTCGTAAAGATATTTCAACCAAGAATCCTCAAGAACTCGGAAGTCCTATTAATGCGAATATTTGGAATAATATGGCGGATGATGGAAGTGCTATAATGAAATGTGGTGCTGGTGGTGTAACAAATACAGTATTACCTAAAATGTCAATCCCTTATGGAACATCCGCAAAAGACCAAATGTCAACACCTGCTGATTTTGTGAAATCTATGGGATGTTGTAAATAACTTAGATATAAGTAAATAGAGATGGATTTAGTTCTTTTTCCAAATCAATTATTTGAACCAAAGATTTTAAAATATACAGCTCCTATGGTAAATACTATTTATTTCATAGAAGATCCAGTATTTTATGGAGATCGCAGTGGTTCTGGTGCTGTAGAAAAATTACAATTAAATCAATTACGTATAATTTACATGTATGTTGTTCATCAACGTTATGTAAAACGTCTAAAAGAAGCTGGATATAAAGTTATATTCAAATCGATTCTTGATTTATTGGATAATCATTATTATAATTATTTACCACAAGATTGTATTTTATATGACCCATGTGATCATGTATTAATGAAGCGTCTTAAATCTACAAATATTAATTGGACAATTATAAATAACCCATCTTTTTTATTAACAAATCAAGATATAGAATTATATCGTAAAAATAAAGAAACCAAACGACTTCAACATCATGATTTTTATAAATTTGTAAAAAATAAATTAAAAATACTAGAAAATGTACCAAGTCAAGATAAATACAATCGAGAACCTTATAAAAAAGACATTCCTATGCCAACAAATGCTTTTCAACATTTATTTAGTAATTCAAGAGAATGGGAATCCGCAATTAAATGGTTAGAAAAGACACCCTTTCAAAATAATCCAAGACCATTAATTGAATGGAAAATAATAATTAAAACATATTTAATTCATTTACCTCTTACATCTACGGATGTTAAACAATGGTTATTTGATTTTATTAAAAATAGATTTAATAATTATGGCAAGTATCAAGATGTAGTTACAACAGAAAATGTATTATTATATCATAGTGGTTTATCGATTTATTTAAATAATGGGTTAATTACACCAATGGAAGTTATACAGGCAGTTTCTAAAAAGAAGACAGATATACAAAACTACGAAGGGTTTATTCGACAAGTGATTGGTTGGAGAGAATATTGTAGAATGTATTATTTACAAGTAGCTACAAAAGATTTTAAAAAGAATATATTTAAACAACCTTTACAAAAGAAACTAAATGAGGCATGGTATACTGGAGAAACAGAAATTCCAATTGTAAATGAAACCATACAATATGCTTTTAATTATGGTTATTTAAATCATATTCAAAGACTCATGGTAATGGCAAATTATATGACCCTTTCAAATATTCATGCGGATAGAATTTACCAATGGATGTATGAATTTAGTTTGGATTCTTATGAATGGGTTATGGTATTTAATTGTTATTCAATGGGTTCATGGAGTGATGGGGGATTAGCAATGAGAAAACCATATATATCAAGTTCAAATTATATATTAAAAATGACCGATGCCAAAAAAGGAGATTGGGTAATACTTTGGAATAAAAAATTTCAAACATTTTTAAAGAAAAATCATACTATTTTAGAACACACACAATTAGCGAATTTATTATAAAATATTTATAATCTTTAGTGAAAGAAATAAATCGTGTATACAATTAATGACTCATCCTAAATCCAATGGTCTTCGAGAAGGTATTGCGAGAGGGTTAAGTCAAATGGTCACATACCCGTTTGAAGCAAAAAAGGCATATATTCAAGTAGGTAAAATAGCACCTATTCAATTTATTCAATGTTATAAGGGTATGTTTCAATCATCATTATCGTCTGGTTTTGTATTTGCTTCTTACTTTAATATTTATAATACCATACATCCTTATCCATTTTCATCAAGCATAGCATCCTTTTTTATAAGTTTTATAAAAATACCAATTGCGAATTGTATGAGAATATTACAAATAAATCCACACCATAAAAATGCGATTGAATCTGGAAATAGAATTTTAAAAAAAAGAGGAATAAAAGGTTTATATAATGGTTATAGTATTAGTTTAATAGAAGACGTTATTGAAACAACAGTTAGAAATAGTATTTATGAAACATTTAAAACATCCTTTTTATTTAAAAACCAGAATGCTAATTTAAGTTTAATAACTGGAGCATTTGCGGGTGCGGCTGGAGCAGCATTTACAACACCTTTTGATACAATACGAACGAATATGGCTCATGCATCGATTGAAAATGGTAAAAATGATTTATTTCATGTATCAAAAAGATTAATATTTTCAAAAGAAGGACCAATCGTATTGTTCCGTGGAATGAAACTACGAGCTACATCAAATGCTGTTCGTTATGCTTTATTCTATCTTATTATGGAATATTTATATGTTTTATAATTTATTTTTATTATTATATTATGAATTTATTATTATTATTATTATTATTATTATTATTATTATATTAAATGGTATTAAAATATATATATTGTAAATAATAACTGTATGAATGGTACAAAGGGATAAATAAGGGTCTTTTTTATAAAGTTCTAAGATTTTTGAAAGCCCGCCCAAAAATGTCTTTTTAGGTTGCGCGCCCCCCGAAGAAATTGTGTACTCACGCTCACTTGTTTTGTGGTAATATAATTATATATTAAGGATTATTTTCTTTACTATTTTATATATGTTACTCACCGACTCACAAGATAGGTATAAATGCTCACTTTGTTTATACACTACAAAAAGAAAGTATAACTATGATAGACATATCAATCTGGTACATAACATGCTACTATCGACCCCTACCCAAAACATAGGTAAAACCGCACAAAATATAGATACAACCGCACAAAATATAGATACAAATTCACAAAATATAGATACAACTTCACAAAATATAGATACAAAAAAATGTTTTACATGTTATAAAAGTTTTTCAAACCAGTATAGTCTTAATAGACATACACCTAAGTGTCAACATATTACTCACCAAAATCAATGTAAGATTTGTCGAAAGTTATGTTCTAGTTACAGTGCGCTTTATCATCATAGAAGATATTGTAAGGGTATTCCACAAATAGAATCTAAAGATACATTACCAAATACCACTTCTCATAATACAGTATCTATAATAAATAATATTCAACAACAAAATATAAATACAGTAAATAATATAAATATAAATCTATTAACATGTCCTTTATCACGTGATGAAAAGTTTGATTTTAATTGTGAAGAGATAACTTCGGCGGTTATGTCACAAATCATAAATCATACAACAAATGGGTATGTACGTTTTAATCGTTTCATAGGAAAGGTACTTGAAAATCCAAAAAATCAAATTATAAGAAAAACAAACCCAAAGGATACACATAGTTTAGTTCATATAGGAAATGGAAAATGGGAATTAGCACATGATAAAGATACATTGCCAATTATAACACATCATATGACTACAGCGGCACTAGGTAAATGTATTGAGATTGAACGTCATGCAAATCAAATTATTTATTCTTTAAAGAATTTTCAAAATCAAGTAAAAGAAATAAATGAGATGGATTATGATGACACTTTATATAAGGATATTCTTCAACGTGTAAAACTAGCATTAGTTAATTTTACAATTGATTTACAAACTAAAGATATTCTAATTATTTAACTATCAAACGGTCTAACCTTATAGTTTTTGTATTTCTAAACACCAATTATCAAATTCAAAGATACAGCTCAATACTTGAATTTCAGGGATTTGAAAGTAGCGTAATAATTCGGTTTGTGTAAATAAATGATAATATCTAAGTGATACAATTTTACCCTTTTTATCTTTCCATGGAATCAAAGCATCACCATTTGATTGAACATTCCAATGGCGAACTCTTTTATGAGATTGATCAGTTGCCCAAACAGTAATTAATATTTTACCACCTGGTTTAACGACACGAATCATTTCTTTTATAAATTCATCTCGGCGTTCTTTTTGAGATAAATGATGAAATACAGCAATACATATAATTGAATCAAATACTTCATTACGATAAGGCAATGACAATCCATTTGATCGAGTAACATCTGATTTATTTTTTGCCACTTCTAAAAGTCCCATACACATATCATTTCCAATAAAAATTATATCAGGACGATATTGAAGATATTTTCCATTTCCACATCCATTATCAAGTACAATTGAACCACTTGGAATATTATCTAGAAAATTTCTGACGGCGTTCCAATGGCAAAACCTCGAATCATTAAATGGTATTGCGATATCTTCATATACTTGATGAACATACGCATTTTCAAAATTAGATGCCATCATAATTAGTCATATTAAATGTACATTTTATAGATATTTTCATTTTTTATATAAATATTATTAATAGATGATGAAAGGATATAATCTATATTTATATAATCAACTAATTGTTATTTTATCTAAATTAAAAAATCGTAAATTACGTAAAATATTGATATCGTATAAGCCTTTATTAGAGGAAGCTTCTAAAAATTCCGATACAATAACACAGCCATTAATTGAACATTATTTAACACAGGCATTATTTTTAATTGAAAAACAAAATTAAAAGTACTTTACATTATTTTTATGGTGTCTATATAATTTTAAAAAAAAATGAATTATATTTTATACAAATTTATAATATTCTAAAGACAAATTAACAAAAACGACTGAAAAACATAACAGAAACTCTTGTATTTGTTTTCCAGTAATCTTTTCAGATATGTCTTCACAATTTTCAGAGAGGATTAATGCTGTTTATAACAAATATAAGGAATATACAAATCAGCGTAATCAAAATCGTATTGAAATAGCAACGATATTCTTCAATCAATTTATTCTTCCAAATGTAGAAAGTACGTTGATTCGCCACGCGGGTACAGGTAAGAAATGGGGATACGTTTATACATTTCCTAAGAATTGTTATATTATGAGAGATACAGATGCGCTAGAGCTTGTAAATATTTCAAATGGCTGGCGTAAAGGTAGTTTTCATATAGTTGAAATTATTAAAGAGACTATTTTTATACAACTAAAGACTTCTCTAGAGCAACATATGAGTGACGATACAACTGGTGTTCGTATTCATTTTGCAGATGAAATTGATAATGAAGGACTTTATTCAGGTTTCTGGGCAGAGTGGTATTCAATTTCACCTTTTTCTGAGCTATGCCAATATCCTTTTAGTCCAACAAATTAAAATTCTCAAAAAATAAAAAAACAAAACAAAAAAGATAAATAAAAACCTTAGAAAATATTTAATAGTTACTAATTAATAATTAATTTAATTTTATAATTTATATTTTTATATTTTCATATTTTCATTTTTTCGTATCCAATTACGAAAGGCATTAATCATACGATCACTTTGAGCTGGCATAATATATCTTGAATCTACAAAATTTTGATATTCTGGATAATTTTGTTGTTGACCAATAAGTATATTTAAGTCTTGTTCCATAATACTTTTAATAATTTTTTGATTAACTAACTGATAGTTATTCTCAATAAAGGGTTTATTTATTAATAAATTTCCATGAAAACTTAAAAATCCATTTGTTTCTGGTATAAGTGTTTTTTTCATTGCGACATCTCGAAATAAAACGTTACATGATTTATCATCGATCGGTGATGTATAAATAATATTTTTTCTTAATAATGTTTTATTTTTTTTATCGTAAATAGATACTTCTACAATTGATGGTTTTAAAAATTTAATAGCTATATCAGGTGTATCATTATTAGCATGTTCAAAATATCCATAAATTTCTAAATCATTTTCTCTAAAATTACTTATAAAAATTTCAGAAGCCTTATTACGATTTCCTTGAAACCCATCATGGACAAAGTGTAAGTGAGCTGGATCAAGTAAATTTTCAATTTGTAAATAATAACTATAGGGAGCTTTCAAGTAATAATCACTTACAAAATAATCAGGGTTATTATAATAAATCATTGAATTATAATCAAAAGGGTCTTTATTTTCAGAAAGCCATATAATTCCATCTTTTATATCTAATGAAATTGGATCTAAATTACATGCTTTTGGTATTTTTTGTTTGGGATTTAGTTGTGGAATTTTAGCACAAACTCCTGATTTGTCAAATTGCCATCCATGGTAAGGGCATTCTATTTTAGATTGAACAACTCGTCCATCTGATAGTTTGGCTCCTCTATGAGGGCAACGATTTGGTAAAACGGAAATAGTTTTTTTTGATTTCCATAAAACATATTCTTTTTTTTGAAGTTGAACTGATCTCGGTGTAGAAGTTATTTCTTTTTCAAAAGCAACTGGATAATACATAACTATTATCTATTTTAAACTAAATAACTTTAATACATTTAGATAATAACATTTTTACAATTGTTTAAACAATATTTAATTATTATTATATATGATGGATTCATTTATGTCCAAACCAAGTGTACATGAGGAATTTTCAATGATGTTAATGGATCGCATTGAAAAAATAGAAAGAGAAAATGAAAATCTTAAAGAACAGTTAACAAAGTTTCAATCAAATTTTGAACACTATCAAAAATTTCATACTTTTAAATTTACGACTGAATTCAAGTCGAATTATTGTATGAATATTATTCATAAAATTAAAACATTATTAAATGTGATCATGAATAATAGAATAACATTTCAGCCAACTTTTGCTTTTTGGGAGTATACGATTATTGATACGAATATTGAAAATAATGAGAATACTGAAAACAATGAAAACAGATATTATATATCTTTTAAAATGTATATTCACACAACTATATCAGTCAGTATGGTTGAATTTAAAAATTGGTTAAATAATAATGATATAAATGTTGAACCAGTATATGGTAATATTTATGAATTAAAATTAATACTACAATATCTAATGTCATGGAATAATACATTACCCTATTTAAGTGATGATCATAAAATTGAAATATGGAAAAGGGGAGGAACATTATTTGAAGAAGAATTAAATCCAATAATGACAACTGAACTATTTACATCAAGTTCAAATTATATAGCAAATGAAGATTTACAAAAAGAATATTTTAGATTAGTTCAATATAATGAATGGAAAGAATTATTTTATGATTAAAGTGATATAAATAAATACAAATAAGAGGTTTAAACATTATAAAATAAATATTTATAAGAAACATGAAATTATTAAAAAAATGCTTTAAAATATCATGTATAAAAGATAAATATAAGTTAACTGGTTTCAATACAATGGCACCTGAAACGTCTGAAGTACCTGAAACGTCTGAAGTACCTATAACGATTGAAGTACCTGAAACGTCTGAAGTACTTAAAGTAGCTGAAGCATATGAAAAAATAGATAAGAAAATGATAAAAGAAAAAATTAAAGCATTAGGGCTTCCACTCAAAGTTAGTGTTCATGAAGATGACTTTCTCATTTACCCATCTCTTGCGTTTTTTAAATTAATTTCCACACCAGATGCGGATCCAGAGTATATCAAAATGGTTGATTATGATGAATACGCCTACACGCACGCGTATCCACAAATGCATAATTTCATGAACTTGAACAAAAAATTACAAATCGAGACTGTAAAAGTACACGTCATTGTAAATTCGACAATTTATACCATACAACATTCGATTATGTTAACATGGCTATTTACCGAGTTTATCAACCGTATGGGGTTGGAATATTCTCCAAACTGTACACCTCCTTACGCACCTTATCCGCGTTGGGCATATACCACATATTACGTAGCTGACCCCACACACTCTCAAAAAGGGTATTATGCTCCATACATTGTAAGTGGTCCGTGTGAGAAATATATTACAGAGGAATCCCGTGAACAAAGTATAATGACCATAGATACGGCAAAACAACATTCTAAAAATATTTATGCATACTTACCAGAAGCGAATAAAAACGAATAAAAATCTTAAAATAAAAAGTTACTTATTAATATTATAATATGTATATGAATTTTTTAATTATGTTTTTTGGTTCTTTATTAATCCATATGTACTTAATGCCATTGGTAATGACAAGTAGCGTTAATCATATTCAATTATTTTCATTAAATAAATTTTATAATGCTACCTTTATGGCATCTTCTATGGTATTATTAGAAACATTAATGCATTCATCTATAAATGTTTTAATACTATCTTTAATTGGAATGTTAATGATGTATATAATGGTTAAATCCCAACTTTTTATAAATGAAAAACAATACCTAAAAGATATGGTTGAACATCATTCAATGGCAATTTTAACATCAACAAAATTATTAGAAAAAGAAATATCAATCGATGTAAAAAAATTAGCATCAAACATTTTACAAACTCAAGAGGAAGAGGTTTCACTTATGCAGAAGCTTTTAGTAGATAAAGATATCCCAAAGTGAATACGGATATATTACTAACACCCCATAATGTATCTTGAATTAAAATCTTCCAGTCCCAGTTTTTAAACATTACAAAAAGAGTCGCATTGAATACACCATAAACAGCAAGGGCAAACACAATTGCTAATATCCATGCGTCTTTATAAAGGGTACTTTTTGTAATACGGGTTAAAACTAAATACCACCAACTAAAACCAAGTATTAAATAGGATATTACAGCCATCGCAAGGGTGTATGATTTTTTAGGAAAACCTTCTCCTTGAATACGTTGAACAACTGAATTATATGTACCTTTAAAACTTAAAACATAAATAACATCAACGATTAAATACAACGCTACAATTAAAAGGGGATGGATCATTTATTTTGTGTTAGAAATTAAAAATATACCAAGTACAATAAATAGGGATCCAAGAAGTCCATAAATATCAAGATGGTCTTTAAATATAATTGAAGTTAATAGAATTGTAATAAGCACACTACTATATGCGATTGAAGTTACATAGCCTATATTTGGACTAATGATTTGTGCTTCTCTTAAATATAAAAATCCATAAAATGATAAAATACCACTTATTAAATATAAAATTGTTGTTTTACCATTTAAGGGTGATAATTTAATTTTTTTAATATAGACATAAAGTCCAATAAATAATACAGTTGGTACAAGTCCATAGACAACAAGATCGATACCATTATAACCTAATTTCATTAAATAACGATGTAATATATCTTGAACTGCTAAAATACCTAAAACAATTAAACTTGTAAAAAACCATGATCGCATTATCTTATAATTTAATGATTTAAAGTTTTTTCAAAGATAATATATATAATGTCTTCTTCGCGCGTACAATTTTCAGATATTACAACAATTCATGAATTAAATAAAGACTCTTCTGATGAAGAAAAAGAAACAGATATCGATATAATTAAACCACCCCCGCCAGAGAATCGTTGTACAATTGTAAGTTGTTATTATAAGTCTCCTGCTAAACATAGCACATCAGAATACGATGAATGGATGGCTAATTTTTTAACAACAATTGAGAATGAAATGATAATTTTTTGCGATGAAGAATCTTATGAAAAAATTATGACATTACGTAAAGATTTTCAAGAAATAACATTTGTATATGTTTTACCATTAGAGGAAACATATTGTGGTAATCCGCATTATAAAGAAGTATGGATGAAAGACTGGCAAAGAGATATTGAACATTCAATTCATCATCCAAATTTATATAATATTTGGAATGAAAAATCAATGTTTGTTTATCGTATTATGCAGCTCAATCCATTCAATACTGATTTTTTCTGTTGGTGTGATATTGGATGTTTCCGTAATAAAAACGATTTACATCTTTTTAAAAATGGCTGGCCATCAAGTACCTTTTTAAGTACAGCAGCGAAAGATAAAATGTACTTTTTAAATATTACACCTTTTGAAGAATCTGACTTTGAAAAACAGGCAAACGGTTTAAGTCGTTCATTTGAATATGATACACGTATTGGTGCGACAATCTTTTTAGGTCATCGCTTTATTTTTGAGAAATGGGTAGAATATTTTTATAAATATATGAATGATTATATTACAAAGGATTATTTCGCTGGTAAAGATCAAAATATTATTGCTACAATTTATGTTCTTCATCAAGAAATTTTTAAACTTATTCGCCCAGCAGCAAACGAAGGTGATCCTTGGTTTTATTTACAACGTTATTTTCTTAAAAGTGAATAATTCAAAAAGGATTCTATTTAATAAATTAAACGCACTATATAATAAAAAGCTTAAAATATAACATTTTATTATTTTTTGAAATACATAACTGATATTAGTATTTTATTAAATATATTGATAAAAATAAAAATTAATAATGCCGATAATATTAAATAAAAACAATATTTGTTTAGTTTAAAAACTATAAATGTATGAATATAAAAAATACATTCATTTAAATACAAAATCTTTAGATGAAACCATTTTTTATTTATTTAATTCAGCAATTACTTTAAATTTATTATACGGTTTAGATAATTATGAAAATCATGAATGGAAAGATAATAAATTAAAAATAAAATATAAATATCCATTGGAAAAAATACCAGTAATGTTACAATATTTAGTAGGAAACAATAGTGTCGACGGAAAATTTAAAGCGGAAAAAATAATTCAACAAAATGGATCCTGTTTAATAAAAGCAAGAGTCATTCCAAAAGTCATTGGAAGCAGTCTTGTAAAAATAAAATCGCATTATTTAATTTATAAACATCATGAAATAGGCGGATACTGTATTGATTTTAATTGTAAAATAAAAATTTATTTACCAGAATCATTAAATAAAATATGTCATACTTTCTTGGATGATACGGTAAGTGAACAATTTTCTAATGTATTAGAAGCATTAAAAAAACAAAATATTGAGGTACTTTTTACTGCGTGAAAATTTCAGTAACTACATTTTTTTCAATACATTCTTGAGCATTCCAAATAGAATCTTTAGAAAGTAATTTTTCTAGAACTTTAGCTGTAATAGGTGTTTTTTCCGCATAATAACGAATCAAATGATCCATTACTTTACGTAGGTTAGTATATTCTTGATCGATATCACTCATTTTACCCCAAAATCCAGATCGAAGTTCATGGAATAGCATGTACGCGTTTGGTTGAATATAGCGTTTTTCACCAGCTAGACTTAAAAGAGTACCAGCTGATGCTACAAAACCCTCAACAACCGTATATACAGGAGAGCGTAGTGAACGAATACAATCTACAGCTGTAAAAGCAGCATGAATCATTCCACCATTTGTGGTTAAATGAAGATAAATTGGCATAGGTGAAATACGATGAATCATTGAAATAACAAATAGCTTATCATCTAATGAACGAAGTTCGCGGTTTAGACTAAACATGGTTTCATTTGAAATATCATCATTAAAGTATATATGATTATGTTGGGTACAAATGTTATTTGATACTGGTTTAGGAAAGATAAAAGGCATTCCTTGGCCACCGCCATCTTCTTCATCCTCATCTAGTACAACAGGGGGTGTTTCTTCAACTTTTCTTTTTTTACGAGATCCTCCTCCCATTATCCAGTTAGAGGAATACATCTTTTAATATACTAACTAAGCTCATAATGTTTAAATCAGTTAGTAGAATGTATATATTCAGAAACACAGTTCATATAAATATCTAGATTACTGAGATGGTTTGAATAACAATAATTTGAATCAAACGAGGTTGTTCGATCTACATGACCAATTTCCCATCCAGAGGGAACATCGCCATTAAATGCTGCCCAAACCAAATCATGAATATAATAGTTTTTATAATTATTATGGGAAACTTTTACCCGTACACTGCGATAAGATGTTCCGAGAACATGGTCTCCATATGTTACATTGAAAATACTGTCAGGATATTGAATTGCGCCAGTATTAAATACACGTAGTTTAGTTTCACCAATTTTTAGAAATGTTGATTGTGTAATTACTTGATCATCGTCTTTGTAAATAAGATCTTCTGGATCTTCGTAATTTTCATCATAGTTTCCTTCTTGATCATATTCGTCATCACTGTCATTGTTAGTGTTATCAGAATCATAATCGTAATCATCCATTAGGTGACTGTAATAATCATCGTATTCATTTTGGCTAGGCATTTTTATTTATAAGATAAACTTTAATATAAATCTTATTCTACTTATATGTATGTAATATCCAAATGTTTAAATAAAAATTGAGACCATATATGCTATACTAATATTAACAAATAATATATAAATGGATTATGTATTAACTAAAATAGTAAAAGAACAAAATCAAATTTTATTAGAAGACATTGCAAAGCATTATAATAAAAATATTAATGAATTAAAAAAAATGTACCTAACACCCACATTTTATAAAATTCAATCTGATAAAAAAAATTATGAAATAAATTATTTAAATAATACAAAAAAATAAACTAATCATAATAATAGTAAAGATGTCCCAATATTCAGTAGTAGGAGGTATTCCTAGTCGTAAAAAAACGGAAAAAATGGAGGAGGATCGTAGTCGCGAAGTATTACCCCGTAGTGCGAAAGTGGCTACTAGTTATAAACCTACTATTGCGAAAAAACAAATTAAATCAAAAACAGTTAGTGAAACATTAACAAGTGAATTAAAAGATATTGTAGAAATGCGCGAAGCTCGTAAACCAGTATCATTTGCCCCTCCATTAATTAATATTGTACCAAATCCCCAATATATCGAAGTTCCCCAAGTTTACCGTGAAAGAATGGATGAACCTTTATTTGATAAACCAAAAGAACAATATGAAACCCCTCGTTTCATAATTGAAAGAAAATCTTCGAGCGAGTATACAAAATTAAAGGCGGCTGTTATGAAAGATCTTGATAAAATATCACTTCAATTAAAGAATACTACAATTGAAAATACTTTATTAAAATTAAAACGTGGATCGATTGTATCTCATCTTGAAATAATCGAAAGTAAAATAAAAGACGATATTTTAGTACCAATTAAATTATTATTACCTCATATTTCAACTATTGGAAATGTAATAGATCTTATTGGTGAACATGATGATGTTAGTTTCGTAAATAAAACTAATTATAATAATATTAAAAGCATCTTTTCGGGAGTTAAAACTAAATTAAGTGTTTTTGTAGAATCAATTTCAATGTTAAATGAAGCAATCGTAAATTATGATATGAATTTAGTAGGTCTTTATGAAAATTATAAAGAAAAAATGCGTAAAGTATACGAAAGTGATAGAAAAGTAATTAGAGACCTAATGAACAGTCAAACACTAAAACGTTTAGAATCTCACGAAAAAATGAATATCGAAGAAGATCGTTATAAACAGCAAAGTTTAAAAACACCACCAACCTATAAACAAAAACAAAGTTATGTATACATAATGAATCAATATGCCGCTTCAATCAGAGCATATGAATCTTATGAATTTCAACTTTCTGAATTAGAGGATAAATTAGATATGGAATATCGTGATTTCATTACCAAGCATTTAGTAAATCAATATGAAGCAAATAAAGCCCCTTATAATATTTACATTGCTCAAGATTTTATGCCTAAAATCAGTTTTATTTACGATGTATTAAAAGAAGTATTAACAATTGATCATGAAGTAAAGTCAAGCCAAAAAACAAAACGTAAAGAAACTTTACAAACAGCGGATGCTTTAGCCGACGAGTTTGATAACCTATTTAAAAATTTTTTCACTAGTTCAGGCGGAAAACGTAAAAATTTAAAACAAAGAAAACAAAAAAATAAAAAAAGCGATGTAATATAAATAGTAAATGCAACAACAACAACCATTTTATTATCAGTCACAACAACGCCCTCAACAATATCAACCCCAACCATTACAATATCAACCCCAACAACCACTACAATATCAACCCCAACCACTACAAACAATGACTCATACAATTTTAGATAAAGGATATGATGCGAGTGCTAGTCTGGGAAAAATAATGGGTTTATGGTTTGCTGGATCTGGATTATTTTTTAGTTTTATATTGATAATTATTGGTATTATAGTAGTAATGAAAAAAAATCCTCGGATTATAACAAATGCTACAATAAAAAGCGCAGATTGTAAAAAAATAACGGAAACAAATAATAACAATAAAGAAACTATTATTGATAATTGTGTTAATACAATTACCTTTGTTGCGAAGGATAATAAAACATATGAATCAAAGATTAGTACTACAAATAAAAATTATATAGCTGGTGAAACTTTAAAAATATCGTATCATGAAGATAATCCAAATGATGTTAAACAACACGTTATTCGCATGAGTACAGTAGGATGGATATTAATTGGATTAGGTATTTTAGGACTCATCAGCAGTGGATTCTCAATGTATTTAACACTAAATTATAAAATGTATCAAGCAGCTCAAGGTGTTGGCTATGCTACAGGTGCTGTAACAAATGCTTATGGTAATGTTACAGATTAATAAATTAAACAGCCATAGGGGCGCGAATCGTTGGATGATGTAAATATCCCATCATATCAAAATCATCAATTGATAATTCTTCCCATGATTTATTTTTAATAGATTCACATACTATGAATTTTGGAAAGGGGAATGGTGTACGTGTAAGTTGATCTTTTACCTGATCAATATGATTCGCATAAATGTGTGTATCTCCCATTGTAACAATAAGTTTTTTGGGCTTTAGATCACATTTCATAGCAATAATATAAGTAAACATTGCGTAACTCGCAATATTAAAGGGAAGTCCTAGAAATACATCACTGCTACGACATACTACTTTACATGATAGAAAGCCTCCTTCTTCCACATAGAACATTGTTGTTAAACCATGGCACGGTGCGAGAACACTTTTTTTAACTTCAGCTGGATTATAAGTTGTTAAAAGATGACGACGTGAATAGGGATCTTTCTTAATATTTTCAATAAGTTCTGAAAGCTGATCAAATCCTTTTTCTGTATAATCAGTCATACAGTCTTCGTATTTACATCCCCAATGTCTCCAGTTATAACCATACATTGGACCAACATCTCCTTCGGGATAGTTATATAGACCACGTGCGTCTAAAAAATTCCGTGTTGTATTTCCTCTCCAAATACCAACCCCTTGTTCTTCTAGATGTTTGGAATTTGTGTCTCCCTTAAGAAACCAAAGTAGCTCTTTTAGAACCATTTTCCAAGGAAGAAATTTTGTTGTTAAAATAGGTATGGATTCAGAAATATCAAATTCCATTTGAGGACCAAATATGGAATAGGTACCTACATTTGTACGATCCTCGCGAATATTATCACATTTATTTACAATTGTTTTCATCAGATTTAAATATTCCAATTCACCGTGCTTTGTGTCTACACGTTCAAATAAATAATTACGATAAAAACAAGCCTCTTTTTCAGAATAATAAAGTTTACTATATTCAATCATCTGAAATGATTCTAAGAAAGACAAATCGGACATGCTCATATTCGTGGAAGAAATATTTTTATCAAATATAGATAAATATACCTGTTGAACATTATTTTTTTGAACACTGTCTAAATCATAAATTGATTTCATTTGATATAGCATTGGTTTCATTTCAATATCAAATTCAGATACAATGAATTGATAATTTTTACTAATTCCAAGTGTAATACTCATTTTATATAATTAATATCTTTATTTGCTTAAATTAATTAGTAAAATCACTTTTTATTTACAAAAGGGTCAATAATATAATACATTATAGGTGTTTGACGGGCAAGATTATCAGATGTTTCTTTGTATTTATCAATTATAAACTTAAATCCCTCAACTGGGTCTTTATCTGGGCGATTTACATAGCATTCATTCTTGTACCAATGTTTCATTTGCATCCAATTAATAATAGCTACACGAATACCAAGATGCTTTCTTAAAATAAGATCTAAACCCCACATCCATGGATTTTCATTTTCTAAAGCATTCCAATATTTTTGAAAGCGTTGTGTATTTGCGAATAAACAAAAATATTCACAGCATGGACTGACTTTTAAACTATTTGGTTGATTTGGTTCATGACGCATATATTGATATTGAAATTTAGAATCAAGAGTTAAACAAGGGGATAATAAATCAAATTCAAATTCTTCTGTATATTGAATAAGTTTATCCCAATCAGGATTAATTAATTCAACATCATCTAGTAATGTTAAAATATAGTCATATTGATTAATAATTTTAGGATCCGCCCATTTTTTCATAAATTGTCCAACAATACCTTTTTCATATATCACATCAATATCAATTCCGCGAGCTTTAATTAACTCTGTTGGAAACGGATGTGTTTCTATATCATTATATTGACATACAACAAATTTAACTGTTTTCCAAGGATATTCAATTATTTTTTCTAAATTTTTTTGAAAAATAGTGACCTTCTCATCGTAATGCGGGCTACCAAATCCAGTAATCAATACGTATAATGATTTTGAACTCATATAAAATATAATAAATTTTTGCTTTAAGCAAATTATGCTTATGCTTATAATTATAATTATAATACTAAATATTGAATCAAAAAAGGTAAAAATAAATATATTTCAATATAGTATAAAATGTTATCCTTTAAGTTAAATATGTTTTTTCTTATTGTAATTTTCTTATTTGCTCTTTACGAAGCCTTATTTATAATATTTAACCCAAAAATTGGATTCGTTTCAAAAATAGTAGCATTATTAGTTGTAATTTATGTAATTTATCTAGGTTTCCAACGTAATACATATTTACCATTCTTAGGACCATCTGTTATGCCTTACTCTATTTTCCCTGCGGAGTTAAAACCAAAAGATGCCAATCTAGAATTTACAGTACCAATTAAAGAAGAAGATAATACAAAAGTACTCTACTGGGCAGCACAATCTTCAGAGCAATATTTTGAAGATCCTTGGACTGCTTATGGTGATTACCGTAATGTAGGTGTTACAACTGTGAAAAATAATGAAGCTAAATTCATTGTATCATGCCCATCCGGTTATAAAGTTCCTAGAGTGACATTAAAACCACATATACATTATCGTACAGTTTATCCCACCGGCATTGTTGGCGAGGTTAAAACCGCGTTCGTAAATTGTTAATTATTTAAAAATTTTAAAAAATAAATATATTTTTATTTTTAAGCACTTTCTTCTTCAGTTTGTTCTTTAGCAGAAACAATGCTACTTGTAATGGTGCTAACATCATCCTCTAATTTACTTACACGTTCAGTGATTGTATCAAGACGTTTATGTAATAATTCTAAATGTAAAGTTAAACCATCTACGGTACTCATCATTGTTTTAACATGATCAAATTCGGTGAAGCGTAATTGAACATCATTTAGAGCTTCTGTAAATTTGGTGTCCATTTCACCACTAACACGATCAACTTTGCTTTCTAATTCATCATATTTAGAAGTATCAACGACAATCTCTCTTTGTACATCACCGGATACAACGCTCGCACCGCCGTCAGCAGTTAATTTTATTTGGGATACAACTGCTTCAAGGTTTTGGATACGTTTGGCAACTTTTTCAACTTCACTAGGCATGATTATTTAATACTTTTATAAAAGAAAATTATTTATTCTATAAAACCGCAAAAGAGCTTATTTTTTTGTGCAATTAAATACAACCAATAAAATGCTGCTACGTTTGCAAACCAACACCACATAGTACCAAATGTATGTGATGTATAATAGTAATACAATGACATACCTAATAATACAATCATAAAGCTAATAAGAAATGGTTGATCTGGAAGGTAGAAGAATATTGCGATGATATAAAAACTTAAATAAAGGATAATTAATGGTAGTTTCATCCAATTCCATGCGAGGTGACCATTTGCGGCGGGCGTCATAGAGAAATCCGTCTTTGACAAAGGTTGATAGATAAGTAATGCAATAACACCGATTCCATAAGCCATCAGAAGAGGCAGTATTAAATTTTTTGATTTTTCCTTTATACACAGTATAATAAATACCGGTTGAAGTAAAATTGTAATAAACGCAAATTTAGATACAAGACTATTATTGTATCCTTTCCAAATAAAGTATTCTAATAATTGCATTACAATGAAACTATTAAAATATATAAATTCAGTAGTGGCGGTGACACCATTATAATAGGCTAAAAGGTTTATAAAGCCACTAAATAAAAAAGTATTAAGGGATACATCTGCGTTCCAGCACATGGTTTTGTTTAAATAAATAGATTATTTTTTATTATTATAACCGAGTAGGGTTTGAATTTTCCCAAAGTTCAAATTTATAATCTATATGATCGTCGTCGATGGTCATTAATTCGAATGGGGCTTCTATTTTAGGAAAAAAACGATCACAATGATAATGTTTATTTATAACTGTGCGATAAATTTTCTTAATAGGATAATTTTGAATACTCTCATTATATATTCTTTCACCACCAATTATAAATATTTCATGTATTTTATTATTTCTTTCACAGAATAAAAAAGCGTCGTTTAAACTATATAATGCAGTTAGGTTTTCTTTACATATATCATTAAACGATTCTGGCATTCCTGTAATTACTATATTATGGCGATTTGGAAGGGGTTTTCCAATTTGTTCAAATGTAACTCGTCCCATAATAACCGCATTATATAATCCATCTGGTGCGCTGGTTGTTATTTTTCGAAAATGGGAAAAATCCTCTTTTATATTCCATGGAATTTTATTATCTTTTGAAAAACCATTATCTAAATCGACAGCAACAATCATATGAATTAATTTCATTTAAAAAATAAAATGATTTTATCTTTAAACAGTAAATTGTACTACCAACCATGAAAGTAAATTCATTTCTACATTTTTCGAAATATCGTATAAATGTAATGCCTTGTAATCATATTAATCAAACAAATAAAAGGTATATTACAAGAGCAACACTTGTAAGTTATAAAAATAATGATGATGATAGTGATGACGAAAATGAGATTAAAAAGAAACAGAATGAAAATAAAAAGAATCAAGAATCTATATATGCACAAAAAGTTGTTCAATTAAATAAATTATTTTATTTAGATTATACATTAACATCAGAGGAATTAGAGGATCTTATCATTGGAACATTTAAAAAATTATATAAAATATCATTGGAAGTAATTAATGAAAATGTATGTTTAGTTATTTATCCTGAAGTTAAACCAATTAATGATTTAAAATATAAAGAGGATTTAATAATTATTTCAGAATTGCTATCAGATCTTGCTGTAAAACAATATTTATACGATGAATTTAAAAAAATGGATATCTTAAAAAAAGATAGATATATATTACCCCTTCCTATCAAAAATATTTTCTAAATAGATTATAACATGCAAGAAGAAGCTCAACTCGTAACTCTTAATATTTTTGGTAAAAAGTATCAAGTCAGCAAACAAGCCCGTATGGTATTTTATACTTACTTAATAAGCTTCATTGCTGGTGTTTTAATTATGATTACAAGTAAAAACATGGTATTAAATTCCATAATAATGCTTTTATTCACATTAATTGTACTCGTTATTGGTACTTATGCCACAAACTGCCTAGTTGTTGGTAAATGTAATACATATGCTTGGATAATTGTTGGATTTGCTATTGTAAACGCTGTTATTTATGTAATGTCTGCTTTAACCGTACTTTATTATAGATTATTTTCATCAAAAGGTGCCAAAGATGTTACTGTTCCCCGTCGCTCAGTCAGCAAACGCAAATAAAAAGCTAAAAAACTAAAATCCTGTTATTTCTTTATTGTATATTTTGGATTTTGGTTCTTAAACTCAATTGCTTTTTCTAAAATTTTATCAATACCTGAAATATTTTCATACAATGAAATAACTTCTTCTAAACCTTCATAAATTTTATTTTTGTAATTTATTGTTGGTAATTCAGTAACAAATTGTGGATAATTTCTTTCAATTATAATAGATGGTAAAAACATAATATTTTTATAATGTAAATATTGAACTATATACAAAGTATCCAATTGTATAGGATTTTTGTAAAGAGTATACATAACTATAACTATAACTATTTAATTAAACGGACTTTTAAATGATAAATGATAAAAGGTGTAATAAATAATAACTAAATCTAATAAATAATAACTAAATCTAATATAATATATAATAATCACGAAATTATACATACTGAATTTTTATCAGAAGTAGGTGGTATAATCTTTTTAGAATAATTTTTTATAGGGGACTTTGTAATAGATACTTCCTGAGAATATGAATATAATGGCGTAATAGGCCTCCCCTGGATTTTTTTAGGATATGTTGAAATAGATGATATCTCTTGAGGATGATATTGAGGTGGTGTGATTGGGATAGGCCTCCCTTGAGAATACGATTCTTTCTTATTTTTATGAATTTCCAATGCTGATAGAAATTCATCATTTGTAGAATAATATACCTTGGGAATACCCATCTTCAGAATCGTCTTTGTACAATGTTCGCAAGGCTCTGAATTTTTTAGAGGATAATTCATTAAAGGCGACCCCACTCGGACTACGTACAAAGAACATTTCTGAATAAATTTTTTGTCTTTTGATCGTATGTTCTTCCTAAGTTGATTGATCGCATTCACCTCCGCATGAACACTATAGATATCATTCATAGTACAATTATCATGATTAAAACCCTGTGCTACAATTTCCTTATCATTATAAACGATAACACATCCATGCTTATGATTCATGCATGATTTACGAGCATTATTATGCGCTGACTGACAAAACAGTTGCTGACACCTCCTCATTTTAAAAATAAAGGATCGCTTTATCACTTTCGCTACAATATAATGTAGCACTTACCTTTTACAACAAATATATTTTCATATAAATAAAAAGTTCATTTTTTTTTAAATTTGTATCTTATCCGTAAAAAAAACGTATAAAGATAGATTTCTCTATTTGTATTATAGTAGATATGTACCAACATCCATTTTTATTTCCCGACGAAGAATCTAAAAAATATAAACTAAAAGATCATTATATTATTATTGATTCAAGAGACCGTGATAGAGCTGTATGGCCTACAACAAGTCATTTTGAAGTTAAATTAGAACCCACGAATACCTTTACAGGAGCAACCCTCAGTCATCATTATAAAAATATTAAATCCATTGAACTTATCTCAGCAACCTATCCTGTCGCTGGAGGTTCAAGCAATGAACCATGCTTGTATGTTTGCATTCCAGAATTAGAAGGAGCTTTTGATGGTACCAGTTTAGCGGCAACAAAATCATTTGCCAGATTAATTCCAAGTAACACAACATCCGTCTTTAACTATACAGACTTAAATGAGTTGAACAAGCTTGTCTTTGAAGCAAAGGGTAAACGCATAGATCGTTTAACCATCCAAATAAAAAAACACGATAACACCTTTTTCAACTTTGGAACAGATACTTCTGCACCCATAGCACCCATTCCAAATTATCAAATTAATTTAGTATTTAAAATTACAACCGTTGAACCATTAATTATTTAATAATGATTATAGTTAGGTTTTTGAGTATGATTATGATTGTGATAGTAATAGTGATTGTGGTTGTGATCGCGATTACGATTAACGTTGTTCAATCCAGGTTAAACAAGCAATTGCGTCTTTGTTTGTAGAACTACTTGCCACAGCAAGTGTAATAATATCACTGACGGTACCTAAACCACTACGACCAATTTGATATTGTGTATATTTATCTAAAGCTACTCGCTCACCACTTCCGGTAGCCACATAGCCAGCATCCAATTGAATACCGTCTGTAATCGCAGTGGTAGATGTTAAATTATATTGAACAAAAGAGTTTGTATCTGGCATATCAACCCATAGTCCTTCTACAATAGTGGCATTTCTTACTATTTTATAAAATACGCTTGTATTATCTAATGTTCCAATTTGAAAAAATGTTGGTATAACAACACCACCTAAAGTGGTTGATTTTAAACGAATATTAATAACTGGATAAAATGTTCGAGCGACTGCCATATTATATCCAGTAAGTGGCGTAAGTATACTTTGTGCGACCCCTATTTTTTCTGTAAATCCTTGACTTAGTAAAGAATTTGAACCTTGATACATAATATGTGTTCCAGCGGCACCTGTCGTATTTGTAATTTCAAGGCGAATAGGAAGAAAAGGAGTTCTACACCAAGGAAAAGGCAATCTATTCGCTGTATTAAATGTATGAATTATAATCGAGTGCCCGTTAATAACATATTTAAATACGATTTGTCCACCACCATACCATTCGTATTCAAATGTTATAATCTGAATGCTCTCAGCATTTGCTGTAATTTTACTCGCACCACAACCATCTAATTTATCACCATTCCAATTTGCTCTTGAAACTCTTTCCATATAAGGGGTTCCTCCATCCGAGTTAATAAAAACACATGCGTAATCGCCTCCATTATCTTCAAAATAAAATCCATCAATACCATTAAATAAACCGAATCTACGTCGAATTCCAGCTACAGGTGTGGTAAGACGAACCGCAAATGTTAATTCGGTACTACGTCCTGGAATATATCTCATGACATTTCGGGTTTGACGTATCACCTGTGAATTTAATTGATTAGTTACTGACATAGTAACACCACTTACATCTGGATTAAATACAGCAGTTCCTCCATTTTGTAAACTGCTTTCCCATATATCAGTCTCAATTCCATATTGAAATGTATTGAAAAAAGATATTTCAGGTGTAGCAACTTTTAAACTACCTTTACTGGTATAATGTCCTACAGATAATTCATTCACTACATTTACAGGATGTCCATACATTCTTTTTTACCTATATAGTTTATAATTATAACGTATTTGGAACTTGAACAATAATACGCAATGTAATACTTGTTTGTAACTTTGGATCAAACTCATAGCACGGGGATGTATCCGCACCAAAATTAAATAAATCACCATTATATGTGCGGAATTCAGGGGTCAAACGATCTATACGTGCGCCCTTTCCTGGAAATAATCTGCGGGGGCGATTCTGATGCGGATATTCAATATATACATAATTACCAATCAACGATGTAGCCACCAATTTTGCTAAGGCTTTGTTTCCAGTTATATTTGTTGATTCATATACACCATCTATCTCTGGAAAACATAAATACAAATACATTTGATCAAGTACATTTAAAGTATTTGGATATTGCGCAGTGACCACTTCAATACTACGAACATTCTTAAAAGCTCTATTTAACATGGCACCATTAAAGGTATTTTCAGGCTGCATTTTAACTTGAAATTGACTAGAGGAAGGCCACGCTGTTTTATCGCGATCTCGCGAGTCCAATGTTATAAAATATTCTCTTAACTCATAATCATTAATTGATTGTGGTATTGGGCGGGGATGATCCGTATATTTATCTCGCAATGATTTTCTTGCTTCCTTGCGATCCTTTTTATCAGAAAAGGTTTGTATCATTTCTATTTTAGATTTATGTAAAAATCAATACAATCGGAACGAATATCCATAAAGCTGAAATCAATAGATAGCTCGCTGTTTTCATAGGATATGTCGTATTTGTTTTACGGCTATGGAGTAAAGATATAAAATATATACAGCAATGATATGCTTGAATTGCTAATAACAAATAAATCCAAGTTTTACTTTGAACCATAAATGCAGCCAGTAAACAGATAACCAGTATAGCATTCATAAATTCAATGATAAAGACAAAGTTATCTGGATCTAAGTAGCGTTCATCTGAATAACACGTATATTCGTTCCAAGCGTCTTTCCAGAATCCTCCATAATTAGAATCGCGTGACCAGAATCCATTTGTACATTTTTTACGTGTTAATTCTCGGCGATGAAAGACAATATAAATTTCATAAAGAGCAATGGCTAAATTAAACCATAACCAAGCGAACAAATATGGGCTAATATTTAAAAAGGCTTTATAGAATATATAACCAGATACATATAACGCTATAATAGAACTGAGTAAAATTCCAATAGGTTGCATCGGATTAAACAATCTTCTTCTACCTATTAAAGAATAAAAACGCTGGATATTTATAAAGAAATATGGCGAGCTTCATAAATAGTTCTAAATACGCAACCATTTTAACAGAGGACATTCCAGGAAATGACAGTCAAATGCGCTTTATTGCGGATAAACATGTATTTCAACTTACCGGTACAAATACAGATACCTATTCACTTTCTAATATTGTAGGTTATGATGCGAATCAAACCATTATGTCCATGGTAGACAACTGGGTTGGTATTGGTACAACAGTTCCTGTGAAGACTTTTAATAAAATGGATATTTACGGTGATAGTTCGATCGTAACCATTAACAATACGAGCGTTGGTATTCGAACAAGTCAACCGACTGAAGATATAACATTTAGTGTATATGGTTCAGCTCATATTACAGACAATGTAGGTATTGGAACATTTTACCCCAAAGAAAAATTACAAGTTTATGGCAATATCATGGCTTTTTCGTTCAAAGCATCTGGAGGGGATTACAGTGAATGGGAACTTCTTGCCGAAGGAGAAAGCCAACCGGAAGCGGGATCAGTTGTAGGATTTAATAAAGATGGACGCATTACATCAAAATGGTCTAAATCTAAATGCTTTGGAATTATATCTGTAAAACCTTCTATTATAGGAAATCAAGATTTATTTGACGCGCATCCAAATGATGTAAAGATTCCCATTGTTTATATGGGTAAAATTAATTTAGTAATGCCCAATGGGGATGAATATGCAGGATGGAATGAAAATATGGTTGGGGAAGCAGGGGATTTTATTACAGTTATGGAAGGGGTAGATGATACAATAAAATTAGGTATTTCACAAAGTTCTGAAAAATCGATTGGATATATTCGCCGAAAAATAAGCCCTGGTAATTACGAAGTAATCGTTCGTATTTAAATAATAATTTACTATTCTTTTTTTAAGCATGACCGATAACGTTGTCTATCGTCGATATTCTACATTTGGAAAAGAAGTACAATTTAATAATGATGCGCTTGGTGGACGTATAGCAAATATTCAAATTGATGCTATAAATAATAATATAAGTTTTGTACCAGTTTTTGGTGAAGTTATATTTAAAAATATTAATTCTGTTACTTGCGATGGAGATGTATTATTTAAAGATACGCCTTCAATTACCACTGATTCTAAAAAGGTATATGGTGTTGCGACAGGTACTATAATAATGTATCCATCTAACAGTGTTCCTTCTGGATGGTTTTTATGTAATGGTCAATCAGTATCAAAAACAACATATAGTAAATTATATGGTTTTATAGGAGATACATATGGTTCTACCGTAAATACATTTAACTTACCAGATATGAGAGATCGTTGTGTAATTCAACAAGATAGTGCGTTTGCTCCATATAATACCCTTGGTAAAGTAGGAGGAGTAAATGAACTCCTATTGGAATCTAAAAATATACCAACTCATGATCATAGTAATGGTAATGATCAATTAGTTTCAAGAACATTTTCTCATAATCATACATATACTGCTACACGTTATTATGGAAATGCAAAAGATGGAGACCCTTATCCTGCTTATGCTTGGGGAAAAGGTAAAGAATCTAGAAGTACAACAGAAAATAAGAATGCATTAATTTCTCATACACATTCATTAACAACTACAGCACAAATTTATAGTAGTACAAATTCTGGAAGTATTGTAAGTGATACAAAAAATCCAATAAATAATATATATCCTTCTCAAAGAATTTATTATATAATAAAATATTAATAATTTAATTTATTTTCCTTTAATCATATAAATCATATATATTATATTTCGTTGTAATGAAATTGACTTTAAAGAAGAGTTAAGATATTGTCCATATGTTGTACCATGTTCATGATTGAAGACACCGCCACTTGATCCACCTGTGTTTTCACTACGAATACTTGTTGTAATTTGTCCACCACAACAAGTATTCGTTAATTCACTATTATCAGTAGCTGAAAGCTCACTTAAAGAATGACCATGAGATCCAAGCTCTGTATTAGCGTAAGTTGAACCAACATGTTCATGATTTGGTAATTGTTGAATTGTAAGTGTAATTGTTTTAGATGAATTAATATTATAGTATGTTTGATTATATACACCATCCGAACCTACAGGAATACGATCTACTAAATTAGGTACTTTAAATGTATTATTTACTCCGGTTGTATTACCATAATCTGTACTACGTAATAAAGGTTCTAATAATGGGTAATTTGTACGATTATAAGTAGCACCATTGCATTCTAACCATCCTTGATTTGTTAAAAATGTCATTAAACGCGTAGTAGGTATAATTATAATAGACCCAATAGGCAATAATCCATAATATGTTTGATAAGTAATTGATTTTATTTTATTTTCATTTGAAATATTTATTTTAAATGGGCAACTATTATTTTCAATATGAAAATTTGAAAGTAGTTGATTTGTACCAATACCAACACTACCATTAATATATGTCCGTGTTGAATTAACATCAAAAAACATCTGAGTTGTTTTTGTCGATATATTTGAATTTAATATACGTGTTGGTTCATAAATTGTTAAGCTCATTTACTTTATATGATGTTAAATTTTTATTAAAATACCCGAATAATATAATTCATGACTATATATTTTTGTTCAATATTAATTAAAACTGGTGAAGCAGTTGTCCAACCACTACCCGGATCCTTCATACTAATTGAATAACCGTGAGAATGACCAATGTCATATGTAGATGAACCTAAAGAATATGTACCTTGTCCAGACTCGCGCGCACTGCCACCTCGACCACCTCCTCCGCTATTATGAACACCAGTATATGGATGTGTGTGTCCATTGTTCGCACCATTTGCGGAACCACTTGTTACAAAATGATAATGGTTTGGTAAATTATTATCATTAATTTTTATTAAATTAATTGTATTTCCATTTACATCACTTGTATTTCGCCCTACTTTAAAGGAAGCATTTGTTAGATTATAACTAGTATTGGGTCTATTTACAACAGCAAATCCTCCATAATTATTTCCTTTAAAATTAGGTACACTAAAATTTGTTCCAGATCCCCCATAATCGTATTGTAACATTAAAAACAAATCAGGGTATTCGCTTACAAGTAAACTACGACCATCGCAAACCAACCATCCATTTGGTAAATAAATATTGATGTCTTCATCCATGGGATATGTAACTCTTATATTTGTTGGAACAGGCCATAAAACAATTGTTCCAACCGGTACAAATGAAAGAGGGGAATTTGCAACTTGAATCGAGAAGGGAGATGTATAAGTAATATTTTTAATTCTATTTAAATACATATTATTACCAACATGGATTTGATCAGTCGGATTTGTTTTTCCAATACCTAATAAACTATTTTGCCCTAGTTCTATATATTGATTTTCATAAATCATATAAATATTTAATTTAATTTCATTATTAAAATTAAATATTAATTCACTTGGAGTGACAACTAGGAAGCTCATCTATAAATCCCCTATAAAAAATGATTTTTAAAATAAATTTATAGTAAAAAGATAAGGATGCCGAAAACTCTATTTCGTGATAATTATTATTATGAACTCTACAGTCATTATTTAACCATTTATAAATATGACCTTTTTGATCAACGTTATATCAAAATAGATCAATGTTTCTTACAGCAATTACCTAAAAAATATGAAACCGTTATTGAGGAAATTAATCGTCCTAATGTAAAAATAAATAGCCTTGAACAAAATTTAATGAACATAAAGATAACAACATAATATATATTAATCTAAAATGAAAACGCAGGAGTTTCATTTATTAAATAGAACGTATATTACACAACCAGATACGAATACAAGCGCTATGTTTGGAATTCCAGAAGATATTATTACACCTGACAAAATAAAGTATATTTTAGATAATATCGATAAATGTCAAAAAAATAATAAGAATGAATATATTTTAAAAATGACATTTAATGAATCATTATATAATTTTGAAAAAAAACAAGCTTATATGATGACATTAAATCCTTTTTTATTTAATTCAATCCCATCAGATAATCCAAATGAAATATTTGAATGGTTAATAAATCATTGGAATGACCGTTTTTTAATAACATTTTCAATTTATCATAATTATATATTTGACATTGAAAAAGTATGTTTTATAAAAAAAACTGATAAAGAAATTGAATTTAATAACTTAATTAAAAATAATCAATATACAATTGGTAATGGTTTAATATTAGCATTATCAATTTATTCATTAGGCAATTATTGGTCTTCTGAAAATTTCAAAGAGGCTTTCGAACAATTTTTAATGGTTAATTATAATAAATTAAACACGTTTATTCAACCTGAATGGAAACATTATTATAAACATTATTTACAAATATCAGAATATCCATTCTTCTATGCATTTCAATATGTACCTTTTGATATTTATTCATTAATATTTAATTATACAAAATATAAATATAACTATTATAATTACTATAATAATTACGATAATCGTATGTATTTTGGAACTTTATATTCGGCTGTAATTAATCCAACAATAGAACATTATAAATTTATGAAAAATACACATTATACAAAATTTATTAATTTAATGAATAATTATCAAAATAATTTAAAAATACATTATAATATTTATGATCGATTATTACATATATTAAAATCAAGACAATTATTAAAAGATTTTCTATCAAAAGGTGTCACATGGAATACATTTATATATTTTATTTATTTATACAAACGTCTTAACATATTAAAAATTATTCAAAGTTTATCCTATTTATATAAAAATTCAAATATTCCAAAACGTTCCATTAAATTTGTATGGAGAATGTTAATGAAAGAATTCTCAAAAGATTTTATAAATGTAATGTGTGGTTATTTACTAGAGTGTACAATTTATCAAAATAAAAATAAAGATCAAATTGAAAATAATAATAATGAAATGTCGCAAATTAACATACCATTACCTCCTACAAAAATGATACGAGATAGTATTTATATTATTCAAAATGATTTATCCTATTATAAAAAATATATACTAGTAATTATGATAAAAAAAAATAAACCTTGTATTATTCCAAATAGTTTAGCTTTATACAAAAAAGTATCGAAAAAAAATAAAAATAAATATATATTTAAGATTAATTATTTTAACATATTAAAAATACTAAATTATCAAATTTTCGCATCCATATATCAAAGAAAATTAAATATTTTAATATCTATGAAAAAAATAAATTATGAGTTATATCGATGTATGTTACATTATTATAAAAATAATTTAGATGACTTATGGAAAAAGAATAACAAAAAACTAATATGAAACTATGTGAAACGATTTAAACAAAGATTTTCTAATTTTTCTAGAATATGATCTATTATATTATATGTCCTTATTTTGAAACAGGAGGTCCCGAAGCAATGCATCAGTTATGTCATGAATTAAACACACTTGGAAAAGAGGCATATATTGTTTATATTAATAGACCAAAAGACGCCGAAAAACAAATTTTATATACAGAATCCTATTCAAACATAAAAAATACAACATCAATCGAGGATATTAAAGATAATATTCTTATTTTCCCTGAAATATATACTTCTGAATGGTTATGTAAACATATTAAAGTACAAAATATCCGCATGGCTGTATGGTGGCTTTCTTTAAATAATGCTGTATCTTTTGATTCTCTTCCAGGAAATGTAAAAGACACCAAAATTATTCATTTATTCCAATCTCATTATGTTAAGGATGCTATCTTGAAAAATTTAAATGAAAACACTTCTCAAATATATTTCGATCTACATGATTATACACGTGAATTATTCACAGACGCTTACACAACAAATGCCTTTCATAATAAATTTGTACGAGGTAATATGATTGCCTATAACCCAACCAAGGACTTTATTTCATCAAACCTTATTCAAAAATGGGATTTGCGTTCATTACCACTAGTTGATTTATCACCTACAATTATGATGTATAAATTACATGAATGTAAAATATATGTAGATTTAGGGGCGCATCCAGGGAAAGATCGAATTCCCCGCGAAGCTGCTATGAGCGGATGTGTCGTTATTACAAATTTATTAGGTGCCGCAGTTAATGATGTAGATATTCCGATAACTGAAAAAGTAGATGGTCCAGATGATTTAAATACATTAATTAAAAGTATTTTTGAAGACTATAATACTTATTATGAAAAACAAAAATCCTATAGAGATTGGATTTTAAATGAAAAAGAGCGTTTTATAGAACAAATAAATATAATTGATAAATATCTTAATAATGATGCTTAATAATGATGATTAATAATGATGATTAATAATGATGCTTAATAATGATGCTTAATAATGATGATTAATGATAATGCTTCATTTGAAATCCTCCAGTTGATGAAATACAAGGTGCGACACATTTATACAGTTTTGAAATCTTTTCGAAATGTTGATTTGAATATTCTTGAAGTGTATGTATTTGGTCTACCCAATCTTTAATAATTTTATTTTGATCTTCAACATCAATAAATGGTGTATCTACTAAATTACGAAACATATCATGTGTAGTTTGAACGTACATTTCAATAATAAGAAATATTTCTCTTTTTTTGTTTTTCGATTTTTCAATAATTTGTAATTTACGTTTAAAATCGTTTTCACTAATTTCATTTAGTAAATATTTAATACGAAGATTTAAGTTAGTATTTACGAAAAATTGAACATTAAATCGTGGCATTTCAACCTGTTGAATATGAATTAAATTACGATGAGTCGTATAAACAGTATTTTTATAGGGATCATCTAGTAAATTTCCTGATAAAAACCATAATAGTTTTCGTAAACTTACTCGAATTCCGCCACATACTTCTTCACCTTGATTACGAACAATATAATTTGTATTTGCTTTTTGATATTCGTAAAAATGGGGGTTATGAATAGTACCTTTTTCGATTAATCCAGTATTCCAGCTAAATGCTGTATGACATTGAGTACACCACATCTGGGAACAACCACTTACACGATAAATTAATGTAGAACATCCGGGACATGATTTTGCTTCTTTTTTTAATAGTTTAACAGTTTCAATATTTTCATTTTTACATGTATGGAAAACATCTTTAGATTCACCGATTATTTCATGACATTTTTCACATGAAAAATATTGACAAACCCCACATTTCCACTCATCACCACTAATAAATCCTTTACACGTATCTCTTGGACAACGAATCGTAAATATAGTTTTAGTTTTAATCGAATCAATATCACTACCATTTATACGTAAATTATGTATCATACGCGAATTGCTAAGAATTAATTTGCGATTAGTACGTATTTGTAAACAAATATTTGATAATTCTTTTTCTACAATATATTTTTTTTCAATTAGCTTATCATATATAGTTATATTATTACGATTTTCAAATATTTCTCGACGAATATTAATTAGTAATTGTCTATATTTATTATATTCATATCCAATTAAATTAGTAACGGTGTTTTTTAATTCTTTATTTACCTCTTTATAATGACGTTTCTGTAGTTCAATTTGTAATTGTTGTTGTGTTTGAGGCATTAAACTTTTTTCAATATCATATAAGATAGTTTCACGATGTTTTTTATATTCATTCAAGCGAAAACTTTTATTGACCATTTTATCAAATAATTCTTGATCCCATGCTTTACGACAACTCATACAATGTGGATCATTGATGCTCCCAAGCATATACGTTTGAACACATTTATTACATACTTCAAATTCGCAATAAGTACATGTTTTTTTTATTCGATTTTTAAAATTATAATTATCACAACAAATAGAACAATAGTCCATTGTATTATAATGTATTTATGTAATTATATAAATTAAATATATTCATTTTTTTATAACTAAAATTAAACGTATCCAATAAACTGGTATATCCATAGAACGAGCAATTATGTGAATATCATTTTGTAAGAGCATTTCACGAAAAATACGATTTAATATTTTTTGAATATATTTTTTTGAACAATTAAAATGTAATGCTAAATGTTCGATTGTATTTCCTCCTTGAAATTTATGAAGTAATTCTTGAACTGTCTTATCATTCCAATCAGGCTTCCTCCTTTGCCTAAAAAAGGCAAACATATTTTATATTAATTTTAATTATTTGTTTCTGTAGGTATGTGTATATTTATAAATTAATAGATAAATTCAACTTTTATTATATAAATCGAAATTCTATGTAAATTTTTAAATAAAAAATAAAAATAATATTACATCATTTACGATAACGGAGAATCGAACTCCGGCTTTTTGCTTGGAAGGCAAATGTCATAACCACTAGACGATTATCGCATAATTTAGAATATATAAATAACTTTAAATAACTTTACACAATTAAAATTATTTCTTAGCAATGCGTTTTTTTTTGCCACCTATCATTTGTTTATTTTTTAAACCATTAAGCTCAATATCAATACGTACCATTTCTAATTCTGCTGCTTGAACCATATCATTAAATTCTTCTTCACGAATTGCTTTTAAAGCTTCATTTCCCGAAATACGCTTCATTTCTTTTTCTGCTGCTTGAACCATTCTACTAAATTCTTCTTCACGCATTTCTTTTAAAGCTTCACCTGCGGCAATACGTTCTTCAATTGAAATACGCGGGTTATCACTTAGCATAATATCTTCATAGTAGTCTGTATTTTTAACAACAACTGTTTTTCTTTGTTTTTTGGATGCTGTATTATCTATACCAACCTCTTTTCTTTGTCTTTTGGATTTTGTACTGGAAATCGCTAACATTGATTCATTTTTAACAACTTCTTTTTTTTGTCTTTTGGATTCTGTATCTATACCAATCTCTTTTCTTTGTCTTTTTGATTTTGTACTGGAAATTGCTAGCATTGGTTCATTTTGTATAGATGATGGTTTTAAAAGAAGACGTTCGGAGGGACGCACATTATCTTCCAGCATCTTTTCATTTTTAACAGTTTTAGATCTAGCTTTTTTTGGGGCATCATTTATTCCAAAGTTTTTCATCATATTTTCTAAAATATTTATTTCATCTGCTCGCACTAATCCCTTATATGCTGATTTTTTCATTACACCTGATGTATTACGCATAACAGGTTTGATATCTTTTTTACTTTTACCACCACCGTTAGTTAAAGTTTCATTATTCATTTATTTCTATATATATATAAGTATTTTAATAATTGTTTTATAGTAAAATTACGCTACAAGCAAAGAAACAATAACCCTCTTTTTTCAATAGGAAGTTAGAAATCAACTGTTTAAGGAGATTTTGTGAAAATTGGTTTTCTATTTGTAGCTACAAATATATAGATACCTTAAAATATAATAAAATAATTAATAAAACTATATACTAATATGATATAATAATTAAATATAAATATACCCTATAAAACATACATATATATTACATTACGCTACAAACAAAGGAACAACCAAGCCCTTTTTTCAATAGGAAGTTAGAAATTAACTCTTCAAGGAGATTTTGGCGAAATCGGGGATTTGAAAGTAGCTACAAATATATCGCTACTCTAAAATATACACTAAATATAATACAATAAATAATAAATCTATATACTATAATCATAATAAAATATCTATAATAAAAACAATAAAAACGCATAATCATTTTACATTACGCTACAACCAAAGGAACAAACCAAGTCCTTTTTTTCATAGGGAGTTAGAAATCAACTCTCTAGAGAAACTTTGGCGATTTTAGGGATCTATAAGTAGCTACAATTATATCGCTACTCTAAAATATACACTAAAACTATAAACTAATTATTCATTAAGGTATTATTACTTTACTCTATTTGATAAAGTAATTTAAGGATTTTTGTGTAAGATTTAAATACATGAATCACGTTTGGGAAACGATTAAGCAAAACGTTAAAAACAAAGATTGGAACACAAATGGACTTCAAGAATTGTTTGATAAACAACTTAATGTTATTTTGATAAAGTATCCTGTTACTTTTGATTTTAATAAAATATATAGTACGATTCAACATAATGGTGACATTGTTGTTGGATTTTACCTTGATGATGACGCTGTAACATCAAAGTTATTACAACTTGAAATTGGTGGGGAGCCTCTTCCCGATATTAAAGTGCAACCTGGAAAATTTGTATATATATTTGAAAATACACATACATATCCAATCATATCTGTTGCATATAGTGATCTTCATATTACAACCAAAGATTGTAAAGGATTATATGTTATATATGCCCTAATAAAAGATAGTCATTTGCGTCATGAAATTGCAACAAACAATTATATTTTAAATTTAAAATCAGGCAAAATTGCTTTGATTAGAGGCATGTGTGTATATTTAAAAAATTATCCCGATGAATATAATGAAATACCAGATATGTCTACTTCTTAAAATATTTTGATTTTTAAAATTCTTATATTGGTTCTTTATTAGCTGAGCGATAAAAGCTTCGTTTAAATGGTGACGATAATATTGTAAAAAGGTAATAAGGTAATTGTCAGAATGACACAAAAATGCGAAAAAGTATGGAAAGTTACGTTGTACATGACAGACACGCAGTGGAAACAATTATCAAGCTGGAGTGCCCCAATGGCAGCGAGAGATACGGCACCGTGGCTGTATTTGGAGCACGAGCCGAGTTCAGAAGGGGAGTATGAAGGGAAGCAACAGGAAATGGAAAGGTCAATCCCAGGGGAGATAATTTACACGACACGGTAAAGACATAAAGTATGAAATATAAACATGTAGCTACATAGAAAACAAAGGAATAATGACCCCCTTTTTTCAATAGGGAGTTAGAAATCAACTCTTCAAGAAGATTTTGGAGAAATCGGGGATTTGAAAGTAGCTACAAATATATCTTTTCAAATAAACATAAATGTTTTGATGTATCATTATAAATTAAATGAAATAAATCCTTACAGCTTGTATGATATAAATAAGCTAATAATATTTGTTCGTTATTAATCCATCCTAAAGATGTACGTGTTTCCAATTCCTTATCTATAATGTCCGCAAAATGCTTTAATACTTCTGGGTCTCCTCCAAACATTGTTCCACACATTAAGCATTGACTGTCCCATAGATAAGCCTCGTTCATTGGATATTGATGTAGCATATAGTTATGTTGAATTACAAGTTTGTTTTGTGGTAATATAATTTTATTTTTGATATGAGAATAGGTCTGTTTAGATATAAATCGACTGATTCCCGCATCCATCCAAAAAATATAGCTACTTTCAAAAGGGTTCGTTTCAGCTATTTCTTTTAGCCATTTGAATTTTGAATATTGAATGACATTATACATTGGAAGCACGCATTCAACTCTTTTTGGATCAATAATACGGTTTTTATAATCAGTTCTTTCCATAATGCTTTGAAAGATTGATTGATAGTTACTATAGGGTATATCTGAAAATATAATTTTGGTAGCTACATTGGAAGGACGATATTGATTAATTTGATGAACAAGTTTTTGATCCTCGGCGGCTATATAAATAACCATAGGGATTGGCAATTGTAGCGTTTCGCGAAACCAAGCGATATATTCACTCCATTTACGACCATCTCCATTCGTTTCTCGGCTGATGTTATACAAGGCTGTAACAATGGTTGTGTTTTCCATAATAAAAATAAAACTATTATATTTTTTAAACCCTGATATGTTATAAGAAATCAACCATTTTTACATCTTTTTTCATAAAGTTCATCGATAGTCATACGACTTTCTTTACGTTCTTTATATTGAGTATATATTTTACAGGGGATTGTAATAAGACCAATTCCAAAAGGAATTAACATAATATCAAGCAAATTTATATCACTTGTTTTATCATTTGGTAAAGTATAATTACCTTCAGTAGGTAAGCAATTACAATTACAACTCATATAATAATTAATTTGTAAATGTTTAAATATAAAATTTTACGCTACATATAAACAAAACAATGACCCCCCTTTTTCAATAGGGAGTTAGAAATCAATTGTCTAAAGAGAATTGGTGAAAATTGGGGATTTGAAAGTAGCTACAACTTAAAAAATGAAAGTATGTTATATTAAACATAAAAGTATATTAAACATTAATATGTTTCAAAAGGTTATCATATGGGGTTATCCATTAAACACACACACCCATAGCTTTGTTCATTATGGATGGCATAAAGGTTTTACAGCAGCAGGGTATGAAACATATTGGTTTCATGATCAAGATTATCCAATTGATTTTGATTATACAAATTGTTTATTTATTACAGAAGGTTATGCGGATACAAATATCCCTCTTCACTCAAGTAATATTTATTTAGTTCATGTAGCAATTAGACCAAAGAAATATACTGATATTGGAGCAAGATTTATTGATTTACGCTATAATGTAACATCTATAAAAGATTGTAATTATATCTATGATTTGACAAATAAATCTTTAAAAACAATAAGCCCAGTTACTTTATATGAAGAACACTCATCTGATCGTGATTTAAACCCACGATTTCGTCATCATTCTCCAATGGTTTATGAAGCAATTTATACTGCCTGGGCAACAGATCTATTACCGAATGAAATTAATTTAGAAGATCGTTTTATTGAACCTGCAGCCAAATCTGTAACTAATTTTATAGGTAGTATTGGTGGAGGTAATTCAATTGAAGTACAAAAATTTGCGACCTCTTGTGCTAAACAAGGTATTCACTTTATCCATTATAACCCTTGGCAATCTGCTTTAACATTTGAAGAAGCAAAACATTTAATACAACAAAGTGTAATTTCTCCAGATATTCGAGGTGCTGGAGATCCAGAAAAAGTACGTATTGGTGAGACCGGAACATGTCATAAAACAATTGGATATATTCCATGTCGACTCTTTAAGAATATCAGTTATGGTAAATTGGGTATGACAAATTGCCCTCGCTTAAAAGAATTATTTCACGATAATGTGATTATGGAAAGTGATGAGATTAAAATGGCGGAACTATATCTAAAAGAATCTCAAAATAAAGATTATATTTTAAAACAAATGGAATGGGTACGCGATAATCATACTTATTTAAACCGAATTAATGATATATTGAGTATCCTAAATGTTAAATAATTGTATGAGCTATTATTACGATTTCATTCAATGTACAAAAAACAAAGGGTTTTTCTATTCACTTTGTCAAAAAAAACTAGATATGTTTCAAGAATGTATTCAAAATTATAAAAAAATTAATTAAATTAAAATTATAGTTCGTCTCCTACCTCACCTAATAAGGTTGAAAATCCAAGACCTCCTGTAATAATCATACCTAGACCCATTAAAATAAAGGCGATAACTTTAATACTACTACGTTGATCTTCCTTTTTCTTTTTTTGCTCTTTATTTAGTAATATAAATCCTGGAATAAATAGTAAAATTCCAATAAATATATACACAATTGAAGCTAACATAAACCCTAATCCAACACCGAAACCAGTTCTTGCTAAAGAGAATATAGATTCTTTTACCATATTACTTATCTTATAGTTCGAAAAAAGTTTCAATTGCTTTTAAATATTTATTTACTGCGATTGTCCATGTAAAATTATTTAAACCATATTCACGAATTTGAGAACGATATACTATACTTTTTAGTTGATTTTCTTGGATAATATATTTTACATAATCTATATCATCTAATTTATTTGTTGGAATTACATCAATCCATGGAAGAGTTGTATCTAAATTCGCCGCAGCAAACTCTGAAACAACCAAACCCAATCCACATATTAATGCCTCGCAACAAACTAATGGATGAGCTTCTCCATCACTTAATAGAACTAAATTTGAATAGTCGCTTAAATGCTTATATAAAGTTTCTTTACTCCATTCTCCTTTATAGTTTGATCGATTTGGATTAAATCCTCCGTCCGCAATATTACCAATAAAGTCGATAAATTCAATATTTTGATAAATATGTTGACGTTTACGATAATCAATTTTAGCTAAATAAATACTGCGATCTTTATATAGTGCTTCATTACGATAATTGAAAATTTCATGATTGGCTCCATTTGGTACAATGGTTACACGTTCCTTTGGACAACCAAATTTCAAATACATGTTACCAATACTAGGTGATAAAGCGATAATTTTAGCATTACTTTGAATAAATCCTTGAAATATAGATAGATATCCATCATTTCTACGTTGTTCTAATTGATCTAAATAACCATAATGACTTGTAAGTATAACATTTTTACATTTAAAAGAATCCCATAAAGTCCATAAATTATCATATTGTATATGAATAACATCTGGATTTGAATCATTCGTTAATCGTATCATATCATGCGGATTAGGTGTATTTACAATAGTTACATGAATGCCGTTTATTTTTTCTAGAAAAAGTTTATAATCCCAAATTAACGATTCAACCGCACCCCATCCTTTGGGTGGAATAGGCATAATACCAGGTCCAATAATTGTAATACGCATCTTTTATATTAAAAACTAAAATCTTTAACTAAATTAATTATGCTTTTGTTTAATAAAAGTAATATATTTTCTAGAAAAATAACATCTTTTTGTTATGTATCACCTCCTGATGTTGTAGTAAATAAGCCTATAATAAGCAATATAGTTATAAAATCAAATAAACATTTAATAATCCCTTCTTTATTAACTCAGTTTGAAGCCCCTTTTCTTAAAAATGAAAATAATGAAAATAATAAAAATAATGAAAATGTAGAAGAATGGTCTTATACAACATTTATTAAAAAGTTAAAAAATTTAGAAATAGAATCAATGAATATTTATACAAACGATTTACATGCGAATATTTTTACAAAAATAGGTACTGAAGCGAATGTTCAATTAACTTCAACAGATAATATACTTTTAAGTCTTATAAATTATGATGTAGATGTAAGCTATATAAAAGATGTATCGAATCCAAACCAAAATTTAAAAGATTCAATGTTTGAAATGTTTTTTCAATTTATAGGCTTTATATTTTTAATTCGTTTATTATTTATGTTTGGAAAAGGAACCGTAAAAAATCCTTTTTCAATGAGTCAAGAAATTGGTAAATTATATAATTCGGATATACCAACTAATATTAATTTTAATGATGTAGCTGGTGTTGATAATGCTAAAGAAGACTTATTAGAAGTAGTTGATTTTTTAAAAGATAAAGATAAATATATTACAATCGGTGCCCGTATTCCAAAAGGAATTTTATTAATTGGACCACCTGGAACAGGAAAGACACTTCTCGCACGTGCTGTAGCAGGTGAAGCAGATGTTCCCTTTTTTTCATGTTCAGCATCCGAATTTATTGAAATGTTTGCTGGACTGGGTGCTTCACGAATTCGTGAACTTTTTAAAAAAGCACAAGATCAGACCCCGTGTATTATCTTTATAGATGAAATAGATGCGATTGGTAAAAAACGTTCGAATGGTATTGGAGAAATGTCAAATGACGAACGCGATCAAACAATTAATCAATTATTAACAGAAATGGATGGATTTGATGCGAATAGTGGTGTAATTGTAATTGCGGCAACAAATCGTCCAGAATTATTAGATGAAGCATTGATTCGTCCAGGTCGTTTTGATCGTAAAGTTTATGTAGATTTACCTAATTTTAATGGTCGTAAAGCAATTTTAGATGTACATTTGAAAAATAAAAACCATAAATTAACTAATTTAGATAGTATTGCAAAAATAACGATTGGATTTTCTGGAGCTGATTTAGAAAATTTATGTAATGAAGCAGCTATATATACAGCTCGTAATGATCGTGAATATATTTTACAAAATGATATTAATTATATTTTTGATAAAACGATATTAGGATCTATTAATAAAACAAGTATTATTTCTGATCAAAAAAAATTATTGGTTGCTTATCATGAAGCAGGACACGCATTACTTGGAATATTATTAGGTGATTATGATAATATTTCTAAAATTTCGATTGTACCTAGAGGCGAATCAGCTGGAGTGACATACTTTGAACCAAATGAAGAACGTATTGATAGTGGATTATATACACGTGAATACTTAGAAAACCAATTAATCGTTATATTAGGAGGACGTATCGCAGAAGAGATTAAATTTGGAAATATGAAAATTACGACAGGAGCCGCACAAGATTTTAAAGAGGCAACTGAAATTGCTACAGATATGGTTACAGAATATGGATTTAATGAAAAGATTGGACCATTAAATGTAAGTAATAATATTATAGGAGATGCGATATCACCTGAAATTGCTGAAGAAGTTAAGTATCTTATTGAAAAAGCTTATATAAAAGGAACAGAATTGATTGAAGAGAATGAAAAATTTTTAAATATTATTGCGAATGCATTAATTGAAAAAGAAAATTTAACTTTAGAAGATTTAATAATTTTATTAGAAGGAATTCATTGCGAATATTGATTATTTACATGAGTTTATTTGAAAAATTAATAGATGCATTTTTCTTAAATCCGGATTACGATGTATTAATTTCATAAAATTTTTAGTTTTATCAATAAAGCTAATTTCATTAAAGTTAACAGGTACTTTTATTCCTATAAATTGTGTATTATCTTTAATATGTTCACATACTTCTGATAATTCAGTATCTGATAAATATAAATCAATTGAATCTTTGTTTTTATAATCTGGACCACCCCATGGAGGATCAATAAAAATTAAATCTTGATAGAGTCTTTGACAAATTACCATTAAATCTCCGTTGTAAATATCTACATTATTCGTTTCTAATACTCGTAAATTATTTTGTAAATATTGATATCTATGAAAATCAATTTCAATAGCATTTACATTAATAAAATATTTTGAAAATGAATATGTATTTCCTCCAATACATGCTGTAGCATCTGTAATTGTTTGTACTTCTGGAATTATTCTTAAAATATCTTTTGATATACGATCTGCTGTATATTGATCAGTTACACTATAAAATGCTTCAGCGTCCATTTTAATATGTCGTCTTTTTTCTAATGAAATAAAACGAAATAAGAAATCTTTTTTATCTTCCATTATTAATTTATAAAATTTAAATCACACTTATATTTTATAAAATATCTCTTTTAAACCATAAATGTGTTAATTTAAGCACTTTTCAATCAAAGCTCTTTCCTGACTTAAATCGTTTTCTTTATAATTTTTTATTTCATAATTTAATTTTTGTATTTTTAATTTTAACGATTTCTTATTTTCTTCTTCAATATTTAATGTATTTAAAATTTTATTTAATAAATTATTTTTTAAATAACTAATTGCGACTTGAATTTCATCTTTACAGTTCTTTTTCTCATTTTTTTCTTTAATTTTTTTACATTTCTCCATCAGGGATGTGTATTCTAATTTAATTTTATTTTTGATATTTTGTAATTCCATTTTATGTTTATTAATAATTTCATTTGATTCATTAAATTGTTTTGTTAGTATTTGAACTTCTTTTATTTTTTCAATATTATTTGATTCACTTAAAGCGACATCTATGGTACTAATAATTGGATTCGCAAATTGTCTTATATCTTGTTCGCGATTTAAATAACTAATATATCCACTCATTAAATCAATTATGTATTTAGGATTTTTAATTTCGCCATTATCATTTAAATAAGCTTTTTGAAATTCTTCAAATGTTGATTGAATTTGTTGATTGGGTAATTTTAATAAATTAATTAATTTTATCATTTGCATAGGATCATCTGTATATGGAGTTGCAGTCATTAATAATAATCTTACCGAATTTTCATTTGAAATATTATATGAATTATGTACAGCATTTGTTAATACATTAAAGTCTATTTTTTCACGAAAATTTAAATCGGATGATAATAATTTATGTGCTTCATCTATAATAATTAAAGTCTTCTTTAATGGATCTTCAACACCATTTCGTTGTACCATAGTGTCATATAATTTATTACGTTTTAATAATAAATTTGATAATTGTTTATATGTGATTGGTAACATCCAACGATCAGACACATATTGGAGTGGTTTACGTAGCGCCTCTTCTAAATCAAAATCATTAGGCATATTTTCACGTAATATAGTAGAGCATACTTGTTGATACATATTTTTCCAAACGTCTCCCTTTAATGTATTTCGTGTTACCCATAAAATTGTATAACCCTCTTTTTCAAAGGATGAACTTGCTGTAGCAATTCCGCTACATGTTTTACCAGTTCCAGTTGAATGAAAAAATAACATGCCTTTATAAATTGACGATGGTTGAAAATAATTACGTACAAAATCTTGTGTAGGCGTAAACTTTAATGGCGCGACACCACCATTTATAGATTCACATAGATTTTCTATTTTTATTTTTTCCCACACTTGTTTTTTATAATGTAAATTAATAAAACCATGAAGTTCTTGATAATTCATTTCCTTTGTAGGAGGTTCAGGAGACATTTCCAATAATGAAAGACGCAAACTAATATAATTTTTAATATTTTTAATTTGTTGAATATAAGGTTGGATCTTTGGTAATCTGTTTAAGACTTCTAATATTTTAGTTTCATTTTTCAAAATATATAAATCGGGCTGATGCCATGCTTTATTTAAACGATCACAATAAGCTTTTGAAGTTTCAATTTGTTTACATAAAAACCATTTTGGTTTTTTATCATTGATAGGATATCCATCTTTATTTATTTTAGAACTTAGTATTTGCGGCGCCATATACCATACAAGTAACATAAACTCAGTAGGCATTGCTAATATTTTTCCCTTACATCCGTTTTTACAATTAAATGGACCAAATTTCTCAATTTTCTTACCATATTTATACGCGTAAGATAATGAAGTATCAACTGTTACAGGGTATTTATCCAATACTTCATTGTATAGTTCTTTAAATACTGGATTCGCTATATGAAGTTCTTTATTTAAATATAGATCTACAGAGGATTGAATTGCCCGCTTTTCAAGTTCTTTTGAAAAATTTATTAAGGCTGGATTGATATTACTATTTTTCAAAAATAGATCATATAAATAGTCTTCTTTATAAAGTTTTTTTAGGCGATCCGGTAAGGATGTACGATATTTAAATATATAAAGAGGCCATCCACTTTCTTTATCAAAATGTAAACCAGTTTGACCACACATACGCGTTCCTCTGCCAATAATTTGTTTTTCATCCGCATAGGTAATAGGTGTTTCTAGAATATGTATATAGCGAATATCGAATACATCAATACCTTCTTTGAATCCAGCATCTAAAATTAGAAATCGACATTGTTCCCCATTTACATTATCAGGGCGTCGATTAAATAATTCAAGTACTTTTCTACGAAAACGAATTCCAATATCTTTTTGGTATAATTTCGTAGAGGTTAAAAGAGCCAAATTTTTAGGATTTTTACGTATCGATTGATGAATTTCAAGTTTTGTATCATATATTAATGAAAATCCATTTGCAATAAATGCACTAGCAACACTTTTTGCTCCTCCATTCGTTTTTAAATCTGAGAAAATAAGGTGTTTATACATACGTCCATCCTTACGAAGATCATCTGTATCTAATTCATTAATTTTATTTATAAGATTATTTATTTTTGGTGAAAGAATATGTAAATTCTTTTTAATATTAATTTGATTGAATTCAGAATTATCTAATTTATGTTTATTTTCATAATTTGACCAATTTTCTACTTCACGAATACATTTAGCTGTTTTATCTGTTTTTGACATAGAATGCCCTAATTAATCTTAATTAGATAAGATAAAAATAAATCCATTTTATGTATATTCTTAACATTATTTAATTCATGAGAATAATATAAACTATTTATAGTTAATATTTAAAGATGTATTCATAGTAAACTCAGGAAATGACAGTAATTCCAATCGGCGTACGGTGCGAAGGTGCCGCTTATCTTAAAAGTAATGGTGAGCGTAAAAATGCATTTCCATTTGATTGGATATTTTGTAGTTTAGAAGTTGTTCAACACTGTATTGAAACTAATTTTTCGTATTTTTTAGATGTATCCCTTTATAAAACATTTGTGCATTCCGAGCATGGTATAAGAACACATCATTTATTATATGATGATATGAATCTTCGTGATAACATTATACATCATCATCATATTCATGCGGATAATGGAGATACTTTTTGTACATTTGTTCATCAAAATATGCTAGATGCTTTAACATATGACGCCTTTTATCGCCGGGCGCAACGCTTTATGACCACTCTAAAAGAAGCATCTGAGTCGTCACCAGTGACTTTATTATATGTGATGGAACATATATCTCCCGAAGAGATCGAAATATATAAAACAAAACTCATAGATTTTAGAGAATTTTTAAAAAAAAATTGGTCATTTGTTTATTTGAAAGTATATTGGTTTACAGCTCCAAATTCATTATCCGATTTTTTGTTTTAATAAATTATATAAAATATTTTGTTATTTATTGATATTATTTAATTCATGAGAATAACATAAATTATGAATAGTTAATGTTTCGGTTCTTCCTACACGTTGCGCTCTTCCAACTGCTTGTGATTTTTCATTTGGCATTTTATGATAAATAATAACATCAGTTGCAGTATTAATATCAATACCAAATCCAGCATAATTTGTATTTAATAAAATTACTTTAATATTACCTTCATTAAAATTTTTAAGTATACTCATCATATGAGACGTAGATCCTTTCATTTCACTATAACTAATATGTTTTGAAGTTAATAAACTACATAAATGATAAAATTGCGAATCCATACGTGAAAATAATAAAAAACGTCCTTCTGGTTTTTGTTCAATTATTTTTAGAAACTGTTCTTCTTTACTAAGTAATTGTGGGGCTGTTTTAATATTACGATTATTTTTTACAATTGCTACTATTTTATTACTATCAATCGGGGTACGACATTCTGGGCAGTGAATGACACTATTACGTGTATGTATACTACTATTTGCCCAATTAAATAAACATTTACCACATATAGTATGAGTACAGTTTAAATATAATGGATTATCTAATAAATCCATACAAATTGGACATGTTTTTGATGTTAAACCACTTAGACGTTCTTGAAGAGACGAATAACGTTCTTTCAGTCTATTTAATTCTAATGTTACGTTTTTAATCCGATGCTCGCGTTGATCTACGTCTAGCTGTAACGTTTTAATAAATTCGATTTCTTTTTCCTTATTATGAATATCTTTTAAAAAATCTTTTTCTACAGTTTCAATCAATGATGTTTCAGTTTCTTGAATACCACCGAGTTCATGAATCGCACCTGTAATGTCATTAACATTGATTTTATCTAATACAGAAGCACTTACAAATCCAGTTAAAGCACTAATATTTTTATCCATACGACATAAATAATAATTTTCAATTGGTTCTGGTAAGTTAAATGATTGTAAAATATAGCGAGTTTCATTTTTAATTAACATATAATGAATTCTTTCAAGATTTGTAAGTAATGAAAAATGATTATGAATACATCTTGTGTGTGTGTGATTCATTAATTCAGTATAATTACTAGTAATTAACCATAGAAATTTAAAGTTTATACCGGGTATTTTATAACTGAGTTCATGTGCTTCATCGATTATAATACGATCAAAGCCTTGAATAATAATAGGTGTTTCTAAGTTTTTTAAATATTCAAACCATACTTTTAAAGTTGTATTTTTAATAAGTATTAAATCATAAGATTCTAGAAAAGATTTTAATTCTAGCTCGGTTTGTGGTAAAACTTTACGAATTGTATGTAAAGAATCAATATATAAATATCTTAAAGAAGTATCTTGTTCAATGCTTTTTTTCCATTGAATATAAACAGGTCCTCTTGGAACAATAACAATCGTTGTATGAATATAAGAATTAATTGGAACCTTATATAATTTTTCTTGATGGACAGTTATATTTCCTGAATAATATACACTTCCATAACTATATATTTGATGTGGATTACTGTAAATTTGTTGAATTGGATTTGTTTGAATAATTGTAAGTGCAATTAATGTTTTTCCATACCCCACAATATCGCCAATAATTCCAACATTTGTATTCATTTGAAAATAATTTTCAAATGTAGGTATATTATTTGTAAATCGAATACTATTTTCAGAAATAGGTACATTATAATTAATATGTGGTTTCGATTCCATTTCAATACATTTATAAATTGCTGTCAATTGATGTGGTTTAAGATCCTTTAATATTGTTTCTGGTTGGTTAATCGAAGGATCTGTCGATTTTAAATAAATTGAATAACAATGTGAAGTGGTCGATGCTGTCATTAAAAAATAAAACAATTTACCCTTTATATCTAGTTTGTTTAGTACTATTTTTTATATAGCAAAATTATATTTTTTTGAAAAATCATCTTTAGATATTAATATACCAAACTCTTTTGCTTTTAATATTTTTTGTGTTTCTTCATTGGTATCTACCGTTATTACTAAAAATGTATTTTTTGAAATACTTGAAGATATTTTTCCTCCCATTTCTTCAATCTTTTTTTCCCATTCCTTATTTCTAAAGCCTGTAAAAACTATACTTTTTCCTTCAAATATTTTATCAACTACTGTATCTTTACTAACTTTTTTCTTTACGCTACATTTAAATCCTATATCTTTTAAAAACTGGTAGAACTTAGGTAACTCTAATAAGAATTGATTTGCGGTTATATCTCCAACACCTTTTATTGGTTTTAGAACTTTAATGGGTTCTTGTTTTAAAATTTCAGGATGTTCATTTATAATTACTTGTAATTTTTTCAATCCAAATCCTCTTCCAAATAAATTACTGGCTGCCATTAATTCTTCACATGTTACTGTTTTCATACGTGCTTGAATTGATTTAATCATTTTCTCGGCACCTTTTTCTTGAACACCTTCTAGAGCCAATAGATCACTCTTTTGTAGCGCTATAAATTTGGGAATTGTATTGATACCATTTTCATAGAGTTTCTTTACAACACCACTTCCAATAAATTGAATATCTAATACATTTACAAAATTTTCTAATTGGCGTATTTTCATTTGATCATTATCTTGATCTTTGCTAACCATAATATCAACACCTGATTCATTCCATTCATAGGGTATATCAGGCATACTTGGCTTTCCATTCGAAGATTCGGATAAAATTCTTACAATATGAGGAATAACATCGCCAGAACGTATAATAACAATTTTAGATCCTAATCCAATTTTATGTTGTTGAATGAATGCTGCGTTAAATCCAGTTGCTTTTTGAATTTTAACACCACCAATATTTACAGCATTGAAATGAACTAATGGTTTTATTAATCCATGTTTGCTAACATTCCATTCTACATGAGATACCATTACTTCCGCTTCTTCATGTGTTAAAATAGATTTAAATGCGAAAGAATATTTAGGGTTTTTACCAGTAACAACTGGATGGTGTTCATTATCTCTTGCGACGATTCCATCAATATCATAAACAGATTCTTTACGTCGGCGAATTAAATAGCTTGATAAATAATCCATTGTCATCATTTCCTTATCAACAATATCATATTCAACTACATTAAATCCATTACCCTTCATAAATTCAAGACCCTCTTGGAATTCTAATTTTGGTTCTAATAGTTCATAAGCAACAAAGTCAAGGTATTTTGCGATCGATGGATCAATTGTTTTTGAATTTAAAACACCAGCCGCTACGTTGCGCGCGTTTGCCCCACGATGTTTTATTTTTTCCCAATTATCCTTTGATATGATAAATTCACCCCGCACCATTATCGGCACATGATCGAAATTCCAGCTTTTCTTTGTAATAAAGTTTAAAACACCGGTTACGTTTTGACCATATGCACCATCACCACGAGTATAGAGAGTTATTTTTTTAGTTTTATCATATACAAATAAACCAGAATTTCCATCTAATTTATCGGTCAATACATAGGGTGGATTATACTTTAGAAGCCATCGTTCAAGTGTCTTAGGGTCTTCGCGAATTTTATCTTGGGATCCCATCCATATTGGTAACTTTACTTTTCTTTCTACGGGCGCACCAATGGTAACTAAAAAGGGATTTTTTGGATCTTTTTTCTTTAAATATTCTAAAATATAATCATATACGTCATCGCTTACAAGGGTAGTTTCTGTATTACGGTAATAGTAATTTGCTTTATCTAAGAAATCAACAATTTCTTGTACGGATAAAGTATCTAAATATTTTTTAGGTTTTTTCGTAAACAGATCTATATTGAATTCATTCATATTGGTCATCTACTATTCTTATTATAATAAAAACTTTATATCCCTAGTTTTTATATTTTATGTTTGTTTTAGTTAAAGAATAACCTATTTATTAATATAATTAATAAGAGTGATGAGTTATATACCACTAAATGTAGTACAATTTTTAATGAAAATTTATACACCTATTAAATATAAACAAGAACAATTAAAAAAATGGATGTACTCGTTTATCCCGATGTATATTATTCAAGTTTTATATATTCCCGAAGAGTCGAGTACAGTTAAAAAACTATATAATTGTTCTGATTATTTAGGTTGGTCAAAACAGAAGAATCGTATTTTCTCTGAAGGGTTTTATTTATTTAGTTTTTGGGATCATGAAACACATAGTATTGAAAAGATTATTTTACATTCAAGTCATATCAAAAATGCTCTTCATATTACAGATTTAGATTATATGTGGGGTTATGCTGATGATGCCCTTATCTATATTCTAAAAAATTATATGAAAAATAATAGCATTCGTGAATCAATGATTGATTTAACTTTTAATAGTAAAAGTATATTTAAATCATTAAGTGCTTATAAATTAAGTTTTGAAATTAATAAAAATATTACACCAAGAGTGCTTTATTTAATTAATCAATGTGAGTTAAATTTACCAATTGATGAAAAATTAGAAGACTATAATTGTTCTTATTTTACAGAGGAACTTGAAGAACGCCATTCAAAACTTGATGAATTTTTAATAAAATGACTATGTGATTAAACCCATTATTTTTATCCCTTATCCTTAAAATAGAGGCTAACGGTCATGTTAAATTTACGATCCGAAGCGTATACTATACGGAATGGTGGTGAAGGACAATTTGAGTTCTTTTCAGATATATCCACACGAACATTAGAAACAGTTCGGATAGGAGAAGGTGCTGGAAAAATAAGTACAGGTTCTGGCAATGCATTTGTAGGTTATGAATCTGGTAAAATAAATCAAAAAGGATCTTTTGGTGCATTTGTCGGTTTTCAAGCAGGCGCCTTAAATCAGAATGGCAACTTTTGTACATTTGTTGGTGCGTTTTCTGGTAAGGAAAATCGTCGAGGTGACGCAAATACATTTGTAGGTTTTAGAGCCGGTGAATTAAATAAAGATGGTTCTGAATGTGTTGCGATTGGAGCGTTTGCCCTTCGAGAAAATTACTCTGGAAATCGTACGGTGGCTGTCGGATATCGAGCTGGAGAACGTACATTAGATGCTGATTTTAATACAATTATCGGCGCGGAGGCAGGACAAGACAATCGTAGCGGAAATTACAATACGATGGCAGGATTTCGTTCGGGTCGCGCCGCTTTCCGTGGAAATGAAAATACATATTTTGGCGCGTATGCTGGATATTCAAACTCATTTGGTGACGGGAATGCGTTTGTAGGATTTAAAGCTGGAGAATATTTGACACTTGGAAATTACAATGTTGCGATCGGAGCATATGCTTTACAAAAGACAACATTTGGCAGTTCGAATATTGCGATTGGAGCTTTTTCTGGAACATTCGCTACAGGTTCGGGTAATTTATTTGTTGGAACCCGTGCTGGATCAAGTAATACAACTGGAAATAATAGTGTATTTTTAGGAACTGAAAGTGGTTCCATCGCGAATGGTAGTGAAAATGTTTATATTGGCAAAAGTGCAGCATCAAATATGAATGGAGATCGAAATGTAATTATTGGAGCATATACTCTTATGGATTTTCAAGCAAATGGTACAGTTGCGATTGGTTATCGTATTGGAGAAAACTTTTTAAAAGGAAATAGTAATGTATTTATTGGTTATGAAGTAGATACACATAGTCCTTATAATTCATATGGTGTCGCTATTGGGACGCGTAATGTTAAAACATATCATCATGCGATTGCGGTTGGAGAAAACTTAAATAATTCAGGGCTTGCTTCGGTTATTATTGGAAGAGATATTGTGAATGATGCTGAAAATTCAGTTTCCATTGGTAATGATATTGATATATCAAGTGTATATGTATTAAGTGACCCACTTGATTATCGTTCACCCGTTTCTCAGTCTAAAACATATGGTTTGTTTAATGTTCAAGAATATTATTCAGATACAATTTACAACGGTACTCAAAGCAATACTTCAGCAACTTTTTCAGTTAATAATTTAAATATTTTTAATTCTGGAACAAATCGTCCTCAAGGATTTATCCCTGATTTTGATACAAATTTGACAAATCTTTTTAAATTCCATGTAGGTTATCAAGGTGACACTGAAATAATCTTATCAGAACCAATAATCCTTGATAATATATTTGAGTATATTAATAATCCAAATAATATACGAAAAAAGAATTTTGAGACAATTAATCTATCAACGGGAGTTGTTGAAATTACAGCTGAACAAAAAAAGACAAAACATAATGTTAATGTAAATTTTTTTATTCCTGAAAGTATTTATAATGAACCTTATGATTCTAATACGCTAATTGGTCTCATCGGTGTTAATTTAATACGTAAAGAAAATCAAAATGAACTCTTATACTCCTTTTATTATCCGAAAAGAATGCCCATTTATCAAATAAATAATACACAACCTGTTGTTTTAGAAAATAGTTTTGATTATATACGTACGACATGTAATATAGATGCTTGGCAGTTTCAATCAAACATATGGACATATGATTTATCTACTGATGGTTACGATACAATACTATATAATAATACACTCTCAAATATTATCATAGAACACCCTAAATATGGTGTTATAAATAGAAATTTATTCGGAGATTCAAATATTCCACTAATATATTCAATTTATCCAGAATCTTTATTTGCTTCAAATGATTCATTGATTATTGCCTCTTCTCGCAGTATAGACGAAATAGATATATTATCGGATCATCCTAAACAGATTAATATTTATAGTTCAAATACCCATTATTTTAATAGTAATGCCATTTCTTTACATCCCATTCAACCTATTTATTTAGATCAAAGCCATATTTTAAGAAAACCACTCTATTCTCCCACCCAACCTGTGTCGATTAATATAGGACCGAATATTTATCTAGAAAAATCAGGCGTACCTTATACGAATACGACTGTCAGTGCTTTGTATTCTGATTTTATACAACAATCAATTACGATTCGTCCAACTGACAGTAATCAAAGTATTTTTGAAAACATCCGTATGACCATTGGAACAACCGAATATCCTTCCGAAATATACTATGATTCAACGAGCAATTATTTGAAAGAATATAGTCAGGCAAGTAACATATATGTTAATTTATTGACGAGTAACGTATTAGTTCCTGTCAATTTACCCTCTATTCCAATTGATTCTATTTATATACGTAAACAACC